TATTATCAAGACGGCTATGAGCAGATGCAACATATTCTTTACCTATATTGCAGAGATGATTTGCAGAAGTAGCAGTAATACCATCTGCTGCAAAAAAGACTTTATTCTTTTCAGTCATATGTTTAGTATTTTTCTATTTGTTTGTATAAAAGATATATAATAATTGCAATAAGAATCATAATATATCCAACACCTAACCAAATAGACGCTTTAAACATTATATATCCTATTAAAACAATTATTAAAAGAAAGAGTAGCAATACAATTGCTAATAGTACTAAAATGTTGAGGGCTCTCATATTAAAGATCTTTATAATCGCAATACTTAATCTTTGTAATAATTCTCTTACCTCTGCGATTTAATAGACCACAAGGTGCTTTAAGTACAAGACCCTCAGCAATATAGTCTTTATTTTCTGCAATTAAAGACTTGAAACCTGCTTTTACAAAATCCTCAGCTTCTTTAATAGTCATATAACCTACTAAAGGAACAATTTTAAGATTAAGCTTTTTAGCAATATCTTCACATGCTTCTCGAGTTAACCAAAGAGATTCACCTGCAGATGTAAGAATTCTTACATCAAACAAAATGAAATCACAATGATCTTTGATGTAGTTTCCACCTTTTTGAATCTTCAGACCATAACCTTCTCCAAAGATTTCCACTTTTTCAGGATAAACAACTTCTCCTGTTTCTGTTTGTATTTCAAAAGCTTTGTATAAAGGATCAAACTGAAATAATTCTTCCATCCGCTTTTGCAAATGAGCTGGAATATTTGCATTTTCAGTTTTTCCACGAATCTCTATGAAACGCTCTCTAGGCCAGAAACAACAAGACATATTAGTTCCATCAATCTTTTCAGTAGCTTCCCATTTAAGATCTTTAAGAACTTCAAATTCAGATTCCGAATATTCCCCAAGAATTATCGGTTTCTTAGGTTTTGTCATATCTCTTTTGTAGAGAGTGTTGATTTTTTGATAATAACTACTCATATCTAACTTATTTCTTCTATTCCATATTTTTCAATAAACTCTATATTTCGAGTACACATTCCTTTAATCGTTGCTATATGATGAGCAAGATTTCCAGAAGTTATCTTAACACAAACTTCAGATATACCAATGAAATTATGATAAAACATAGTTTCTCCTTGCTCTTTCTTTATTCTACTTGCCCAATTAGATGCTAAGAAACGAATTGAGTTAATCTCATGAGAACAATTACCTGTCGTTATCTTATCACATTTATTTTTGAGAACTTCAAACCAATGAATTATATCTTCTTTTGTTATCATTTTACTAAAAGTTCTGTGCTCACCCTGAGTCTCGCTCTCAGTTCCCCTGTATTACCAGGCCTTATCTAACATCTTACTTTCATCCTTCGTTCGCGACCTCCAGATTATCCTCGAAGTATGTCTCCTTCATGTACTAGAACTAAATATACGGTACACTATTTCTTCAATAAGAATTAAGACGATGAGCAAGTTTTAAAAATGTGGGCCCTACTGGATTTGAACCAGTGACCTTCGGCTTATGAGGCCGCCGCTACTAACCAGACTGAGCTAAGGGCCCAAAAAATAAGTACTATTCTTCGTTTTGAGATTTAACATACTCTGGTATTCAGTTCTGATACCTCTCTGGAGCTTTAACGCGTATTAGGAAGACGAACCATTTACTCGGCTTTCGCTAGTACTTATATAATTACATTAGAGCTAGAATTATTGCTGCAAGTACAGCTACTATTAGCAATCCCACTCCTAATATTTGATTTCCATCAAAATCTTCTTCCATAATTTAATAGAAATTTAATAATTAAAAAGTTAAGGTGTGCTAACATGGGCTATTATTCAGCCTAGTACTGGGCCATGTTCTCTATACTACTATACACCAGTAGACTAACCTTTCTCCTTAACTCTACCTATTCCCACGCCTTCCAATGGGTAAACAATAACAGCCTGTACGCCTACAGGAGAATCTACACTTTACGATCATGTAGTTTAATTCAGGTTCGTGGGTATGAACCACTCTATCTGGTATCATTTAATCAACAAAATTCAACACTTGTGGAATCAAGTTTTAGTCGCGTTTTCTGCATAATACATAAGTACTAGAGGCTCTGCTGTTCTACTAATGAATTCGTTTGAAAATAGGTAAAAATAGAGCCTACACCTCCGATCAAAGAGATGTAGGCAATGTTTATCGTCCTTTTAGAACTTCATAGTTTTAGTATGGGTTCCTTCTCTTATACATGGTTTTTCCATATATTTAATAGAGAAAACTGTAATGTTCTATTACAGGGACTACACCTTTGGTGAAGCAGGTAGGATTTTCTGCCTAACGGCGATAAGTACGGGGAAAGTATGCTGCATTGTGGCGAACCTTTCGGAACACACGTACATAGACAGTTTTACCTTCATTATCCTTTACAGGATTTCCCTCCTCATCGAGAAGAACTTCTTTAAAAGCCATCGTAATAGCTTTCATGTTCATTTTTGCCATTGTTTCTTTTTATTTAATAAATAGTACTTTTTATGCTAATTCTTTTTCAACTAGATAGTCAAAAACGTATTCTAGCTGTTCTTTAGTTAAGTCATTACACCGACTCACTTCAACTCCAAGAATAGAAGTAAGAGTTATGTCTTTATTACTATCAAGTGCATCAAGAACATAATAGTACATCCTTTCATTTACAACTGCACCACTTGCAAGTTGTTTACCTCTAAACTTTAACATATTCTTAAACATTATACTGTTAAATTAGAACAGAAGAGAGGAATCGAACCCCTATTTTAACCTTATCGGTGTTACGTTCTACCATTGAACTACTTCTGTTTGTTGGGAGGATTGCCGTAGGCTCCTCCCTAGCCTTAAAGAACTTAATTCGACATCTTATCTACAAGATCCGATACCATCTTAAGTCCCATCGCATCCATGGCAGTGCCACCACTATTAGCGTTACCGCCTGCCATAACTACACGAGGAAGCTCGAGCTTCGACAAAGCTTCAGCTACACCGATCTTTGTCTTCATATCATACTCAGCTTTCTCTTTCGGGCTCAAGCCTGCACGTACTAATGCTGCCTGACGGAATGCTTCTGCATCACCTTCAGCCTTCACTTTCTTTGCGTTCTCAACTGCTTCCTTAGCAGCAAGAGCAGCTACTTCATAAGCCTGTTGGGCCTTGGTAACTTCAACAGCCTTCACTTTTTCCTGCTCCCACTTTGCAGTCATTGCAGCGGCTTTACCAAGTTCCTCTGCTTTGATTGCATCCTGCTGAGCTGCAGCTGCTTGAGCTTTTGCAGTCTGGATGTCCATGTTTGCTTTCTGCTGTTGTGCAATCTGCTTCTTAACCGTTTCAGAGTAGTCAATCTTAGAGACTGCTACCTGACCGATCTCCAATCCATAGTAAGCAAACGGCGAAGATTCGCTACGCTTATAACCTCCTGCAGAGAGAGAGTCGGGGATAAGAGTTGCAATATTGACAATTTTCTTGTCTCCTGTAATTGCATCCATAATCTCAACACGCTTTACAGCAGTTTTGTAGACGCCATTATTGAGCTGATCAGTGATATACTCAATAAGATCATTCTTCTTTTCAGCGTAAGATTCGAATGCCGACATAAGAGGACCTGACGCATAAATAACCTTTGTTACAGTAGGCCGAACGAGGTCGTTAATAAGCCTATCCATACCATTGTAATCCGTCTGGATACGAGACAGATACTTCGGATCAGTAGGTAATTTAACTCGGAGTGAGCCATATACCATACCATCTGATGCATCGTTAAAGATAACGGGGATGGGACTTCCCATCTGGTTACCTGAATCGTTATCCGATCCGAACCAGAGCTGCTGGGTCTTGTAATAAGTCGTCGTCTTACCCCACCACTGCCAGTGGAAGCCAGGCGTCGTCCAATACTCCATGTTACCCGTAAAGGGGTACTGGTTGACCACAATAGTTTCGTTCTTCACATCCTCTCCAATCTTACCGAGAGACACAACGCAGAAAACTGCGAACACTGCCACGAAGACAGCAATAATCTTTTTTAAATTCATATGATTTTATAAAGTGATTAATGTTTTCTTTTGTTTTTAAAGCAATCTATTAATAATATCAATAAACAGATTACAAGAATTATAAATAGAGGCGCCATATATTTTCTACCTCTTAATAAAGTAATAGAAAGGTATAATAGCCTTCCATGTTATCTTACGATTAGTTATTTTCCATACATCTAACAGTTGAAAAACAACTGCAGTATAATAAAAAATAAATAAAAATCCTAAGAGAATAATTGCAAATCTAAAGAACCACATAGTTTAATCGTCATCTTGGAGTACTAGCAATACTAGAATTATTATTAATGCTATTTCCATTAGGTTGATAAATTTTGATTGTTTGAGGGCGTACATCAATGATTAATGTATCACGACGATGTGTAAGATTACTATTAACTACCTTTTCTAAAGAATCTACTTTATATTCAAGATAGTTAATTTCTTTTGTAAACTTATCAGTCCAATCTTGAGTAATCCTACCTTGAACTCCGAAGAAAGCAAAATTTACTATAAAGACAAAACCTATTATAATAAATATTGCAAGAGCTCGTAAACTTTTATTTTCCATAAACTAATACTGACAAGAACACTCAGGAGAATGAAGTAAAAATTTTCCTCCATAGTTTGTAATATACTTATGTCCATGATACATGAATTCATAGCATCTACAAACATATCCTCCGTTCTCTGAATAGACTTTAAAAGAAGTTGCAGTAACTTTTTTGGATTTCTGAGAATTGTTGTGGTCTACTTCACAACAAGATACTGCAAATACACATAATGCGAGTACAATAAGTAACTTTTTCATATTTTTGTTGTAATTATTTTTAAAGTAAAGAGATAGACTGTACGTTCGGATCATCTAAAATGTGACCTCACAATGGTTACAACCCTACAGCTAGGTACTGTCGCCATATATTCTTTCGAATCTTCAGACTTTGCCACCTATCTCTATTATTTTCTAGAACCTATAATACCGATCAAAGTATTATAGGTAAAATGATTAAATATACCAGTTGGATAAATTCCAATTACGAGTTTATTGCACCAACTCTTTTCAACCTATTATCATCCGTGTGCAACCTTAGATACTTCAGTACAGGTATATTTAATCAATAAGAGCAGATATTCATTTGGCTATCAATCATATGACCTCTCATATGCAATTGACTGCTACATCAAACATTCGTAGTTACAGCTACTAATAGTTTCTATTTTCCCAAACATCATTTAATCTGTACATTGCCTGACGTCTGTTTGCTCTTATAAACTACTAAGTGTAAGTTTCCTTGCGACAACTTAATCTTTTCGTTTTTCATTGTGACTATGATAGGCTCCGCCCCTACTCTACTGACCTTCTGTGGCCAGTCTTTTACTGCATTCGTCTCTTAGTCAACCACCTTAACATAGTTAAACATTGTTTTATCACTATGCACCTTCGTCTACTCTAGGCCTGATCAGAAGGATTTAAAAAGTTAGAGGTACTTACGTATGCAACTTCCCTCCGCCCGATACTAGGATCTCTTATGATCTGCTAGCCGTTGCAGCCTCTGCCAAGGCATCTCTGTTTCACACAATAAATTGGCAGATCTATCGTATTTATCAGATCGTTCAACATATCTAAGTTATATATGTGACTTTAAAAACTAGAGTTTACGACACTCTAGAAACGATTCACTTTAAGCAATCTGAAACTTATTCATCTGGGTTTATGGAAACTATGCCTACCAGAAGTAAAATACAGACTATTTCCTGGATTGTGCGCCACTCTCGCGATATCCTTGTCTTTAATTCCCACTCAATTGCGGTTTAATCCTATTACTTAAATTATGTTAACCCTCTTAAGTCCGTAGGCTATTTTTCTTGAGCTTCAATAGCATTATCATCAATGAACTCATCTACTAAAGACTGTCCAATATCATTGATTTTAATATCTTCCATACTTAAGCGTATTTAGTACAAGATATAATTGTTATTTTACTTGTAGAATAATTTTGTGCTTTTTGTATTGCTTCCTCATCAGAAGTTGCAATGACAAAAGCAAAACTTTGAACTGGTAAATTATCCTCGTTATAAAAATAATACTCTACACAGTATTTACTCCCTATCATTTTTAATTGTAATTTGAATTGCTTTATATATACTATAGATGATAGTAAGTGTATTAATGATAGGAGTCAATAAAATAATGAATTCTCCTGTCGTAAATAAGTTAAAAATTTGCGACTTAAAAAGCTCTCGATCTTTAAAGTATACTGCAATTATTATCATTGCAATAACTACAAGAGTTACTTTATATATAAACCAAAACATAATTTTAATTTTTAATTTTGGATGTGAAACAGGACTCGAACCTGCGACCCTCAGCACAACCTGCCGCTCTATCCAACTGAGCTATTCACATCTTTTCACTAACCTTCTTACTATATGTTTTACTGCAACAACATCATAATAATATCCGTTAGCGTCCCAAATAGGTTGCAGCCTATATTTTATTAAAAATCTGTATCTCTTATTTGGTCATTGATACAGTTCGAACTCTCAAGGATGCAAGTATTAGAATCAATTATGCTGCCTTATGTTATCCTAACAGAAAAATTCTGTACAGCAGTGGAATCATCTAAATTCACCAAATCTTTTACTGAAGCCTGAAAGTATACGTAGTTTTATTCAGTTACCTGAGTTTCTACCTCTGCAGGAGTCTCTTCTTCTTTCTTCGGGAAGTGAGTAATCTCTTTTACAGTGATGTTCCTCGTAATCTTATCTTTGATATAGATTTTCTGAATACGAGTACGTGTCCGATAATCCTCACGTTTTGCAGCTTCGAGTGCCTGAATACGAAGCATGCGTTTTACCTGTCCAATCGTTGACATCTTCTTTCTTTGTTTTAGTTATAGATTCGAGATTTGAGTGTTGCAATCTCACGCTCCATGCGTGCGATTTCTTGATCGTAGGGAGTAGTTTTTCCCGTAATCAAATTCCTTTTGTCTTCACCTGCTTTTTTGAAAGCTTCATACGTAACTTCCAGGCGAGCAAGAGCACCTTTGCGACGGACATTCAGTCCAGGTTTTCCACCCTTCATACTGTTAATTTATTTAGTTATTAATTATAGATACAACTTCCTACATTATTCTGTAAAGACTTTTTCGTATAAACAACAAGTCATTAACAAATCATACAATCTGTTAATGCAGATGTGAAGAACTTGATTTGTATCTGTATTTACAACAAAGCCTTTAATTTGAACAATACGAAAGGGAATTCCTTTAATGAGTACAGCTTTATTAGAAGCTGTTGTAATACAAGAAATAATCATAGTTAATTAACCCATCTGATTTTTATACGAGGATTTTCCAAAGGATCATAAAAGATACTTCGAATCTGACCTTTATAGTGATTCATTACTTCAATACAGTAGTTATTGAACACTTCAGTAGGAATCTTTTGCATACCTGCTTCTACTCGATAAATATTATCGAGTGAATCAAGTTCATGCATTACAGATATTGTAATCTGATTACGTTCAAACTCAGAAGTAGGAGTTACTTTAGATACTTTTACTCCATCCTGAGGAAACTCTGTAACGGTTACTACTTGATCCTTAGGTTTAGAAACAAGTAATAAACAGGAAGTTAGAATAATTCCCATGAAGAGAATTAATCCTATAGCTTTACCTAAATTATTCATTTTCTTGAAATTGTTATGGCGAGGCTGAGATAGTGACCATCACCGACCTACGTTCATACAAGGACGCTAGGCGACCTTGTTAATCACACCTTCGAGTGGTAGTAGGCATAGAGTAAACTCTATTAACGTGCCGATTAATAAATAAAAAACCAGAAATTATCGCAACAGAGCACTATATGCAAGTTCCCACTCCTTACGATTCTCAACGCTCGGAACCTGAAGATTACCGATACGTTTGAGATATGTTTGAATGTTAGGAATCTTGTTCCAGACATGATAGAAAGCGAGAACAATGTCTCGTCGAAGGACGATCTTATTGTTCAACTTTTCTGCGATCTGAATGAGAGCAGCAGCTTTCTTACATGCTTCCATGTACTCTTCGTTAGAGATCTCTAAGAAACCGTTATTGAACTTTCTCGAAGAGTGCGAACCCTTGATCAGCTGAATAGCTGCCTTGAATTCGAACTCAGGGAAAGCTTTCGTGAAATCCTGGAGTTGCTGATAGCCATGAAGACCTTTTTCCAGATAAGCCTTCATGTAGTCAGTGATTACCCAGTTTGCATGTCCTGCATTGAACTTGATTGCGAGATTCAGAGGAGATTCATTTGAATCAACAACAAGTACTCGAAGTGCAGTTTTGTTCTGCGGATACTTCTCTTTCAGCATACGAAATGCTGCAAGACGATTCTGACCATCCAAAACTTCTCCATTGGAAGTTATGTGAATAGGAGGCATATACTCTCCATCAAGGAAAGCTTTAAAGATTCGATTTACGTGAGCTGTTCTCAGGGTACGATTCCCTGGAATGAACGAAAGATGTTTTACGTTTTCTACGAGATAACACTTCTCAAAGGGAGTACGACTCGAAAAAAGATCTTTAGACATAATTACAATTTTAGATATTGTTAAACTTAGAGGGTTTTAAAAATCTCCAGGTCATGGCAACCACACTATTGCTCGCTGGATTAAATCGTAGTTTTCATCTAACTAATGCCAACTGAAAAGTTATATGGAACTAGGTGTGTTATATAATCAAGCAAACAGGGGTTTCTAAAAATAGATCTTAGTTAAGCTCAGAGAGGTAGCTCACTCTCACTAAGATCCAGCTACTAACTATGGAAAATACATATTATTCTTCAAGTTCATCAATCAACTTAAACTGAAGTGCAGTTTCATAGTTCAACCATACGCCTTCTTCATTTTGTAAGCGCATGACTCTTTCAACTTGTTTTTCAGTTAAAGCTGACTTTCTTTTGAATATAGTTTTAAGTATTTTATTAGAAAATGCAAGATCTTCTTTAATAATACCTAAAAGCCTAAAAGTAATTGCACTACTTGTGTTGATTCGAGGAGTATGAATAAGAAGTTCTGCATCTTTATCCATATATCTCTTTTTTCCTGCTTGAGCAATAATAGCTGCTGCAGATGCTACTTGACCATGACAGAAAGTAGTAATTGGAATGCTAAGAGAGAGAAGATAAAAGTAAATAGCTAAAGCTTGATATGTACTTCCTCCAAGTGAATTGATGTGAATAGTTAATTCACGAGGTTCGTGTTTGATTACTAACTTAGTAAGTTCTTCAAGTGTAGAGATGCGATTCTTTCGAATTCGCAACCATTTTCGAGTACCTATAACACCTTCAAAATATATTTCCATTACTCTTTTAGTCAATTTTAGATTTTTAACTTTATGTACTCGGTACGGGATTCGAACCCGTGATTTCAAGAATGAAAATCTTGCGTCCTAGACCAACTAGACGAACCGAGCCCTTGCGTTATAGTCTCTAATTAAAGAAACTATAACAACTTCTCTTGTTCACATAGCTTATTCAACCATCGCAAAAAATGGGAACCAACTGATTATCACTTGTGACTAAATTTCGTTCCTATTGAGAAGTTTTGAGAATACTCTAGCGGCGATCCTCTTTGCCCTCCATGTTTTCGTACATGAACTCACGTCATCCTGCAAATTCTTGTATTACTACAAGTCTCTATCCCTATCAGGCCGCTAGGTGATTCGTTACTCACCTGATAGTCTTCAACTGTCTTCGATGGCTAAAATTCTATTTAGTACATAGAATTTGCATATAGTAGGACAACAGTTTCCTCTATATACCTAATTGACCAGACTAGGCATTTTTATGTATTATCTTAGTGTTTAAACTAAATAACAAATTAGAAATTAAAAAATCCTATTTCGGACCGTCTCGTGTTTTCATTTTTGCTAGTTTGATTACTACAAAGACGTCAATTTTGTAGATAGGATTATTTAACGACGTACTAAGAAAAATAGGAACGGACGGGTTTTCAACCTTGCAAAGCAATCGGATTTTTCCGTTCACAGTCATATACACTTTCTAAACTATTTGTTAGTTTTCTGTTATCAGTAATGATGTAAGAATATAATTCCTATCAATAACTGTCCTGCAAGTGTCTGCAACATGTTTCAAATGCTATATGGACTATGAAACCTTAAAATGCAAAAGTAAAACAGTTTTAACAATAGAGGGCATTACCTAACCTTTTCACAAAGACTTCTCTATTAACTATCCAATTTGGAATAAAATTCAACTTGGGGAGGAGGATTTATATTCACAAATTCAGCCCTTAGGCTTATGTGTAGATAGACTGTTCCTGGCGTTTACGAGTTGTGCCAGGGTTGCTCGTTGTTAATGGTTCAGTCACGGCAAGATAGCCCCAAAGGTTCTCGCTATGAATTCATTAACTACAAAGAAAGGAGGTGGCTTACCAGCCAGTTTCGTATTTGAAATGACACTCGTCGAGCCATTCCTGAGCTGCAGGAACAGAGATCTCGCCGATCACACGCTTCTTGTCCTGCATCATGCTGAGAAACCAGCCACGAGGAGTTTTGAAAAGCGTCTGAAATTTGTGTCTCGCATTTTCTTTCGGTGCACGAAAAGCTTTATAGTTCGGCTTCTCTGCTTTGAGGCATGCGAAATCCTTTTTTCGCATAGTTTTCTTAGAAATGAACATAATTACAATTTTAGATATTGTTAAACTAAAAAAATTTGTACCGAGAACGGGAGTCGAACCCGTAAACCCCTTGCGGGATACAGCATTTTAAGTGCTGTGCGTTTACCTAATTTCGCCATCTCGGCAACTGCTATTTTCTCTCACGTTAAGATAGCATAGCTGCTAGATATCATTACTTCCTCCAATATCAAGAGAACACGCGACCTAGTATCGTCATACTAGATAAACTCATTAAAATGAAAAAACATCAATAACATTATACATCAGACTCTCAATTTGTAACGATAGTCTCCTCTTAAACTGATAGTACAACTTCCTCTACCGCTGTTGTAGATATAATGTTAACCTAATACTAGTTGTTGTACTAGGATTTTGTATTTATATTGTAAAATCCAAAAAAAGTCTAAAAAAAGAGAGAGCTACTATGCTTCACTCTCTCATTTGACTGTTACGAACGTTTCGGCTTTTATTTATACTCGTTTAAGCCCACTTATATTAGATAAACTAATTGTAGTGAATCCAGACATTAATTTCTGGTAATCGTCAGGCAACTTTCGAGTTTATGTATGTTTAAAGTTTGAAACTTTGAATTGTCAAATTATAAAATAACTAATATTACCAAAAGCGATTGTTTAAACTTCAAAATAATAATTGAAATTATTATTATTAAAGAGTAACTTTCTGAATGTGAGAATAATAGATATTTTACATGAAGGAAGTTGGTCTGACAAATTGACAGTTTTAAAAAGAGTAGAGGATGAATAAAAGGGTGATTATCAACGACTTACACCGATCACTTCATCCTCTACTTCAGTCACAACATGACATTTTGTCAGGTGTTTCTGTCATGTCAATATGTCAAAGAACTATTATTACTATGCAATCGCAATTAATCTCGGTTAAGATAAATAGTTAAAGCGATCGCGGCAATTACTACAGCTACCCAAGGACCACAAGCCATGACTATTACTGTAGCAATCCATCCAAGCATAATCAAGCCAAAGATTATACCGAGTATTACTTTAATTGCATCCATAATCTTTAATAAAAATGTGGGAAGAGCTCATCACTTCTCTTCCCACGGTCACTAATCATCTAAACTCATCAAATCATCACTAGGGCCTATAAGTCCGATCAAAGACTTATAGACAATGAACACATCGTACAATGTACCACATGTCATATCGTCCTTTTTCAAGAACTCAGAAACTTTCTGGATTACTATATCAGCTATCTGCATTAGCTACATATATTCTACCCATATTAGTTTCTAAACAGTTAAGAGGCCGTACTCACGACCCCTTAACTGTAATTTGACCGTTACGCATACTCGAGAACGGGTACTTCGCGCTCGGTCAGTTCATCGGTCATGACACCGTTATCGAACTTACGGACCTTGATCTTCGTCATCTCCTTGCACGTCAGCTTCTTACCGCAGAGTTTAGCTACACGAGCATAATCGCTTGCTTCATTCTGCAATTCCTGACATACAGGACCTACGAACTTGCCCTTATAGTCCATGCGACGAAGTGCTGCTACCGAGAAATACCCGAACTCTCCGTTTCGTTTCACTACGATCAGTGTTTCAACTGCATCGCTGTTCGGACGAACAGTACGAGTAAAAGGTTTGATGTCAGCTTCCGTATCAGGAAATTCGATAACTTCGTTCGGTGCGATACCATAGGTTACGATACCTACACCTTTCTCCTTCAGAAATTCAGGAGACACTTCAGCGACTACACGCCCACCAGGAGCTGCAATCTTCGGCAGATTTTTTACTTCAGAAATCTTCATCTTTTATAAATAAATTAAATTAAACTTCTATGTACTACAATCACGTTTATTTTATACTTGTGATGTACTACGAACTTGTCGGGAGCTTTGGTACCTGTTGGTGGCTTTGGTTGATGGAAAAAAGAAGGAGAGCAGGGATTGCTCCCCACTCTCCAATTATTATGCCAGCTCCTCGAATAACGAGACTGGTTTGAGGTCAAACTCTCCCTCAAGCTTCTCACGGTCCTTGTTGAACCGCTGGAACTTAAAGGACTGGTTCTCCGTGACTTTGAGTCGCTTGCCTGCGAGGAGTTGGGCGACCTCCAACGCATCACCGCAGGTAAGTATGCGCAGATTGAGGTCATGTTTCTCGCGAATGGCTTCCATGTATTCTGTGCGACCTTCAGGTGCAATCTGACAACCGCGCTGAAAGGTGCTGAGCGGAAACCAGCGCCAGACTCCGTTGATGCAGCAGAGGATCATGAGACCCCGAACGGTGATCTCCTCACCGTCTTTGTTGACGGTCTTAAATTCCTTCCCCTGCTTGATGAGCTGGATATCGAAGTCCTCAAACTCGACCGTATCACCCTTCAACAGCAAGTTCTGGGTAAAAATAGTCTTCGACTTCAAGATCTCGACAGTAACGTCGTCAAATCCCTTGTTGGCTGCATCCTGCAGCATTTCGGCCCTCTTGGCGCCTTTTAATTGTTTCATAAACGTGATGAGTTAAAGATGAATGATTAGTTAGTGATTCGCTACCTTTCAGTAGCTTTTGTTATTTGACCAGTGCTCGAAGTGCTTGTAGCTTAGCTTCGAGTCCTGCAATGTACATCTCAACAATTACATTGAGCGGAGTAGTAACAGTCGATAAAGCTTTTACAGTGTTATGAGAAATAGCTTCGATAGAAGCTATTTCATCTGCAACACGTTGAGTTCTGTCATCCATAGCAAAAGCTATTAAAGAAAGGGCTCAAAGCCCTTTCTTGATTACACCTGCCCACATATCGCGAGCGATATCCATGAGTGCACGGTCTTCTTCCGTGACCTTATCGACGTTCTGCAGCTTGAGTGGCTCCTGATAAGTGTAACGAGGCCGAACAGTGCCACAATTGTGAACATCCGACATCGATTCTGCTTCAATGAGCAGGTTGTGAAAAACAGTCTGTACCATGGTTTGATAGTTTGATGAGTTTCCGAGAAGCACTATTACTCTCTAAATAATATTCAGATGTTTTGGTAAAAGAGAAAAAGAGTAGAGGTTGCCCTCTACTCTGATGGAATCCTGTACTTCTTCATAAGCTCTCGAAGCTTATGAATATCTTGGACTATGGCTTCGATTTGTGCTACTCTCTCTGCAGTAGTAAGTCCTTCACCTCGAACAGCTTGATGAAGATCATTTACAAGCAGACGAAGATAGAGCCTGGATGGGTTTTCTGAAAGAAGCCTTTCATATCTTTCAAGAGCAAGATCTACTTGCCTGTTAGGAAGTGCATCTTCCAAGGTATTTAATAGAAAAGTGCCTGCTTCCAGTTGAATTGCTGCTGTAATCTTGGGAAAAGCTTCCCGTAACTCTTCGATAAATGTCATAGTGATATTATATAAACTGTTAAAAGAAAAAAATCTATCTCGGATTTCTCCGAGATAGATTGAGGTGGTTAGCATTTCCACACAACCTTGCCAGTGTTCCACTCGCGGATGTCGAATGTTACACTCGTAGATTCTTCGTAGCTTCTCTCGCGCTGGATGACATAGTCGTCGTGCTGATAGCTGCTGTTCCTTCCAGCTTCGGCATCTTCCTCGGTCTTGTACCAGCGAGTTTCGATTCGAGTGTAGTTGACAGAGCAGCGAACCGTGCCTTCAAGCAGATTTGCTACAGGCTCGCCCATGAACGAGAGGTTGGTGTAGTTGCTGCTGTTGCAGGTCAGTTCAACCTGGTCTACAGGACGAACCGTGAGTTCTGCAGTGCCAGTGAGGATGGCAAGCGCGTTCTCTCGAGTCTCTTCAGGATGAGCCTGAATGAGAGCTGCTATGTGCTCAGTGAGCTCAGCAGGGTTTGCCGACGAAATGGAAGCAGCGACGATCGATTTGATAAGTGCAATGTTTTTCATAATGGTATTAGATGAAAAAGTTTAACATATAGACAGTTCAGATGCTTTGGTTTTTAAAAATAGAACTTTTATCAGAAATATTTTACTCGAAAATTTTTTCGGTTTTCCATTTCAAAGGGGCGGGCCGATTCAGAAGTGATAATCCGTATTCATGTATCACCCCTACATTTTTATTTGGAAAATCAAAATTTTTATCTGTATTTGCACAATACTATAAATAGGTTCCTTTTTGTTTAAGGGGAGGGGGGGGGTGTTTTTAAACAACCAGACAGGTATATAGATCTGTTCGAGCGCCTCCGCGAAGCGAGAACATATATAGATAGGTATCTCCCAGGGCATATAAGTGTATCTCCCAGGGCACTTTTTTAAAATAGGTGTATCAAAAACGACACCTTAGTGTATCTCCCAGGGCTATTTTTAAATTGAATGTACTATATCAAATTCTTATACACTTTAAATAAATATTGGTATAAATATTTGGTAATATTAAATAAATGTTATATCTTTGTAATATTAAAAAATATTAATTTATGGATAATAAAGTACAACACATTCAAGTCCCTCATGATTTGGGGGTTGCAAAAGAAATTAAAATGAATCCTACTGATTATCTCATTTATGGTTATATGAGAAAAAATATGGATAAAGATACATTCCAAACTTTTGTTTCACTAAGAACTCTTGCAGAATTAGCAAGAGTATCTATTAATACAGTGCAAAGTAGTATTAAAAAACTAAATGCAGCAGGTGAAATTAAAATTCTAGAAAAGAAAAAAGGTAGGAGTAATATTTATGAGATTCAAAAATCGGGAAGATATTTTGAAAGATTTACTTACGAGTTTATGGATGCAGAGAATACTACTCCTGAAGAAAAAGGAGTTCTATTAGCAATGCAACAATACACCAGTACAAATGATGGACAATTTGCTATTACAACTAAAACTAATAAAGAACTTGCAGCAAAAATGGACATGAGTACTAAAGTGTTAACTAGAGTATTTAGACAATTAGAAGATAAAGGTATTTTAATTACAAGTAGAACATCTGCTTTAGATAAAATATCAGGATTACGTAAATCAGCTAAGCTTATTGATTTATCTTTAGTATGTCAAGCAATATTATTTGTAAATCAAAAAGTAGATCAACATTCAGAACAGATTGAAAAACATTCAGAAGATATTAAAAATCTACGTAAAGAAATTATGAAATTAAAACAAGAAAACGAAAAACTTTTAAGTAGATTAAATACTAATTCTGATTTTAATTTTGCATAATATGGACACAACAAATATGACTATAACAGATATATCATCCATTACAGGACCAATAGGAATAGTAGGAGCATCTGGACAAACAGGTCCTTCAAGTATAACTACAACACCTAATCCATATATAGGTACTGCAATTACTATGGCAAACTCAGCAAGTACTACAATAACTAATCTAAAAAACAAGTTAGAACAAAGAATTGCAGATTTAGAAAGCGTAACAAGCTATTTATTCTCTAAAGTTTCTGAATTAGAAAATAAAGTAGATAATTTAACATCTAGGATTTCTGAATTAGAGAATCCAAATCGCTGTAAATTAGATCCAGAAATAGGTGCTGTAATTTGTGATTTATAAAAATAATGTATATATTTGCAAAATAATATAAAACAATTATTATGAACGATATCACATACAGACCATTCATACGAGATAGTGCTTTAGGAGATATTAATATTCAAATTCCAAATCTTGAAATACCTGTATATAAACCCAGATATTCTCAACCTTTAGAAGATGATACAGAGACAGAAGTACAATCTCAAGTAGAAGAGATAAGAAATCCAGAACCAATAGTTCAAGAAACTACAGTTCATAAATTCAAATCTAAAAAGGATTTCAAAGATACAATGCTTCCTATTTATGAAAGATTATTAAAATCAAAAGGTTTAAATCCTGCATTTGCTAAATCATTAGTAGCACAAGACGGATTAGAATCAGCTTGAGGTTCTAAACCTGCAGGATTATACAATTTTGGAGGCATTAAAGGAAAGGGAACAACTAAACGAACTAGAGAAGTTATTAATGGTAAGGATGTTTATATAAATGATCAATTTAGAAATTTCAAATCACTTGAAGATTATGCAAACTTTAAAATTGATCTATTAAATAATAAACGTTATAAAGCATTCTCTGGAGATATAAAAGAATTTGCAAATAGAGTTCATAGAGGAGGATATGCTACAGATCCAAGATATGCAAATATTTTAAATCAAGTTATAGCTTCTGCTAAACACGGAGGAGTATTAAAATTTCAACAAGGAGGAATTCAAGAAGGAAAACAATGGCTTGAAGATTGATATAAATCACGTAAAGGTTTAGTAAAACAAAATGTTAAACAAGTTCTACCAATTCCTCTCCCTGTAACTGAATCTTTAGTATTTAATGCACTTAAAAGAAATTTAGATCTTACTAGAGCAAAGATAAATCCGAGTAAAGTTCCTGATAATGCTTCAGGAGTTTATTATCCGTTTGGTAGAAGAATATTTTTAACAGATGGATCAACTAGTACTGCAATTCATGAATGAACTCATAGTAGTTTACCTGATGCACAAGAAAAAGTAATTAAGAAGTATCAAGATAATTTTGGAGATACAGTATATGATAATAAAACAATTACCCCTAATGAATATTTAGATAATCCTCAGGAAATTTATGCTAGATTAATGCAGTTAAGATATAGTATTAATGCAGATCCTAATCATAAATTTACTAAAGAAGAAATACAAAATATTAAGAAGGAACATTTAGATCATTATACTCTTACAAATAGACTTAAAAGTTCAGAAGGGAAAGGTAGTTTCTCAGTATCACAATTTGATAAAAACGGAAAGATAATTCAATCAGAACCTTTTAATCCAGAATATAAAATTGTACCTGAAGAATCTACAGCTACTCCACATTATAATAAAGAAAATACATATAATTTATTGAATAGATATAGTGATGATTTCTTACTTTATTTATTTAATAATGTAGCTCAAGCACCTACTAAAAAGAAAGATACTACATTATATGCTCAGTTGGGGTTAAAAATACCTAAGTATCAAGAACCATCTGGGAAATTAATGAATCGCTCTACACGTATATGAATGCAAGATAAAAACGGAGAATATGCATGAGCTAAAAGAAATAATGTTTCTAGACCTGAATTTTGAGATAGGTTAAGAGATGAAAATAAGGAATCTATTGTAGATTGAGAGAATCCTAACTCTATAGCTACGCATAAACTTGGATATGGAGAAATAGATAATAAAATTATTATCTATCCAGAAGTTCAGAAAGTTAATGAAAAACTAATAGATTATACAAGACCTCCTTATTCGCATAATGCAGGAATCATTAATGCATACGAGACAGGCAATTATGTGACAGCTCCTAATGAAAAACTTGCTGAAAATTTTACAACTACATACAAACAGAAATATCCTGGATTTATAGAACATGATGTTTTCGAGGATGAAGTAAGTAGAGATGTATATAATTCAAAAAGCGATAAAATAAATTATGTATATAATAAACTTCTTGCAAACGGATATACTAGAATGCAAGCTTCAGCTATTTTAGGTTCGTTGTTTATTGAAGGGCAGCTAGATGAAAATAAAAAAGAGACTGGGGGAAATGGATATGGTCTTCTGCAATGAACAGATTCTACACGTAAAAATAATCTAAAAGAGTTTAAGTCTTCTACTGCAAAAAATGAATTTGAAAGACAAGTAGATTTTTTGATTCACGAATTGAAAAATCCTGATGTATGGCTAGGGCAAAGAAAATTAGATGAATTTTTAAATGCGGAGGATATAGATAGTGCAACAGAAATATTAGCAAAGAGATTCTGCCGTCCAAGAACAGGAAGCGAAAAGATGGACGCTAGGAAAGAAGTTGCAAGATTTTATGTGAATCAACAGCCTAGGTACAGCTTAACAGATAAATATATATATGGACAATAAGTTATATGATAAAGTAATAACAAAACTGCAAGATAAAGATACTCCAAAAATTGAATTAAAAGATTATGGTTTTTATAAAAATGCAGCTGTAACTTTTATTAAAGATTCAAAAGTATATTATGCAGTTTTAAATAATGGATCTAATGGTAGTGAAAACTCTATATTAAATCCAATGAAAGAAGTAGTTTCAATTATGGAACTATTAAAACAGGAACATCAAGAAATAGATGATGTCACAATTTGTGATGTTATAATTGATATTCCAGATGACGTTTATACTTGAATATTTCTAATATATTTAAAATAAACTGATAAATACATAAATATATAAATACATGTTTGCATTAAGAAAAATTTCAAGTAATGGAGGTGAAATAAATTTCGATTTAGGAGACTATTATAGTTTAATTACAAAAGAACGTTCTCCAGAAGAATTTGAAGATAAAATGAAAGATCATCCTAATTATGATGAAGCTTATGCCTTTATTTACTGAAAAGATGGAGTATTACCATTATATAGAGGACAACAAAACTATATTGTTTCTGAAAATGGGGCAACTTATAGTAACTTAACATATAAATAATATGAAAACAATGACTTGGAAAACAAAATTAATTATTGCTGCAATCGTAGTTGCTTTAGTATTAGCAGGTTGTGGTATCGTATCAGCTATGAGCTTTGGAAGTCTTTTGCTGGCTTTAACTAGCTTTGTAGTAGGAGCTGCCTGTGGATGGTATGCAAAAAATATTTATGATAAGTATTTTAAAGATAAGTAATGAAAATATATAAAATATTCTACATATTAGGATTAATGCTTATGGCATTATTCTTTTTAAGTACGCTAAACTCAGTAACACCATTGTATGCGTTACTGAGTTTAGTATCTTTTATAATTAGTGCAAAATATTATAAAGAATAATGATAAAACAATTTATTAGTCAAAATCATCCAATTGGGGGGGGGGTTAAGATAACATTTGATGCAGGAGTCCTAGAAGGAATTGATCTGGATTATGAAGTTAGTGTATTTTTAACAAATACTTATGGGTCTATAACAGATACTTATGAATTTAATAGCTCTCAATTAACAGATTTTTCTTTTATAGACAAGAAAGGAGCGATTGGAGATCCTGGTGGTTGAGGAATGCAAGTACGTATTCCTAATACTAGAGCATCTAGAGATGCTTATAAGTATGGTATACAGATGTCTATAAACGGGATAGTTATAGATACTGTTGCTACAGCTCAATCAGAAGGAGAACAAATCGTATTTTCAATTATATACATGCAACAAAATATTGAAACAATAAACCTCAGAATAGTATATCTTGATAATTATGTATGCGATGAAGACGTTGTTGTCAATTTAGCAAGTGGAGCTAATACTCAAATCTTTTGTCCAAGCTTCATGCCAGACACTCAATATAAATTTATTTTTGAGATTGGAGAACTAATAACCGATGATTTAAAAGGCACAACACCAGCACCTGGAAAGTATATAACGGAAGCAAAGTCTATTATTAATGGCGATAACACTATGTTTATTTCTGAATTAATTCATAATAAACTAGCAATACTTTATCTCACATATGATAGTGATGATAATGTTTATTTTCATCCTGGTAGTGCAGGATTAGGTCTTTACAGATCGGTAACACTAACAGGAGTAATAGCAGTACCTATGTCTACTCTCTCCCCAGGATATGTAACATTAGATTTCAATGATGGAATTATTGATAGATATGATCCTTATTATGGAGGTGTTAAAAATTGGCAGGAAGTTGCAGATTATATCTGGGTTGATAATATAAATAGTAATCAAGTAAATCTTCAAATAACAACTACAGATGATCTTTACTTTGTATATCCAGAAAAAGCATCTAGTGATGGTAGGTATTTATATTTTAATGTAGCAGAAACTTTAGGAACTGATGTTTATATTGAGACTGTGCTATACCAAGATACGGTTATTGGCGAAGAATTTGAATATCAAAATCCAAATCATACTACTTATATAGGAAACTATATTGCTAATAAAGGAATGAGAGGTGCTATTGAAAACAGTGCTTTAGTACTTAAGGAATCATAAACAATAAAGGGAACCTTAATGGGTTCCCTTTTTATTTATATTGTATATTATGCATACATTCCTGCACTAGTCATTGATTGTAGATTTTCTAATAGAGATGTATCTGTTATATATCTTCGTTCTCCAGTTGTTGGTACTTTTATTTGTTTTTTCAGGAATATTATGATAAATTTTAATCATGAGTTAAATATAATGTTCCTAAATTGATGAATTCTCCACTTTCTCCGCCAAGGAATACTTCTAATTCTAATGTTTGTGCTGTAGAACTAGACACGGGAGAATAGATATTAAAATTACAATAATAGGGAGCATTATAGCCTCCAGAGCAATAAAGTATCGAACCGTCATTAATAATTGACTTCCCATCATCAGTAGACTCTCAGGAGAAGGTTCCTTCATTTCCTCCAGTATAACGTAACTCTAAATAATCAGGATCTGCTACAGGTCAAATTCGAAAATGCATTGGTTCTCCAGGCTGATGACCTGCAGCGCTCGTATCATATCTTACAACGTTTTTAAATGGATATGCGTCTTCCCAATGACCTCCCTCAGTGTTGTATAATTGAATTGAATAAGGAGACGTTTCTTTTCCGATATTTTGTGATATAAAGGTTTTTCTCATATATTAATATCTTTTAGGTACACCTCCAAGGTTATCAGCTCATCTCTCTGAGTAGAAAAAATAATATGATTTCTTAGAATTTGGAGTATGAATCATAGCCCAAATAATACTTGGAAGTCCAATAATTAGTAAATAAAGAGGACCTAAATATAAAGATTGTCTTGTATGTCCTCATTCATGATCTTTAATAAAGTTTCTATTATATTTCCAACTTGATTCTCCCATTAAGATATATAATCCTAATGAAATACCTCCAGGAAAGTTTCCTGCATAAATTGGAATTTCTTTAAATGTCTCTTTACGTTCGACATTGTAACATTTGGTTAAGATAAGACCTAGGAGACACTGTGGGAACTCCCAGATCCATCTTAACAGTTTAATATATCATTTCATCGTTTATTTATACTAAATTTGATAAATAAAATCACCCAGAGCTACCTATTTTAGATGAGTCTATATCGAAAATATAGAAACTAGTATTTTCTATATAGCCTTCATCCTCATTAAATTCAAAACCTAAAGCTGCATCATAACTAGGAAGATCTTCTCATGGTAATCTTATTTCTAATATTCCGTTTGTTAAATTTATCTCATCTATATATATTATAGTAGAATCATCCTCTAAATTTCCAATCCATACTGAATAGATTCCATTAACTTGCTTATCTTGCATCGCTTTCTGTATATCTAAACGATATACAATCCCCCCCCCCGAAGAAGTATGTTTATATGTAATTGCCATTATGCTTTAAAAAAATATAATTTTTTACCTTTAGTGTTCGGAGAAATATCAATATGTAACCATGTAATTTCTCCATGATTATCCCATTTTTCTACACGTATAGGATACTTAAGTTTATCTTGATTATTTTCGAGAATTTCTCTCATCTCTTTAGCTGTTAATTTAGTAGATACTAAATCAAAAGCAGCGCCTTTATAGTGCCATCCAGTAGGAGTTCCTACCCCACATCCAGGTTCTCTGTAACCACAATATTCTCTAGATCCACCTGCTGCTCAGTTATTGCATATAAGAGGAACATTTAGAATCTCTCTAACATTCTCTAAAGCTTCAAGAGCTTTTGGATCTAGAAATTTTATAGCATCATCTCCATATTGGTTATATATTTTAGATGATACTAATTCTTTTACTTGAAAGTATTTATTTGCATTCATAATATAATATAGATAGCAAAAAATATGCAATTTTATAATATCATTTTTGTGGGCATTCCAAATCTACATCTTTAGTTCGATCTTTAGCAATTCTTAATCGATATAATAGATTATGACTCTGTCATTCTTTAACTAATGATGAAATAGACCTTGTAAATACGATATGATCTGGATATAATTTTTTCAAATACTGAATTATTTCTTTCATCTCTTTTTTAGTTGTATATTGAAAAGAATCAGCAATATGAATATTATTAGTTGATATTTTGTAGTTAATAAAATTATCGGTTCTCATTATTTTTTATTTTTGATTATTGCCTCACAAAACATATATAATTCTTCTAAAGACATATCAGATTTCATTTGGTTTACTGCCATACAAACTAACTGAATATTTTCTTTTGTGTATCCTAAATGAGGATTAATTTGATCGATAGATACATTAGTAAAGGTTCTTCCTTGATATAAATCAAAAGTCATAGGCAATTTAGAAATAGCACATAATCCTTTTTGTTGTTCTCAAATTGAATAAATATCTTTTAAAGTAAGATTAAAAGGAATATTATATTTAGTAGCTCTAGTTTTAGCTCCATGAAATCTCTGTAACAATATAGCATTTAATTTTTCTTCATTTGAATATTCTTTTCTTTTAGCTTTATTTTGCTCCGCTTTACATTTTGGACATCTAGTATCTCTATTATTTCTAATTTTAGTTCCTCCTTTTTTATGAAAAACTTCTTCTGGAAAGTACTTTCCACAAATGTGACATTTTAATAATCCATCTTTTCAGTTTTCTCTATAAAGTTGAGTTTCTTCGCAATTTTTACAAATTTCATGGCATCTCTTATTATCTTTAGGATAAGCAAATCATGTAAAATTACTTTTATTTTGCTCTAATGTTTTTCCACATTTTGGACATGTTACATATCTTTTAGGAAGTGCCATATTTAATGTTTAAATTTTTTAGCATTAATTGCAAACTGTGCTCTTCGTTTTTGAAGTGGTGTAGCTTTAGGATTATTCATTACACTTCTTGCATGTTCTTGTACACTTTGTCCTGCAGCCTTAGCACTAGCAGTAAACTTTCCACGGTTCTTTTTCTTAATGTGGATTTTACTACCATTCTTCATCATTTCTAAATAACCAAGTATTACATTATCTAGATTAGTATTTTCATCAATCTTTTTACTATAAGACTCAGCAATTTTGTTTAGTATTTCATCGTTATACTTCATAAATTATGATATTTTTAAAATTTTATTTACATTATGTTAGCACATTATTTCTGCAAATATAGTTATTTATTTAATTATATACAAACATTTTACAGTTTTATTTGGATATACAAAAAAATTATTATATATTTGCATCATCCAAATAAAATTATACAAATAATTTAAAGAAACAGATATGGCTAAGAAACAACCCGATATAACTTCAGGATTAACCTGATTAGGGACAATTTTACAATATATAAAAGATTATGGGGTATGTAGTATTCTTAAAGCCTTAATTATTATGTTTATTTTAAGTATTACGTTACGAATATGTTATAATCCTACATTCTTATTTGATAAATATTCAGATTATATGGCACAAAAACATACTCAAGAACTAGTAGGTAGAATTAATGATGATAAAAAGGTTAAAGATCTATTACCTAAGCTTTTATATAGGTCAAATGCAGATCGAGTATGAATTATTCAGTATCATAATGGTATTTCGGATTGGTTGTATGGATCAATGAGGTTTGAATTATGTAGAGAAGGTATACATTCAATTAAAGAACAGTATGATAATTTTCATCTTAGCTGGTTAACGCTTCCAGATTATTTGAAAGCACATACAACTTTTATTGGAGACTCTACAGCTTTAGAATCACTAGATCATGTATTATATGATCGATTTAGAAAGAATGGTATAGAGTATCTCGCTTGTATTTTATTAAAAGATGATATTGGAACTCCAACTGGAATTCTTGGATTTACTTGAGAGAATATGAATAGTATAGAATATGAAGAAAGTGAGATTAAAGAAAACCTAATTAGATATGGAGCTATAATAGGACAATATATAAAACCAAATGTTATAAATAATGCCAAAGTTAGATAATGTAAAAGAAAAATATGTTAATGGTTATCAAGTAGATAAAGAGACAGAAGATGTTATTTATTCAGATGCAAAACATCTATACTTAGATAAATATGATAATAAGCCTTATGTATCAGTTACTACTCTAATACATAAATATGTTAATGAGTTTGATTCGGCATTTTGATCTGCTTATAAAGCTTGTGAAGCTTTAGTTGATTCAGAAATTTTTAAAGTCGTAAAGACTTCATTATTAAATACTAAAAGATGAGATCCAAAACTTCTTGAAAAATTAAAAATTAGTGAAGAAGAATTTGAAAGTAAACGTGCTGAGATTCTTCAATCATATGAAACTGAAAGAAATAAATCTTGCGAAAGAGGAACAAAAATACATGCTCAATTTGAGAATATGTATTATCAATCTGAAGAACAAGATCTTAGGAAATTCGGTCTTGGAGGAAAGTTCACTTGTAAGAAGGGATATTATCAATTGGATTTAGAAAAAGGAGTTTATCCTGAATTTATGATTAGTTATAAATCAGAAGATGGTTTATTAAGAATTGCAGGACAACTTGATTTACTTATTAAAGATGGGAACGATATCATAATTGCAGATTACAAAACTAATAAGAAATTAGAAAAAGAATCATTTTATAATAGAGCTACTAAAAGTAGAACTATGATGAAATTCCCAATGAATAATATTATGGACTGTAATTTTTATCATTATACATTACAATTGTCATTATATGCATATTTATTACAGAAAATTAATCCAAACTTTAATATTAAACGTTTAGTACTAATACATATTGACCATAATAATCATATTACAGAACATGAATGTGATTATTTAAAATCAGATGTAGAAACAATGTTGAAACATTATAAAAGAGATATAAAGATTAAATCTGAATTAGATTTAGATAAACCTATAGTATTTTAATTATGGGACTAATAGATATTATTAGTGGACACGTTAATGAAGCAATTAATAAAAACGAAGACTTATCTGAAAAAAGATTAGCAATTTGTAAAGAATGTCCATTATACAAAGAAACACCAATGGGTCCAATATGTAATCCTAGATTATATATTAATGAAGATAATAAAACAGACTATTCGGATAGACCAAAAATTGGATATAGAAAAGGATGCGGATGTCGATTATCCGCAAAAACAAGACTTGCACATGCAAGATGCTTAGTAAATAAATGGTAATAAGTTAAATTTAAAAAATGTAAATGATTATGGGAAAAAATCTTTTAGGAAATGCACACATGCAAGAAATGGGAGTTCATCTTATGGGAGCAAATATTAAACATGAAACGAAAGAGTTAACTCCTGAGGAAATTGCTGCTCATAATAAAAAAATGGAGGAAGAACAGCTTTTAACAGCAAATAGATTACTTGAATTAAATAAAGGTACTAAAGATGCATCTAAAATGAAGGTAGCTGCAACTGGATATACTGTTATTATAAAACCATTTGAAAAAAATCCTTATAGAGAAATTAAAACAAGTGCTTCAGGTTTGATTCTTCCAGGAGATCTTTTTGCAGATACATATAAGTCTGATGATACTGGTGAGATGGAGAGAGCTGAACAATTTATTGCATGTGGTACTGTTATTTCTGCAGGACCCGAATGTAAATACGTAAAACCTGGAGAGGATATATATTACAGAAATTCTGTAGTACCTGTTCCATTCAATAATATGGGTTATTACGCTATCAGTGAACAAAACATTATATGTCGAGTAATTGAAAAGGACAAAGAATAATATGATAAACGAAATTGAAAAAACGTTTTTTAACCCAGGAGATGTAGTCACTTTAAAACATGGTGATCTTACATCTCCTGTTATGTATGTAGTAGAAAAAATTACACAATCATACAAACATGGTAATGAAATAACTAATATCTTTAAAGGTATTAAATGTAGATGATTTGATAAGAATATGGTTTTACGTGAAGCAGTATTCTCAACAAAAGATTTAAAATTTTATAAGAACAAGTAATTATGAAAGCTTATTTAAACAATGGTATAATAATAGAAGGTACTGTAGCTGAAATTAAAGAGTTTTTGGAAGGACAGAATTATACAATTACAACTACTCCAAATACTACTCCTATTTGGATTTATCCTTCACAACCTTTAGATCCTAAATATAATAAATTTGAAATTACTTGCTCTACAACAGATATTAACAATAAAACAATATAATCATGGAACAAGAAGAATTAATGCAATTTGTTCAATGACTTCCATCTAAAGTAGAAGAATTCCAAAATAAAACACCTGAAGAAATTGTAGGAAAATTAAATGAGTTAGCACAAACAGAAGATGGTATGAATACTATTTCTGGATTGATTAATCAATTTAAACAAGAACAATCTGCAGGAATGTTTAAACAAGGAGGTAAACTTGCTTATCTTGTTAATAAATTTAAGAATGGAGGATCTGCAAAGAATGAACGTAAAGAAAATAAGAAGGTTGTAAAAGAAGGTAAGAAATCTTCTAAATTCAATCGTACTGCATATAGAAATATGAAATCTGCTATTAAGGATCAAGATCTTGGATTAAGTAGAAGAGAAGTTAAAGCAGCTGCAATGAAAAATATTGTAGGAGATAATTCTAAACCTAAAGTAACAAAAACTGAAGGTTCAATTGTTTCTCAACCTTTATCTTTTGGAGTATCTATGAAAACTGGAATTACTCCTAAAGTAAATGTACAAACTAATGTTACTCCTGATTTATCTCAAGGTAATTTCAATCAAGCTTTTGCAGCAGCTAGAAGTGCAGGACTTACTAGCTTTACTTGAAATGGAAAATTATATGGAACTCAATTAGCTCCAACAAGACCTGCTCCTAAGAAACCAAAGCTTCCACAATCTAATCTTGGATCAAGAAATATTTCTGGAGCAGAAGAAGCTGGAATGTCTGCAGCTAAAGGAATTAGACCTACAAATATGAATGAAGAATTAGTTATAACTAATCCTTCATATAGTGATTACATAGTGGCATCTAATTTAGGTAATCCTAATAGGTTTGATAGTAGATATGTAGGACCTAGAAGTATGTCGGTTAATTATGGAAATAATGCTACTTTAGGATCTATTCCCGTTGAACACCGCATCAATCCAAGAAACCTTGGTTCATTTTTCCAAGAAGGGGGTAAAACTTCTCAAAGAAAATCTGATAAAGCTCGTAAGGAGTTTCATGGAGTAGATTTATTTGAATATAGTCCTAATAAATGAGTGCACAATGGAGCACAAGTTGCTAGAAGTTTAAAACCTGGAGTTAATCAAACTGTATTACCTAATGGAGTTGGTTTAAGACAAATTACTAGAAATAATATTACAACATCAGAATTAGTATCTCCAAATAAACAAGATACTCTTTATATACACAATGGCGTTGGAGGTAGAGTAGATAGTAATATTGATGATTCTGGAATTCTTGGATTTTTAGGATTGAGACGGTCGTCTCCTGTAAGTAATAGATATAAAGAACTCCAATCAAAGTTTGGAGCACAAAAATTTGCTGAAGGTGGGGAAACTGAAGAAAAACCAAGAAAAGTTACATCTAAGAAAGGTAATGCGTATACTGTTGATAAAGCCGATACAACTAAAAACGGAATGGTAATTAGAAGATTAGTTGGAGACTTAGGAAATGGATATTTTAACGTGATGGAACAATATCAAAAGGTTAACAATCCAAAAGACTTAAGATATCATTTTTTTAATAACGTTGATTTTGATTATCTTTCTAGTTTAAGAAAGAATCCAAAAGTATTTGGCCCATTTGAACTTGCTAGTAAACAAGATAATGGATTTAGTCCGTTATTTATAGATGGGTATGATTTAAATAAAAAATAATGCTAGATTTATTCCTTTATGATAATGTAACATGTAATCTAAAGATTAACGAATACGAAATACTATTAGTAAAGGAGTTTGCAGCGCTGTGAGATACAGAAAGAAATAAATGTAAAGAAGATCCAAAAGGAACAAAGAGGTTAAGAGCTTGAAGAGAATTTAAATATATATGGTTGTTTTGTGACTGAAAAAGTCCATATCAACAATACTTAGAGAGACAAAAGCATGATGCAGCTATGGAAGATTCTGGATTAACTCAAGAAGAATGAGACGATCCAGTCTTCCATGCAGCAGTTAGAAAATACATGGAAATCAAAGATTCTTCTAGAATACTTAGCCTTATAAAAACAGCGTATCGAACTCTTGAAAAAATGAGAGTATCTTTAGATAATATAGACCTTGAAGAGAGAGATAATAATAGTAAACCTATCTTTAAGGCAAAAGATGTATTAGCTGATATTGCTAGTATTGGAGTTATGGCAGATAAATTAAAAGAACTTGAGCTTAATTATAAAAAAGATCAAATGCAATCCAATGCTAAAAATAGAGGTGATGTAAAACCTGGATTTATGGATAGTTAAGTATGGTAAAGACAATTAAATCTTCAATGTCTCAAGCACGTAAAAAAATGCTTGAACAGATAAAAAATAAAGAAGAATCAGAAGTCAAAAGAAAGAAAACAGCTAAAGAGAAATATAAAGAACTTAGAGAATCAATAAAAGATCCTGAACCAACTCCTCAATCTTTTTCAGATAAATTCGAAGAAGAATTAAAAAAGCAATTACAAGAAATGCTTGGAGATCAGAAAGAAGATACTACAGAACAATTTGAGTATACTGCAACTGATTTTTATAAAAAGAGAGATGGTTTGTGAGATGTGGCGGTCACTGAAGATGTACTTTACTTTGATCCAGAGCTATCATATGAGTTAACTGGATATCGACCAATTAATGAAACTCAAGGTTTAGATTTTGATCCTACTCCTTTTAATGAACTAGCTCAAATTTATGATAGAACTGGTTCATATACGGAATATCCTGCAGATTCAAAGCCTTATAATGATTTCTGAAGAGAACAATATAAACGTTGTACTGAAGGTTATACAGTTGGCAAATATAGAATTACAGGAGATCATTATTTCTTTTTAAATTTCTATAGAATGGAAGTTATTTCTGAAGGAGCTAGAGGTGGTGCAGGTCGTAATGAAAAGTTTCCTACATTTCTAGCTAAACAATATGAATTCTTTCATTATGTTGAAATGGCTGAAAGACTACATAAAGATGTAGCTATATTAAAAGCTCGTGGTATTGGACTATCTGAGATTGTTGCTTGTTTAGCAGTAAGACCTTATATAACTAATAGAGGTTATCGTTCTTTATTAACTTGTGCTGCAGAAGGTAAACTTACTCCTTTAAAAACTAAATGTTGAAAGCAGTTAAACTGATTAGACATGAATACTAATGGAGGTATGCGCCATTTACGGCAAAAAGTTAATAATGCAGATACTAAACGTGCATCTCAAGTTACTCCTGATGGAGTTGAATATGGTTGAATGTCAGAAATTGATTCAGTAATTGCTGATACATCTGATAAGATTCGTGGTGATCGTGTCGATAGATTAATCTATGAAGAAGCAGGATCTAATAAATATTTAACTAAAAGTTGGATTCAAGGTAATGCCCTTGTTGAGCTTGGTGGTTATCATTTTGGAACACGTATTGCTTTAGGTACAGGTGGTGATGATATGGCACTTGAAGGTTTATCAAACATTTTTTCAAAACCAGAAGGGTATAATGTACTTCCATATAAAAACTATGATACAGAAGATAGAAAGCCACAATTAACAGCTTTCTTTATTCCAGCTCATAAGTTTAGTTTACGAGAAGAATTTTTAGATACAAGAGGAGTTACACAATCTGAAGAATTTAAAAAGTTTTATGAGGAAGAACGTAAAAAGCTAAGTGGTAAAGATCTACTTGATTATTGTGCAGAGCACTGTTTTATTCCAAATGAAGCGTTGTATAAACAGGGTGAAAATATCTTTGATTCAATTGCAATTGCAGATAGATTAACCCAAATTAGGATATTTAAAGCAGGATTAAAACCAGAGTATGTATCATTATTATGAGATCGTTCTGGAGATACTCCTGATTTAACAAAAGTAAAAGTTATAAATAATCCAAATAGTAAAATTGCTATATATGAAAGGCCACTTCGTGACGAAGATGGTCTTGTATTAAAAAATTTATATGTTGCGGGAATAGACTCTATTGACCAAGGTTCTGGAGATTCTTCTACCTCAACAGATGTATCTGATTTCTGTATAGTTATTAAGAAACGAATATATGGATTACAAGAAGCTAAATATGTTGCGATCTATAAAGATCGTCCTCGAGATATTCGAGAAGCGTATGATGTAGCAATGAAGTTATTAGTATGATATAATTGTAAAGCACTACTTGAACATACTAAGATTAGTATTGTTACATATTTTAAAGAAAAAAAGAAAGATAGTCTATTTATGAAACGTCCTGCTTCAACTCTTGGAGATATGAAAAGAGGCAACTCACAAATGATTGGTGTACCAGCTACAGAAGCTATTATCAAGCATGGTCTTGAATTAATTAATAATTTTGTTAATGATTACTGTTATTCAATTGATATTGATGAAATGCTTGAGCAATTGTTAAAATATTCTTGAGAAAATAAACGAAAGTTCGATATTATTGCAGCTATGGAAATGGCGGAAATTGCAGATGAAGAATTAATGAATATACGACCTGCTGCTCAAGATAAATTAGCAAAAGAATGAGAAAATATTGGATGGTTCACTAATGAAAAAGGCTATAAAGAATATGGAGTAATACCGCAAAAGAATGGAACTCGTTGATAAAGTATATGAAATAATTGAAAAGGCTATGTGTGCATATTACACTGGAGACTTTACATTAACTATAGATGGTAATCAATGGAAATTAAGTTTAGATTTGAATCAATGAAAAGCTCCATTAGTTTTAGTCTATGAAGGTGATGAAGAAGGTTTTTTCGAATTTCTTGAAAAAGAACTTAGAAACAGACAACTAGATAGAACAAAATATTATTCTGGAGAAATGACTACTCCAGGTGAAGGAAATCAATATATAGTATTAGAATATGGTGATAGAGAATGAAGTAAAGAAGATTAATGATGCGATAGGTAATCTTGTATATGATAAAGTTGCTATAAGAAAAGCTTATGGATATTATCATTGTCGTAGAGATGCAGATCAATTCAAACACCTAGAAGAAAATTACGGAATTGGAACTCCTACATCAGTTAGTTTTACACCATTAATTAAGAAACATATTGATGTATTAGTTGGAGAGTATCTAGGTTTAAATCAAGATTTAAAAGTATCTTGCAAAGATGAAAAGACTGTTTCAAATATAATGAGAGAAAAGCAACTTAAAATTAGTGCAGAAGTATTTAATTATTTGCAACAGTATTTAAAGAATAACATTATTGCAGCTATTATTGAAAACAAAGAAATTGTAAATGATCCTTTTATTGAAAAAGAGATCAACTCAATTCAACAAGATATTGATCAATCTTTCGTTTCAGAATATGAAATTGCTGCACAAAATATTCTTGATTATTTAAGACAATCAAGAAATATTGATTTAAAACGTAAAATGGCAGAATTACTTACAGATTTACTTGTTACAGGTACTTGTTACTATAGAGTAAAACCTACAGAAAGTAATTCAAATGTCAATATTGAAATTTTAAATCCTGTTAATACGTTTATAGAACGTAATCCAAATTCTCCTTATCTAGCAGATTCTAAGAGAGTTGTTATTAGAAAATGGATGTCAAGAGAGGATATCTTAAATACATTCAGATCAGAATTAACTACAGAAGCCGCTAAGAAAATTAGAGATATGCAACAAACTGCTGATTCAACATCTCCTACTTATTTGGTTAGATATGTTGGTAAACCTGCTGAACCTAATTTACGAGCGGATAATTTACATACAGGTATTCTTGCAGGACTTGAAGCACATCCAGGATGACCTGGAGATTATGATTCAATAGAACCTATAAAAAATCATCTTATTCCTGTATATGAAGTTGAATGAATTGAAGCAGATTATAAAACTGGAGAATTAACAAGACATGAAGGAGTAAAAATTGGTTCAGAAGTATACATTACTCGTGGAGAATCAAAGTATATTGTAAGAAGTGCAGATTGTCCTAGTAGATGTAGATTATCTGTTAACGGAATGTTTTTCTTAGATAAAAATGGAGATCCATATTCATTAATAGCTCATACTATGGACCTACAGGATTAAATTATATGAGTCCTGTATAAACCCCGTGAATTGCTGGAAAACCTTAAATTGAATAATAGTAAATTTAAGACAATCAGCAGCTAAGCTTAGATAGAAATATCTTTGAAAGTTCAACGACTATCCGAAAGGAGTACACTTAAGTAAGTGGAAGCGCGGGGACAAGTTTAATTTAAAATTAATTATAAGTAGTTATGAAATATAATGAAACAGAATTTATTTGAATTAATTTTAAATCAAATTTGTATGATATAGTCTAATCTGCATGGTGACATGCAGCAGTCAAAAAGACGGATATAGATTAACGACCTATATCGAATAACAATGAAATATGATTTACTTATATATTTTAGAGATAACCTTATTGCTTCTTCAGGAGGAGTTGGAGATTGGATGGATGTTTCTTTTATTCCTTCGTTTTTAGGTGAAAAATTAGTTGATAGAGTTAAAGCTTGGCAAGCATATAAAAAGAATGGCTTAGCATTAATAAATAGTAAGGAAGAAGGTAATGAAGGTATGCCTAATACGATTTTTAATGGATTTGATGATACTGTTAAAGCTCAGGCTATTCAAGGCATTCAATTAGCTATTCAAGCTGTAGAACAACAAGCTTCTTCAATTACAGGAGTGTTACCTGAAAGATTAGCTCAATATGAACAGAGAGATGCAGTTTCTAATGTTCAACTTGGAGTTAAAATGTCAGGTTTATTAACTAAACAATATTTTGAGACCATGGATATCATTTATAAAGAAGCTAATTATGATATGCTTAATTTAGCTAAATTAGTATATCCAAATGGTATTACTGGTACTATTGTGTTAGGTAATAAATATTCAAGAATATTTACAGCACTTCCTGAACATTATACACTTACAGATTTTGATTTACATATTGAGGATAGTTCTAAGTCTTTTAAAGATATGGAAACTGTAAAGGCTCTTAATATTGAATTAATTAAAGCTGGAATGTCAGATCCTGATATGGCAGTAAGTATTGCAACTGCTAATAGTATGTCCGAACTTAAACGTTATGTAGCTAAAGCTACTGCTGTTAAGAAGGAAGAAAATAATAGTGTTTCTCAATTGCAGCAACAACTTCAACAATATGAACAAAATCTGCAACAGTTACAGAAACAAAATGAACAATTACAAAGAGAATTAGGTCAATCACAAAATCAACTTGAACAAAATAGTCAAGCTAGACTACAACTTGAAGCTGAAAAGGTAGCTATTGAAAGAGAAAAAGTTAAAAACGATAAGGATTATAACGATAAACTTATTGAAACAAAACAGCAACAAGTTCAAATTCAAGCTGCAGAAACAGTTGATGCTAATCCTTATAATGATAAAATAAAACAAGTTGTATAATATGAATAAAAAAATAAATATTGATGTAATTGTTAGATCTGATTGTAAATTAATTGCTGTAGATAATAGTGATTATTTAGGTGTAGATTTAAGTCAGTATATAATGTTAGAATTTCTATCTTATAATACTGACGAAAATTTGCTTCCAGAATCAGTAAAAATAAGAAAGGAATTACATAATCGGGGACACTATTTAAGTAGATTTGCATCTGAATTTACATTAAATGTTGATGGAACTTATTCTTATTATAAATTAGTAGTTCCACAATTAATGCATTTTCAAGACGATAAAGAGCCTGATAAATATATTAATTTAATAGATGAATTATTTTTTTTAAATGGGGATCTTTATAAATCTAATATTACAGACCAAGAAGGATATACATTAGACGAAGTAATTGAAAGTTCTGAAATTATTGGTTATAAAGAAGCATATGAATTTGTGCAAGAAAATAAGGCTTCACAAACTTTCTATTGTCCAATAAAAAATGTCTTTAGTGTTTGCAAATTACAAAGATGTTTAGTATATTTGCAACGGCAATTACTGTTGAATAACAGTAAAATATGTAGTTATGATAAATGTAAAACAGATGAAAATTTAAGGAATCGCAGAGATTTCTTATTAAGTGCTATGTATGTGTTTGATTATCTAAAAGATATGGGGAACTTTACAGAAGCGCAAAGAATATTAGATAATTTATCTTCATGTAATTCTTTATGTGGAGAGGAATTAGGTAATATAAATAATAGTTGTGGTTGTGGAAATTCTATATAATGAATTATATAAAATATTTGTTCAAGAATTAATTAATATTAATATTGGGCATTTACCTGATAAAAAAGCATTATTTACAATGAACGAATTAATTAATGCAATTGATTATATTGAACACGGTAATCCAACTAATAATGAAATAATCAAAATAATTCAATATTATGAAGAGATCTAATGTTAATGTAATCATAGATAATGCAATAAATTCTCAAGACTATTATAGAATGTATAGTTCTAGAGATTTTTATAGAGGAACATCTTTTAAGATGGCAGGAGCCTGAACTCCAGACACTCATTATTTCAACGATGAACATATTATTGATTTTATATCTTGTGAAGGAGCTTTATTGTATTGTCTAAGAGGTCATTTATCATCAGAATGAAATAAGCCGAATCTAATTTATAAAGACGATATAATTGTTGGTGTAGAATCTAATCCGTATTGAGCTTTTATTATGGGAAATAGTGGTAAAGGTCAAAAAGGAGATAAAGGCGATATTGGTCCTATCGGACCAAGTGGAACTGATGGTATTACTCCACAATTAAAAATTGAAGACGGTCGTTGACTACTTTCAATGGATAAAGGTCAAACTTGACAAGATATAGGCCAAGCTACAGGTGATCCTGGGCAAAATGGAACTGATGGAAAGAATGGCTCTGATGGAATTGGAGTAATTCCTGGAGGAACTACTGGTCAAGCATTAGTTAAAAAATCTGATGCAGATTATGATACAGAATGAAAAACTATTTCTGAAGGCGGAGAAATTCCTAATTTTGATGCAGAAGTAGCTAGTGTTTCTTCAACAACTGAAGCTAATGCTAATGTAGTTTTAGAAGGAGATATATTTAAATTTAGTTTTGGATTACCTAAAGGAGCTGATGGTAAAGATGGAGAGAATGGCAAGGACGGAACAAACGGAACTGATGGTTCTAATGGAGAGGATGGATTAGGTATTAAGTTAATGTATGCAAAGAGTGGAAGTGTCAATACTCCTCCTGTTGTAAATAAAACTAATGCAAATCCTGGTTCTGTATGAAGTACAGTTGTTCCAATTCACACATCCTCTGAAATTATATGGTCAATTACAGCATCTTTTAGAGATTCTACTCTTGTTGGAGAATGGTCAGATCCTGTTCAAATGACAGGAGAAAAGGGACAGGATGCAGTAATACCAAATTGGAAAACATACGTTTATAAATTAAGTGATAGTAAACCATCAAAACCTACAGGAAATAGTCCTAGTCCGTCTGGATGGGAAGATTATCCTACAACTAGTGGAAACTGGTGGCAATGTATTGGAACAGTTAATGGAGAAACAGGACTTGTAACTGAATGGTCAGAAGTAATACCAGTTAATGGTAGAGATGGCCAAGCTCAAGATGGCAAATTTACAGAATTTAGATTTGCTGTAAATACAAGTAATTCAAATCCTCCTACATTAAACGCAACAGTAAGAACTCCTTCAGGATGGTCTGTGGTTCCTCCTGAAAAATCTAAAGATGGATATCTCTGGATGACTACAGCAACTATTAATCCTGATGATACTTTAAATACAAACTGGACTGCTCCAGTTGTTATAAGTGGAGAAAATGGTACGAATGGTACAGACGGAATTCCTGGAACTCCAGGAGAAGATGGAAAAACTACATATTTTCATATTAAATATTCTGCTGTTGCCAACCCTACTTCTTCAAGTCAAATGACTGAAACTCCAAGTACATATATTGGAACTTATGTAGATTTTACTCAAGCAGATAGTACAGATCCCTCTGACTATACTTGGGCAAGATTTGAAGGAATTCAAGGAGAAAAGGGAGAACAAGGAATCCCAGGTACTAATGGAGAAGATGGAAAAACAAGTTATCTACATATTAAATACTCTAATGACGGAGGCGCAACTTTCACAGGCAACAATGGAGAAGATCCAGGTTCTTGAATTGGAATTTATGTAGATTATAATATAAATGATAGTGATGATCCTTCTGACTATAAATGGACTAAAATAAAGGGGGAACCTGGAGTTACTGGTGATCCTGGTCCTGCAGGTAAGGACGGAGTTGATGGATTACCTGGAATTGGCATCGAAGTTCGTTACTGTTTGGGAACTACAACAACTTATGAAGGAACAAGTACTCCTGGAACAACAAGACAACCAACAGGTTGGAATTTAGCAGTTCCAACTCCTACTGAAGAGACTCCTTATATTTGGTTTATTCAAGCCAGAGTAAATTATACAAGTAATACTGATAAAGTTGGCACAATTGAAGGTAGCTGGAGTACTCCCACTAAATTAAGTGGAACTAATGGGTTAAATGGAGAGAACGGTTCTAAAGGACAAATAATTTATCCTGAAGGTATTTATAATGTTAATACAGTATATCAAGGAACCGCAGATAAAACTCCTTATGTATATGATTCTAATGATGCTAACTATTATGTATTAAATATAGTGGGAACATGGCAAGGAACATTACATAGTAATGAATCCCCAAGTACCGATACTAGTAGTAGTTGGGTTAAGTTAGAAGCATTTGAAGCACTATATACTAAAGTTGGAATTATTGGAAACGGATTAATTGGCTCTGCTGTATTTAATGATGTATATATGTTTAGTCAGCAGGGAGTAGATGAGAATGGAGATGTTTCTACCCATTATGAAAATTTCAATAAAGATTCTATAGGAACTCCAATTGAAAGTACTGATCCTACAAAACCAGGAGTTAGAACATTTATTCCTAATATGTTGTTTAATTTTGGAACAGGGGCTGGGTATCTTGCTGGAGGAAATATTTCATTTGATGCAGAAGGAAATTGTGAATTATCAAATCTTTCTGCAACTAATATTCAATTGTCTGGCAATATAGTTCAAGAATATGAGGAATCAGATGTTTCTTTAGATCCAACCATACATTCTTTAAATGCGATAATACATGCAGATTCTATAAGTTCTGTAGATTTTGCCATTTCAGAAGAATATGATAAATTAACGCTTAATAAATTATATAGAGGAATAGTTTTTAATACAGGAGTAGATGGTCCCATAACAGTTAATTTTCTAGGATCTAATACTGTACGAATAGCAACTTCTTATGGAGAAGGTTTCAACGAATTATATAATGTTGTAATTCCAGGACAAGCTGCGATGGAATATTTATTTAAACCATTATCTAAAACGTTTATTTCAGAAACAGGAACTAATGTGTATAGAGGATACGTTTATATACTCAATCCATCACAATACACATTATCAGAAAATTCTGAAACTGCACATACTGCTACACTTAAAGTAGCTAATAATTTATAATTAGTTTTATTATGAAGAAAAATAATATATTACCTGTTACAGATTTACAAAATTCAAGAGAATATGTGGGAGCTTATAATTCAAGAGACTTCTATAAAGGAACTTCCTTTAAGATGGCAGGAGAATGAATAACAAATACTCACTATTTTAATGATGAATATATTGTAGATTTTGTATCATTTGAAGGAGCTCTATTGTCCTGTATTAGAAGTCATACATCGTCTTCGTTAAATATGCCTGAATTAGTTCGAGAAAATGATAAAATCATTGGTATTAAACCAAATCTTTTCTGAGCTTTTGTAATGGCGGGAGTTGAAGGACCTACAGGAAAAGTATGAGTTCCAGAGATTAATAACGGAATACTTTCTTGAAAAGAAAGTAATACTCCTCCAAGTTCAACCTCAATAAGTGATCTTAAAGGCCCCGCTGGAGATACTCCTATTATCGGCATTAAAAAGGATACATCTAATAATCATTATTATTGAACAGTATCTATTAATGAAAAAACTGAATGAATATTTGACGATAGTGGACAAAGAGTTTTAGCTGAAGGTTTAACAGGAGCTACTGGAGCACCTGGCATTCCTGGAGAAGACGGTGAAGATGGTATAACGCCTCAATTGAAAATTGAAGACGGATATTGGTTTGTTTCTTATGATAAGAATGATCCACCAAAATCATGAATTAAATTAGGACAAGCCAAAGGTGACAAGGGCGACAAGGGAAATACTGGAGCTACTGGAGCACAAGGACCTCAGGGACCTAAAGGAGATCCTGGAAGAACACCTGCACTTGTTAGAAAATTTGGAGATCCTGATAATTTAACAGATGATAGAATTCTATGGGGATATTTAGGAGATCCTACTAGTGAATGGGTTACACTATGCTATTTAGAAGAATTAAGAGGAGATAGTATTAAATCAGTTAATATTAGTGATGCAGAAGGTCATTTGGAATTAACTATGGAATCAAGTAAAGTGATTACTTCTACTGGTTCTGTTCTTCCTAGATTTAATGCAGGAACTATTGAAACTGTTGAGTGAGATCAAAATCCGTCATTAGTAATTGATAAAACTAATGCTCCTAGAGAATGAGCTTTAAATGTAAAAGTTCCTAAAGGAAAACCTGCTACAGTAACTGTAGTTTCTGAAGTAGAAAAATTAGCACCAGATGCACAACCTTATGTAACTGATTTAAATCCAGATATTAGTGATGCAAATCTTAAATTTGGAATTCCTCAGGGAGAAAAAGGAGATCCTGGTGATGAAAATATAGCAATCGGATGTCAATCTGATTTTCCAAATAACGAACCAGAGCACGATAAGATTTGATATGATCCTTGTGATGAATCCATGGATGAATATTCAGTTCAAGACTTTTTATACAATTCTTATATTGCTGTTGGTGGTACTCTTACACAAGAACAATTTGAAACTGCTTGAAAATCTTTTCCCAATACATCGGGATTTGAAATAAGATTCGCAAATAGTTTTGAAGAGTTAGGAGATCCAACTGTTGATAAGTTAGGAAAATTATATATGATTCCTGCAACATCGACAGTACTTCACGACTTATTTGAAGAATATATTGTTGTTCATTCTCCAAGTACTACAGAAGATGTATATATGTGGGAAAAATGAGGAAGTGGACAAATAACCGTAGATTTAAAGGATTATTATACTAAGAGTGAAATGGATCAACAGATACAAAAATTAGAAGATAAAATTGAAGAAGTTTCTTCAACAATTTGAAATGATGTTTAATAATTAATTTTTAAAACATGGCTAATAGTGTTGTAAAATTTTATAGAGGTCTGGCAGCTTCATATAATCCCACTACGCATGCTGATGGTATTTATTTTGCTACTGATACTAAGAAAATTATTATGAATAACGCCGAGTATGGTGGTGATTCTAATAAGAAAGTATCAGATGTAGCATTAAATGCCAATGCTAATGGAATTGTAATTACATATACAGATTCCACCTCTACAACTTTGTTACTAGGTAAAGCTACAGTTACTGCAGACGGTCTTATGTCTAAGGAAGATAAAACTAAACTTGATAGTTTAGATCCTACAGCAAGTGGTTCTTATGAGTCTTCATTAGATCCTACAGTAGCAACTGTAGAGAAACTTGGAGGTATTGATGCTGGTACAACTGTAGCACAGCTTACAGGTAAGAGTTATGATGAGATCTTTGATACTCTTATCTTCCCAACAGTTAACCCCACATTTACTGCTCCTTCTGCAAGTATCTCTTTAAAGAGTTATCAGAATGTTCAGGAAATTGGAGCAAATGCTCCTACTGCGGCAAACTTTAATGTAAGTTTTAATGCAGGTGCGATTACTCTAGCAGGAAAAAAACAAAACAATAGAGCTGGTGCACAGGATATGGAAGCTTCTAAGATTCTATATAGTTCAAGTAAAGTAGAATCTTTGCCAGAGAAAGTAGTAGCTGGTGCAATGGATTACTACTATCGTGCAGCTTATGCTGAAGGTCCTCAACCTAAAGATTCAAAAGGAAATAATTATCAAACTCCACTTGCGGCTGGAAGTGTAGATTCTGGAAAAACAACTGTAACAGGTTATCGTGCAGCTTATTCAGGTTTAGTTTCTACAAATGCAATTACAGAAGAGGTTATTAAAGGAATGACTAAAACAGTTTCTGCAAAGAAAACTATTAAAGTTTCTGGTCCTATTTCTGAACAATACATCTGTTTTGCAGCTCCAGCAGGATGGACAGTTTCAAATATTAAAGACAGTAACAACTTTGATGTAACTAGTTCGTATGCAACTAGTACAGTTTCAGTTACTGGTTTAGATGGTCAAGCTGTTAATTACACAGTATATTTATCTGGTAAGATGACGCAACCTAGTACTTACTATGTAAACTTTAACTAATTATGGCAGAATTTTTTGGTAAAGGTATTTCGGTAGGTTCAGGTTTTGATTTAGGTGCGAATCTACCATTAGATAATAGAACGGTTCAAGCTACATTAGCTGACCGTGACTCGATGCCTACTATTCAGTTAGTAGAAGGTCTTTTTGTTTATGTAAAAGAAAATAAGACAGCATATATCCTTAAAGGGTTTGATCCTGATGGTTCTAATAGAGTTTGGGAAACTGTTGCTACTGGAAAAGTAGTTGAGATTATTGATTCACTTGAAAGTGATAGAACAGATGCAGCTCTTTCAGCAGCACAAGGTAAAGCTTTAAAAACTCTTGTAGATGAACTAAAAGCTTCTGTAGCTGCAGCTCTTGATTATAAGGGTACTAAAGATACTTACGATGACCTTCCTACTGAAGGAAATAAGAAAGGTGATGTATGGAATGTAGTTGGAGCTCATGGTACTACTCCAGCAGGTACAAATTATGCTTGGGATGGCACACAGTGGGATCCTCTGGGAGGTACAATTGATCTTTCAGGCTACTATACAAAAACACAAGTAGATGATGCAATTTCTGCAGCAAAAACAGAACTAGAAGCAGCTGATACCGCTTTAGAAGGACAGATTACTACAGTTACTAATCAGCTTAATAACAAAGTTGATAAAGTCGAAGGTTCAGGTTTAATTTCTGATACTGATTTAAATCAAATCAGAACTAATAAATCTGACATTGAATCTTTACAAACATCTGTTGGAGGTAAACAGGAAGCTCTTACTGAAGGTCAGGCAATTTCAATTACAGAGGAAAATGTTATTGATGTTAAGTTAGATCCAGCTTCAGATGCAGCACTATCAAAATCAGCCGAAGGTCTTAAGGTAGATCTTAGTGGAGTAAAAGGCTCAACTGTAAAAGTTGGAGTTGCTATTACTGGTGGTGTAGAGATCGGTGCTGATCAAACTGTAGCTGCTGGTATGCAAGCTCTTAGTGATAGTATTCAAACTGCTGTTGCAGGTGGTATTACATCACTAACAAGTCCTGATGAGACTATTACTGTTACAGGTACAGGTACTTCTAGAGCTTTAGCTGTAAATGTATCTAAATTAGTATCAGCTTCATCTTCAATTAAAGTTGGAGACGATGGCAAATTAGATATGTATTGGACAGAAGTTGAATAAAATAATAATTTCCCCTTCCTCACGTTAGTGAGGGGGGGAGTTAAAACTCAAAAATATAAAATGGCAACAAATTTAAGTTTTCAAAAAATTGCTACAGTTCCCGCTTCAGGTCTTGTAGTTGGTAGAATTTATTTTGAAACATCAACAGGTATGATTAAAGTAGCAACAAGTGCTACTGCTGTTGATAAATTCGGTGATGGCGTCAAGTCTGCAAGTTGGGATGAGAGTGCTAAAACTCTTAAAATTATTAATGAAAGTGGAGAAGAGATCTCTCTAAATCTATCAGATGTAGCCTCAGCTTCTGCAGTTACTACAGAGTTAGAAAAGAAGTTAAATATTGGAACACTTGGAGATACTTCAAGTACACAGAGTTATTATGGTCTAAAGGCATTCGTAGGAGCGGAGAAACTTTCTGCTATAACTGCAGCTAAATCATATACAGATACTAAGATTGGCAAAATTCCTGCCGCTATTGTTTATAAGGGAGATGGCACAACAGTTACTCAGTCTGGAACTAGTACTGTTACATTTGCTGTAGGAGAAATTCCTCAAAGTAAAGTAACTAGTCTGACTACAGACCTAGCTGCTAAAGCTACTACAACTGCTCTTAATGCTGTTAAAGCTACAGCTGAAGCAGCAGCTCCTCAAGCTACTACATACACTAAAACAGAGGTTGATGATAAAGTAGCTTCTGCTGTTGGTAGTGTATATAAGATGAAGGGTTCTGTAGATGATGCTTCAGCTCTTACTGCCCTTACAGGAGTTGTTATTGGCGATGTTTATAATGTAGTTGCTGCAGGCACTCTAAATGGAGAAGCTTTTGAAGCTGGTTCAAACTTTGTAGCAATTAAAGCTGGTGCAGGAAGTCAAACAGGAATGTGGGATAAGCTAGGTGGAACAATTGATCTATCTGCTTATGCTAAGAAAGCTGAAGTGCCTACTCTAACTGCATTTAATAGTTTAACGACAACCGTTGATGGAAAAGTAACTGCAAATGCAAATATTACAGCAGGTACAAAGTGTAAGATTACCTATGATGCCAAAGGTTTAGTAACTGCTGGAGCAAATCTTGTAGCAGATGATATTCCTACTTTAGCTACTTCTAAAATCTCTGGACTTGATACTGCTCTTAATGGAAAGGTTCCAACTACAAGAACCGTTAATAGTAAACCATTATCAGCTAATGTAGTACTTGCTGGTGCAGATATTTTAGTTGGAGGTGATGGAACATATAGTGAGAGTGATCTTCAAGCTGCAATTGAAGCAATGGATGGTAGAATTACTTCCGCTGCTGCTTCTGGCGTCCAATCATTTGGAGGATGAACTGGGGCTATTACTGTAGATACAGCTAATACTACTAATGGACAGGTTAAATTTAGCATGTCTAATAAACAGCTTAAAGGTACAGTTAATGGTCTTAAGAGTGCAGCTTATACTGAATCAAGTGCTTATGCAACTTCTGCTCAAGGTACTAAAGCGGATACTGCAATTCAGATAGTTAATGGCACTGATTCTAATTATATCGCAACTAGTAAAAGTGGAACTACAGTAACAGTTACTTCTATGTTGCAGGCTGTAGCTAGTGCAAGTTCAAGTGCTAAAGGTCTTGCTGAAGCCAGTGATGTAAAAGCTTATGTTGACTCTACTGTTAATTCTGCACTAACTTGGGCAGAATTCGAATAATATATTTGTAAAAGGGGATAGGGAATAATCCCTATTCCCTTTTATTTTTTTTTAATTTTTTTATTAGACTAGTTTATTATGGCAATTAAGAATAAATTCATACATTTTAAAACTAGGGCTGCTTTTAATGCTAATGTTCCAAATCCTGCATTAACCGCAGACGAAGGTAATACATTTTATAATTATACTACTTTTATTCAAGATACTAAAGAGATTTACACTCATGGTACTTTTTATAAAAGTAATACAACATGAGATATGTTAAAAATTACTGAAGATATTTCTTATGCTGCATTATTTAAAAACAATGCAAAAGTAGGAGATATAGTTCAGTTAGAAGGAGATATAGATTTTATAATTTTTTCAGCAAGTATAGATAACTCATCATTTATGAGTCTTTTACAAGGTAGTACTAGTGATATTAATACATATGTTGCATATTACGATGATAGTACACAACTTTATATTTTTAATGAAGATAGTTCGCTTTCTATAGCAAATAATAAGAATATAAATTCTATAGTTAGAAGTTATGTAGAGGATACTTATATAACTGAAAAAACACTTGAAAAGTTACCTGCAGGAACAAATGCCTCTATTACTGCTACTGATTCTATTTTAAATGCATTTGCTAAATTACAAGGACAAGTAAATGCTAAAGCTAATACTTCTTCTATTCCAACTGCAGCTACAGTTACTCCTAAAGCATCTGGAACAGCAGCAGTTGGTACTTCAACTAAATACGCAAGAGAAGATCACGTTCATCCTTTACAAACAAATGTGGAAACTGCAACAAAATTAGCTACACCAAGAGTTATAGCAATAGCTGGAGCAGTATCTGGCAGTGCAACTTTTGATGGTTCTAGCAACGTAAGTATTAATAGTACATTAAATGGTTTTGATGCATCTAAAATTACTTCTGGAACTCTTAATGCTGATAGACTTCCTGAGATTCCTATTTCTAAAATTCCTGCGGCTGCAATGGAGAGATTATATGTAGTGGAGTCCCAATCAGCTGCAATGAGTTTAACTATACAAGAAGGAGATGTTGTTCAGATTGGTTCAGGAGGTCCTATGTACTTCTGCGTATCAGAATCTGCATCTACTTTTGCTACTAAATTTAAAGTATTTACTGCAGGGGCTGCTACAAGTGTGCCTTGGTCTGGAGTAACTAATGCTCCTACAAAGTTAAGTCAGTTTACTAACGATTCAGGATTTTTAACTTCTGTTCCTGCAGCATCCACAACTGTAACAGGAGGTATTAAATTAAATGGCAATAATTCTCAATACTTAGCAGGAGATGGATCTTTTTATGAAATAAATTATAATGAAATTAATGGCACTCCTGATATAGCTACTGCAAATACTGCTGGTTTAGTTAAACCTATTAATGTAATTACTAAACCTACCCTTAATTCGATTACAACTACTTCTGAAAGATATTACTCAGTTCAAATGAGTAATGATGGCAATATGTTCGTTAATGTACCTTGGACTAGTTCAAGTATCCCTAGTGATAATGTTACTGGTTCTGGCACTAGTGGTTATTTAGCTAAGTTTAATGGAACAAATACTATTACTAGTGGACCTAAGTTATCTAGTTCATCAAGTGGCCTCTTCTTAAGAGACGATGGAACATGGCAAATTCCTTTTGATATATCTATTAATGGTTCTGGGACCATAGATAGTTTCTCATATCAATTGAATCTAAATGCTGGTACAGGAGGAATAAGTATTACTAATGACGAAGATAATACATATAGTATTAATGCTGTTGCTGCTTCAACCTCTCAATTTGGTACAGTTAAAGTTGGAAGTAATATTACAGTATCTTCTGGAACTATTTCATTAAGCAAAAGTAATGTAACTTCTGCTTTAGGCTATACTCCTGCTAATACTAGTGATATACCTGAAATTCCTATTGCATTACCTAATCCATATGCATTAACAATTAATGGAACTTCATACACAGGTTCATCTGCAGTATCTATTAGTACTTCAAAACCTTTAAGTGTAAGAATGTTGACTAGTTCAACAGTTAATGCAGGATATAGTTACAGTTGTGGTACATCAAAAGCTATATCAACTTTAAATGGATTTTCTTCAACCAATCCTGATTCAGTTATTATAAGTAGTGCTAAACTTACATTTACTGCAAGTAATGTTATTAAAATGGATGGATTAGATGATTTATCTGGGACGTGATATATCTATTGCTTAAGTTATATGGCAAATAGCAAAATTGCAGTTAATGGTGCAGTATATGCATAATCTTAAAAATATATAAATTATGAGTGTAAAAATTTATGATAAAAAGCAAAAGAAATGGATTATTTTTCCTGGAACAATTGGTGCTCCTGGTAAAGATGCTTATCTTATTGCACAAGAAAATGGGTATACAGGCACTAAAGAAGAATATGCTAAAGTATTAACTGATATACCAAAAGTTATTAATTCAATAGAAGAAGAGCCGACAGAAGGAAGTAAAAATTTAATTACTTCTGGAGGAGTGTGACAAGCTATTGATAATGTACATACAACTATTAATAATCAGATAAAAAGTTCAATTGTAGATAATTTAGAATCTCTTGCTGTAGATAAATCATTATCTGCAAATCAAGGAAGAATCCTAAAAGAAATGATTGCTAATTTAGCTAATCTTCAAATTGAAATTGTTGATCAACTTCCAAGTATTGGAGAGACAAATATTATTTATCTTGTTAAGAAATCTGGTTCTGCTCCAGATATACATGATGAATATGTATTTGTTGATGGAAAATGAGAGAAGATTGGTGATACAGAAATTGATCTTTCTAATTATTATACAAGAGACGAAGTTGACGATAAGTTAACAGGTTTTGGAGCAGGAGATGTAATTGCAGAAGAGGCATTTACTACTGCGGATAGAGTAATAACTTCTAATGGTCCAGGAAAAACTGTTAAAGATTCAGGTATTTTAATTAGTAATTTAGCATTAAAGTCATATGTTGATGAGAAAGAAATAGCATGAGATAAAGTTACAGGAAAACCAGAAACGTATGTTCCTGCAGCACACACTCATCCTCTAGCTCAAATTACAGATGCAGGAGCTCTTGCTTATAAAGACAAAGTTGATGAATCAGATCTTAATTTTGATATACCTGATGGAACTGTAGTTGATTCTTCTTTAAGTACAAGTTCTGTTAATCCTGTCCAAAATAAAGTAGTTACTGAAGCATTAAATAATCGTTATACAAAGTCTGAAACTTATTCTCAATCTGAAATTGATGAAAAAATTGGTTCAGCGGGTGGTGGAGATGTAATGGCTAGTGGAAATCTTGCTGTAGATTATATTATAATTGGAGCAGGACCCAAATCTATTAAAAATTCTGGACAGACACTTTCTAATTTAGCATTAAAGAGTGAAATACCATCTTTAAGTGGATATGCTACTCAAAGTTGAGTTACGGGCCAAGGATATTCCACCGAGAATACTTGAAGACCAGTTAAAGTTGGAAGTACAACTTTAAATGATAGTTCTACTACATTAACTATTGCTAATGGTACTGGTATTGGTCTATCATTTTCTAATGGAACTTTAACTATTACTAATAGTGCTCCTGGATCTTCATATACATTGCCTGTAGCTAAAAATAATGTTTTAGGAGGAATTAAGACAGGATATACAGAGTCTGGAGGTGCTGAAATGGCCATATATGTCTTAGAGGATGGTACTGCTTATACTCTCTTAAAAGATACTACAGTTAAAACTGCTTTAGGCTTTACTCCAGCAAATGTTAACGATATACCTGAAATTCCTATCACACTTCCAAACCCATATGCATTAAATGTTACTGCAGGAGGTTCAACTACAAGTTATACAGGATCTTCAGCATCTACTATTGATTTAGATAATATTTATGCAAAAAAACTACCTTCTGTAGACACTCCAGGTAAACCAGGATTGTATTTTGCTAGCAGTGGCTCTGTGAATGTAACTGAAGTATATGTTACAGAAAATAATCCTGATGCTATTATCTTAGTAGCGAATACTGTTGATGTAACTTTTGGAGAAAACTATCACAAAATGGATGGAATTGATAGTTTATCTGGCGGAAACTACAAATGCTACTGTATAACTTATGTTAGAGGCGTTGTTTTAGTTAATGGGGCAATTTATGGTTAATTATGTTAAAGATTATTAGAGAAATTTTATTAAAAATTGTTAACGATATCGATACTGGTAATTCTAATCTTAGTCCAGAAGAGTGCGAAGAAGTAATTGAATATCTTTCTGGAATAACTAATAAGAATGAAAAACTTAGCAAGTATCAAGCTTGTAAATACTTAAAGGTTAGTAGAGCGACTTTTGACAATTATGTTAAGGCAAAGAAGATTCCTAATGGTCGTAAACAAATAGGTTTTAAAGAATTGTTTTGATATAAGAAAGACTTAGATAAATTTATAGAAAACAATTAGTAACAAGTTACTAATTATGGATCTTTGTAATCCCCTTAAGTTGAGAAACTTAAGGGGATTTTTTATTTTAATAGTAACGTTATGTTTTAGTCTTTTGCTATTGTAAATTTGTACTGTTGATCAACAAAACAAAAACAAAATGTTTAACAATTTAAGTATTTTTAATATGGCAGAAGAAAAAACTTATGTGTTTGGTGAAGGCGCAGGTAACAATGGTATTTTATCTCTTTTAGGTCCTATGCTTTCGCAGAAGGGTGTAGATCCAAACGTTCTATTAGCTATGCAAGGTCGTAATAACGATGGTTTTGGAGAAGGTGGATGGTTCATCTGGGTAATTTTCTTGTTCTTCCTTATGGGCTGAGGAGGTAACGGATTTGGTAATAATGGTGCTGGTGGTTTAGGCAATCAGCTTAATAATGATTATGGTAGAGAGATGCTATTACAAGCTATTAATGGAAACGGAAATGCAATTAGTCAGTTAGCTACTACATTAAATTGCGATATTAATGCTGTACAGTCAGCTATTAATTCAGTTCAAAGTCAGATTCAGTCTGTAGGTAATCAGGTAGGTATGAGTGGACAGCAAATTATCAATGCTATCCAAGCAGGTAATTGCCAGATTGCATCACAAATTGCATCATGCTGCTGCGATGTTCGTACAGCTATTGAACGTCAGGGATATGAAGGTCAGTTAGCTACTCTGAACCAAACTAATACTCTTGGAAGTAAGATAGATCAGCAAACTACTCTTATTAGTGATAAATTTTGTCAGCTTGAAATGAGAGAATTGCAGAACAAAATCGATGCTTTACGTGAGGATAAATCTGCGCTTATCAATCAGCTTTCTCAAGAGCATCAAACAAATGCTATTCAAGCTTTCCAAGCTCAAACGATGGCTCCCGTGAACGCGGCTCTTCAAGATTTAAGTGCAAGACTAGGTGCAATAGAATGTAAACAACCAGCTACAGTAACTATTCCTTATATTCCAGCAATGGGTAATTTAGTTCCTGTAAGTTATAGTCAGCCTGTTAACTTTAGTGTTAGTCCTTATACTGCTTCATGTGGTTGCTAATAAATATATAGATTATGATTAATATTATTGATCCTTATTGGTGGAATTTAGGTCCAATACCTGTTCGAAACGAAGGACTTCCAAGAATTGATATTGGAGGTATTTATAAGTTATCCACTAATGCAGTAGCTCTTACAGAGAGCTCTGTTGATTATGGTATTAATCCTTGTTTATATAGTAAATTACCATGTGAGAGTATAGTACTGTTGACAATACACGCTGATGCACCTACTGGTGGCGAAGATTTACCTGTATTAGTAGGAGTTCCTAGTGGAGCTTCAACAATATCGAGTGGAGACACTACAGGAAAAACTAAAATCAGTGTTGTAGATAGTCAAGGTTCTAACGTTACTGGTTCAAATGTACAAGGAAATACCCAACGTCTAGCGTATATCAATAAGAGTACGGGCGTAATAAGATTTTTAGAGTTTACTAACCCAGCAGCATAAGCTGCTTAGCAAATAATTTGTAATATATGTTTTCAAACTTAAGGCCAAATAGTCAGATATATATTTTATATAAAGACGCATCTCCACGTTTAGATGTTGGTTCTGTTGTAAGTGTTTCAATGCCTGTCCCTAAATATCCAATTCAACCAATGTTTGGACAGCCACAAGAGATGGTTGTTGATATTACCGTTAAGGTTAATAACCAAGACGTTACATATCAAAAAATTCCAGCTAATTTAGATATTGCAGATTTTAATAACAGTAATATAGTATTATCTGATAGTAGAGAAGCGATGAATGCAGAGATTGGCAGCCTAAAACAAAAAAGTGCAGCCATTATAAGTAGTGTAGATTTCCACAAAGAAATGATAACCTGCTTTGATCGCATTTTAACAGAATTAAATCCAGAACTTGCAGAAAAACAACAGCAACAATCTGAAATAAATTCTTTAAAAAATCAAGTAGGAGAAATGTCTAAAAGTATTACTGAATTAATGGAATTAAATAGAGAATTAATGTTACAATTAAAAAAGGAGTAATATATGAGAGTGTGGGAAATTAGAGAAGGCCGCGACAGAGAAATGGACTACAGAATGGGTATGCGTGATAAGTCAGAAAAAATGGAAAAAGCTGAAAGAGAAGCATACGAATGTGGCTATGAAGACGGATACGAAAAAGCTATGGAAGAAATGATGGGAGAACGATCAGGTTATAGATCATCTTATCGTTCTGGATATCGTGGAGGTCGGTAGTTATGAAAAGAGATAGACTAGATATTAGAGACAAAATGCCTTCAGGAATGGAAGAATATCTGGCACAAAACGGATGGCATTTTAATAAAAAGCTATGTGATTGAGCTGTATCTAAAATGCGCAAAAGAGGAGCTAATGGAAAGCCTGAAGAGGTAACATTAACTCCTAAAAGCGAATTAGAGCAATTATTTAGAAACTATGGAATAAAAGTAGATAATTGTGTAGGATACGATGTAATGTATGTATACCATATGGCCAAATCAGATTTTTTTGAATCATCTATTATTAGCGAACAGTATTTATTACAGTTTGTTAAAGATTACTTAGATGATATAGATGGATATGATGGAAAGGCTCTAACAAGATTTTATGCAGACTGCATAGGCTCAGGAACTCCAATAATGTGAGAAGATATGATCTAATATGGTAGTACAGAACATTTATTTGGAGGATTGAGATTGGCATGTAACTGTATATTATGCAGTAGATACTTATTATACAGATGAAATTCTAGAAGAGTTAGAACTAATAGGATGTAGTTGATCTGAACTTGTAAAAGCAGAAAATTTATTAAGAAGTAACCAATATAATATAGGAATTACCTATTCAAACTTCAAACATAAATGTTCCATTGTAGTTATTGGATTGACAACATCTGCTGAAGAATTTCAAAATACATTTGATCATGAAAAAGGTCATTTAGCAATGCATATTAGTTCAGCATTGAAAATTAAACCATATGGAGAAGAATATCAATACTTAACAGGTGAAATTGGTCAAAGTATGTTTAAAATAGCTAAAAGATTTTTATGTGATGATTGTCGTCAAAAGCTAGTCATAGAAATAAAAGAAATAGATAAAAAAGATTAATTTTTTACAAGATATGCCGCAGAAATGCGGCATTTTTTGTTTATATACAATAAATTAGACAAAAATTTGTTTATTTATTAAATAATCTATAACTTTGCAAATACAAATTAAAAATATGAACTAATATGAATAAAACTAAAATGAAAAAAATTGATTTAAATGTAGCTACTCGATTAATGTTACTGATGAATCTTCCTGAGCAAGGTTCTGTAACTGAAATGATTTCGAAAAGAAATGTTCGGAAAAAGATTGACTTTTCAAGTGAGGAAGTTGAAGCATTAAAGATTGAGAATAAAGATGGTAGAATTGTGTGGTCTCCTGAAAAGGAACTATTAACAGTTGAATTTACAGACAGCGAAATTGGATTCTTAAAGTCAATTATTGAAAAGCTTGATAAAGCTGGATCTATTACTGATAATATCTTAGACTTTGTAGAAGCTATTCAAAGTGAGAATTAATATAAAATTTATTCTATTTTATTTGGAAATTAAAAATTTATATATTATATTTGCTGCGAATATTAAAACACATTAATAATCAATTAATAAGGAAAAATAAGAATTATGATTATCGACGGACAAAATCATTGGGATGATCTGCTAGAACCAGATGATTCTGACACAAAAACTAATCTCGAAGGAGATACAAATCCTGATAACCAAAATGAACCAACTCCTGAACCAATCCTTGATGACACTAACTCAGATCCTGAACCAAAAGATAAAGATCTTGATGTATTTAGTGAATTCTTAAAAGGAAGAGGTTTAAGAGATGGAAAAACATTAATTTATCAAGATGAAGAAGGTAATGAACAAGAAGTAGATTTCAATACTTTAGATAGGGAAGAACAACTAAATATTTTAAATGAATTAGCAAAACCTGACTTAACTGAAGATGAAGTTCATACTATTGAGTACCTTCGTAACAACAATCTTACAATTCAAGATGTTGTTGAATACTATTCTCAAAAAGCAGTACAGGACTACATTAATCAGAATGGACCTGTTAATAAAGCTTATTCTGTAGATGACTACTCTGATGAAGAATTGTATATTGCCGATCTTAAATCTAAGTTTGAAGGTATGACTGAAGAGGAAATTCAAGCAGATTTAGACTTAGCAAAGAGTAATGAAGACTTATTTAAGAAAAAGGTAGAGACAATTCGAAACCAATATAAAGCACAAGAAGATAAAGCAGTAGAAGATGCACAAAGAGCTCAAGAGGAACAGTATAACGCATTTAAATCAACACTTGAGGAACAGTTAGTAAATTTCAATGAAATCTCTCTTGACTATCAAGATGAAAAATCTGATAGTTTACAAATTGAAGATCACGATAAACAAGAGATCTTTAGTTATATTCTAGATCAAGATGAAAATGGAGCTAGCCAGTTCTTTAAAGATTTAAATGATCCACAAGTTCTTGTAGAGCTCGCTTGGTATCGTCTCTTTGGTAAAGATGCTATTTCAGGTATTTCTCAGTATTATAAGAGTTTAATTAAGGAAACTAGGAAGCCCGCAGCTCCTAAGAATGAGCCTCCTAAACCTTCAACTGTAATACCTACTAATGAAGAGAAAAATAAATCAAATCCAGATAAATCAATCGCGTCATTATGAGATGACGAATTATAAATAAACAATTAAATTAAACAATATGAGAATTTCTAGTTTTAGTACAGTACGTCCTCAGATGAGTTCAACTCGTACATATGAGGATTTTTACAAATTTTTAGGTGAAAAACCTGCACGTCTTGGTATTGTATCATCACTTTATGAGCAGTATACCGCATCGTACCTTACTGAATCTCTGATGAATATATATACAATGGAAAAAGACAAGAAAAATAGTTTCCAAAGTATTAATTCATTTATGGTAGAGTGGGACATTAATGTAGGATTTATTAAGAGAATTCCTTTCCTACAGGTTCCTGATGGCGATGGTGCTCAGGGTACTGATATCATCTTCCACTTCCCTGAAAATTATTATCAGAGAAATGACGTAATGATCATCGAAGGATCACGTCAGCAAGTTATCTTCCTGTCACGTCCTGTTCGTAGATCAGATAGAGACTGGGAGATTGTAGGTAAACTACAAGATTCAGATTACAATGCTACTCTTGATGTTGAATTCTGCCAGCCAGGTATGAAGACTCGTTTCTTAACGAATTATCAGCCTGAAATGCATGAGGAAGGATACGTTAAGTATCAGTCAAATGTTGAGAAGCATCGTACATTTATTGCAACACACCGTGCAGATGTAGACTACACTGCTAAGTATCGTGCAATGGAGGACGTTTTCATTCAGATTGGTAAAGGAACAGAAAGTGATCCTGTTTACAAAATGAATGCTGCAGAAAAAGATTGTCTTGATAGCTTCATGGCTGCTCGTGCAAATGCACTGCTTTGAGGTAAGACTAACGTAGATAAGAATGGTAAACCTAAGATCTTTGATCCTGAAACAGGTGAGCCTATTATCTCTGGTGATGGTATTATTCCTCAGATTGAGCGCTTCGCAGGTAAATATGTGTATTCAAAGATGACTAATAAAGTTATGAATACTGCTATCCTTGCTATGATTGCTAAGTCAAATAATCCTACTGGCAATAAATATATCTTTATTTGCAATACTCCTATGTGGGCTGAAATTCAGGATAGTCTATCAGGATATCTTCGTGATTGGAAGACTGTTGGTACATTCATGTTCTCTAAGGGTGCTAATGATTATATCAAAGTTGGTGCAACCTATAACTCATACGAGTATGCAGGTAATACTGTAACTTTCAAAGTTGACCGTGCTCTTGATATCGAATTCCCTGAGAAGAAATATGGTATCTTCCTTGATCTGACTGCTGATGCTGCTAGTGGAAAACCCGCTATTGCAATGTTCACATTCAAGAACAATGAGTTCTGCCATAACTGGTTAGAGGGTGTTGGTCGTAGAAGTGGACGTGAAAGTGGTCCTGTTGCAAGCCCAGTAGCTGCAACTAAACTTATTGACTGGGGTTATGCTGGTGTTGGTGTATTCAACCCATATCGTAGCTTTATCTTAGTTAGTGAAAAGTAATATAAAAAGATAGAATAGAATATTAGTAGGCTTCTCCTTCGGGAGAAGTCTACAAAATATTTAAAACTTAGATATCATTATTTGGTATAGATAAATTTAATAAGAATAAATATGAATAATATAGTAACTTTAAGAAATGTATATGGTAAGGAAAAAGCACATTGCTTTATTAATCCTTTAAAACAAGCAAATGGTTCAAACTATCCTTTTGTAAAAAGAGTTCGTCAGGTAGACGCTAGTGGAGATACAGAAATGATCTTAAGTGAAGCAGAAATTAATAGTCCTGATAGTAATTACTTTATTAAGGAAGATGAACGAATAGAGATTTATGATGGTAAAACGTTTGATTTAGATAATCCTCTGGAAAGAAATATTTGGACTTGCATTAAAGATTCATTCTTAATTGCACCTGAAAGAGATTCTAAAGATTCAAAAGGTAATCTTTTAATTGACGGAGGTCCAAAACGTTATGGTCAAGCTGAATTCTATGTAGAAAGACCTGGAGTTGAATCTGAAAAACGTATCGAACGTATGAAGCTTGTAACAAAAGCGTTCACTTATATTGAACAAGATTCTGCTAAAGGAAGACTTACCAAAACAAGGTTACTTGGCAAATCAATGAGAAATGCTCCTGACTCAGATGTTCAGGACTATTTATATCAAAGAGCGGAAAAAGATCCAATGGTTGTTATTGACCTTTATACAGGATCAGATACAGCACTTAAACTGCTGCTTATTGACGCAAAAGAACAACGTGTTATCAACCTTCAAAGTGGAGTTTGGATGTATGGGGATGTTCGTCTAGGTACAACTGACGAATCTATCTTACTCTTCTTGAAGATTCCTGCAAATAAAACTATCTACGAGGGTATTACATTAGAGACATACCCTGATCTTCAGAAACTAAGTTTAAAAGAAACAGTAGAGGAAAAGGCTGAAGATAAAGCTGAGGAAAAAGTTGAAAAGACGGAAAAGAAGAAAAACAATAAATAACAATATATAATGACTATTAGACAAGCATATGAATACATTTTAGTTGAATGCAACAAGGTGAAAGCTCCTCAAGTTTTACTTGAGGACTTCATATACTTGTTTAATAAAGCAATTCAACAATATATAAATAGTGTATATAATAGAAGTGAGTACAATCAACAAAGTTCAGATGACTTAGGATTTTTACAAACTACATCAGTAATTAAAGTAGGTAAAATTGCTCCAAGACAGGAATTTAATGATACTGTTTGAGAGCTACAACTTCCTAAAGATTACTTACATATGTTGAATTGTATTGCAGAATTTACAGGTAGTGATTCAAATAAATCTAGATGTGGAAATGGAGTGCAAAGAACTATTACTTCAACATGTCAAAGATTAACTGCAGATCTTTATGCAGGTATTATTAATAATTATTATATGAAACCTTCACATAAGAAGCCATATTATTATATTATTAATAGAAATGAAAAAGATCAACCAGTAACAAATCCTGTTATGGATAATGAAATTAAAGAAGGTAGTTATCGTCCTAATTATATTAAAACAGAGGATGGAAAATATCGATTTTATGCATTAAAAGAACCATATAAAAGGATTGTAAATCAATCTTCTGTAAATTTGGAAATACATAGTGGTGATTCGAATTGAAGTTTAAATAATGTATATATTACTTATGTAAAAGCTCCTATGTATGTTTCCATGACTCAGGATGATGTATTATTACCAGAAGATAATACTCAAACCCTGGAATTTCCAGACTATGTTTGTTACGAGATTATTAATATCGTAACTAGACTATTATTAGAGAATGCAGGTGATCCAAGATTACAAACAAACGTTCCTATTAATCAGACTATAGCAGTTCCTGGAAATAAATAAATTTATTAACTTAAAAATTAAAAATTATGTTTGATTTTCAAAAAGAAGTAATAATTAATTCAAACCTGCTTGACGATGGTGTAAATCCTCGTTTTATGGTTATGGATGGTCCTGTTAAATTATTTCGAGTATTACGTTGTGCAGACTATAGAAAAGAAGGCTTAGTCGAAGGAGTTATTTACAAAACTCCAGCAGAAAAAGGCCAAGTCGCTAGTGCAGCATTTAATTTACCTACGAAAGAAGGTACTTATAGAGTAGTAATTGGTATTACTCTAATCGGTAAATACCTTGCAGATTACGCTATGCCTTGGTCAAATTTTGGTAAGGCTGTACTTGCTGAATTTGAGGTTTCTGCTGAAGATTTAGGAAAGACTAAAGAACTTCAGGAAAAAATGATTAAGGCTATCGAAATGGCTATTCCTGAAAACTACAGATATGTAAGAGTATCTGCAGAAGATTCAGGCAAAGTACTTGTAAGTTGCACTGATTCACATCAGGTCATTACTGTAGCTGAACTTCAGGAACAAAGAGGTATTAGTTGTCCTGATAGTTGCACTGAGAAGCAATATGTAACGGTTGATGAGGCTGTAGAAGTAACTAAGAATAAAATGGAAATTGGTACTGCTGCTTGGCTTCAGGAGAATCTACGTTTCCCAAGTTATCCTAATATACGTTATGCAGCTCTCAATGAAGAGGAGTATCCAGTAAACGGAGGTTTGTATACTCAATTCTCATTCTTATATTGCATGCCTCGTAAGGGGCTTCATGGACAGGGAACAGTAGGACAAGCTCTTAAATCAGTTACGACACATACGTTCTATGTATTATCATCACTTGTTGATAAGTTTGAAGAGGATCTGAAAAAAGTATTTGGAGACGATTCAATTAAAGTTGTTAGTCCTGATAATACTGAATTAATTAATATCGAATTCGTATCTGCACTTAAGGTTTCAGTACAGGATATTAACGAAGGAAAAGCAATAATTAAAGCAAATGTATCTGGTCCCGCTGTTAGTCCAAATCTTATTAAATATTCAATTAAAGAAGAAGATAGTAAGTATCAAATCGATAACGATGGTAAGCTTACTGTAAAAAAAGGACAAACTGCAGCAGAAGATGATAAGTTTACAGTTAAAGCCTCTTATGGTAATGCTGTAGCAGAACAAGAGTTTACAGTAGGAGCTTAATACTCCTTTTAACATATATCACTAGAAGAAGGCAGGGCGGGGTATTTCCCTGTCCTGCCTTTAATTTTTTAAACTGAAGTTTATGACAATAGAACAAATAGCAAGTGCTGTATATAATAATACAGTAACTGGATTAGCTGGAATTACTTCAAATCCCAAAATATCTGTAGAACAACTTCAGGATGAAGTAGTAGCTGAACGTAATCAGATAATGAGAGAATTTCTTTTAAAAGGAATTTTAACTTTAGACGAATTATTTTTAGCAATTAATTGTATTGAAGTTGATTGTGATTATATGTCAAAATGTTGTGATTTACAAGTTGGAGAAAAAGCATTACATTTTGAAATCCCACCAATTATTTATATAAATGGAATTGATACAATAAGATTTGTTGGCAGTATAGATAGGCATACTCGTTATAATATTTATACAGATGAAACTTATAGATTTCATAAGTATAGGAAAAATAAGCCAGGAAGTCCATATGTTTATATAGACACTGCAATTAATTCTAATGGTAATATGGACGGATATATTTTTAATGTTCCTTTTGTAAAATATATATCTGTAATTGCACTATTCTTAGATCCAAGAAAGCTTTTAGAATGAGATTGTTGTTCTGAAAACCCTGAGGTATATCTAGATTGTGGAATTTTATCTGATGAAATTATTAAAAGAATGACTGAGAAATATATTCGCTGGTATCGTCAACTTGCAACTCCTGTTACGCCTAACGATCAAACTCCTCGTTAATAACAATGTATAGAGGTATAATTTATAAATATACATCACCTTCGGGTAAAGTGTATATTGGACAAACAACAAATGAAAGAAGGAGAAGATGACAATTTAACTCATTGCAAATAAAATATGGCTCAAATAAAATAGATAATGCTCGCAAAAAATATGGACCTACTAATTTTCAGTATGAGATATTATTTGAGTGTAAACAAGATAACTTGAAAGTATTAACTTCAATTCTTGATTGCAAAGAAATTGAATTGATAAAGTATTATAATTCTGTTGATTTAGGATATAATTGTGCTTTTGGAGGAATACTAAATACTAGAGGAGTTAAGTTAACAACTAAGCAAATTAATATATTAAAAATAGCTAATTCTAAAATAGTTTATCAATATGATTTATTTGGGAAGTTTCTTAAATGTTGGAATTCAACTATGGAGATAGAAAGAGAATTAGGTATACCTCATGCTTTAATTAGCAAAAATTGTAATGGACAAACAAAACATTGTAGAGAATACATATTTACTTATACAAAAGGTGTTTTTAAAGTTCCAGAAAGAATCCATAATACTAAGAGAGTTCAGATTATTGAATTTGATTTAAATCATAATTTTGTAAAAAGTTGACCTTCTCTAACAAGCCTTGCAAAATATATTAATATAGATAGGAAGGTTCTAAAAGAAAAACTTATCAATAAAGAGTTGTTTTATAATAACAGTTATTTTAAGATTAAATAACTATTATAATCAAAGTATAATAAAATAACATTAACTTATGAAGTTAAATAATATAAATTCTGTATATTCTCTTGCCAATATATTATATGGGGTTACAATAAATCCTGATAATTTTGAGGATATAGTTTTAAATGGTTTACAGTTAATAGGTAATAAACATTCTAGAATGTATAGATATGTAGGAGATACTACAAATAGAATACTAGAATTACCTTGCAATTTATCTTTTATAGAATCTGTAACAATTCCATTTGAAGACTTTCAATCTACTTCAGACACTAGTATCTTCCCATTAGTTCAAAATGCTTATTATGAAAGATATAATGAAGCTTGAAAATGGAATAAAGATCCATTATACCAATCAGGAAAACTATTAAATTATAATGAGATAAATAATGCATTAGAGTTTGATAGAGATTATTCGAATGTATCTGTACTATATCATGGTGTAATTGTAGATGATGATGGACTTCCACTTATAACAGATAAAGAATTAACTGCGTTAGCTGCATATGCTGCATATATTGATTTATATAAAAAGAGTCTTGTATTAAGAGATAGTAATTCTTTTCAAATGGCTCAAGCAGTTAAACAAGAATGGTTAAGAGCTTGTAGTGATGCTAGAGTTCCTGAACATATCTCGCAAAATGAAATGAATGAGATTCTTGATGCTCGTACACGTTGGGATAGAAAGCAATATAAGAAATCATTTAAACCTGTTAACTAATGAATAAAAAAATGTTTCCTCATGGTTTTAACTCTAGGGAACTATATAATGGGTTAAATCCTAAATTATTAAAAGGAAGATGAGTAAAAAATAGATATAAAGATCGTAAGAATCTAGCTGCTAAGATTTTTGATGACTGTTTTTATGAGATCTTATTGGATATTATAAATAATAATGTTACCTTTGTACTACCTCTGCGTTTTGGGAATTATGGAGAAATTTCTATGAAACAAATTGCAGATGAAGACTTTAAACAAGCATATAGAAGAGGTAAATTTAATAATATTGATTTTGTATTATCTCAATTTACAGGAAACCAGCTAGTATATAGATATATGAAGCATAATAAAGAAACTATGGAAAAACCAATCTATGTTGATAAATATCTTAAAAAACTCATAGATCAATATACTGAAGAAGCAAAAGTGTATTATTAATTATGATTAAAGAATTAGACGATTATTTAGGTATTATACAAGAAAAATATCCAAAGATCTCAAAAGATGAGTTAAAAAGAGTTATAGAACATGGTTTTAATAGTTTTCATTTATTAGCTAAGAGTGGAGCAGATGTAGTTTTAGGAAATCATAACTATACTGCTTTTTGCGGAAAGATGTTTTTTGATGATTATAAAAGAGTTAGATATAATAATATTAAACATCGTATTAAATTAAGACTGAAATATAAGTACGCTCAAGAAGTATATAACGGAGCGTACTATTTCGGTCTAACTGAAGCTGAGTGAGAATTTTATAAAACTCAGATAACTTCAAAGCGTAGATCTAAAATAAAGTTTAGAGATTTGAAGTTATATAAAATACAAGAAGAGTGTTATTTAGATAGATCTAGAACACATTTCTTTAAATTATACTATCCTATCGATGTAGGATGAACGTTTTTAAAAAATGAAATTACAACAAGAAATTTTGAATACATTGCGTATAGAGATGCAAAGAATAAAATAATAATGATTTAATATGGCAAAAGAAGAAAGAATAGGTAATCCTTATAAAAACTTAGTTTTTAGAACCTCAGGAAATATTAGAGTATTAGTTGGAGATAAGTATTATACTTTGAAATACGATACAGAAAATGCAGATGATAAAAGTTCTAATGCTGCAGAATCTAATTTTATAATTGCAGAAGAAGGAATGGAGCCTTATCTTTCTGGAGAACTAGAATATCCTGGAGACTCAAAAATTATTTTTGCACCTGGAGACAATATATATTATACTGATAATGAAATGTATCTTCCGTTTGATAAGGAAGAAGATACAGAAGGGCTATCAGTTTCTACAACTAATACTTTTAATGATACAGTTATTTTTAATGGAAATCCTGCGTTTGTTATTAATGGAGATAATACTAGAATAAATAACTTAAATGCTGAATATCTTGATGGCTATTCTGCGTCAGATTTTATAAAAAAAGAGGACACATTAGAATTTGAATCTATTTCTACATCTGATGGACAATTTAAAGTTGATAGTGGAAATATTACAGCAAATTCTATTTCTATTATAGATGGGAATATTGAGAATCTTTCATTTCAAAATTTAATAGGTAACATACAAATTGGTTCTAGTATAAAAGTTAACAGCTTTATTGAATTCTTAAATTCAAAGTTTATTAGTTATGATGTAGATATACTTAGCATTATTTATAATTTATTTGTTGAAAATGAAATAAATACTTCAGATAACTTTTATAATTTAGCAAACAATTTATTTGAAGCAGTAAATAGTGACTATATATGAACTCCTGAAACAGCAGAATATGTTGTAGGATCAGACATTATATTTAAACCTAAGGATTTAGAAGTTTGAAAAACTATTACTACTAAATCTCAGGGAACTTTATATGATATTTTATCAAAAATAATATATTTAGAACCTATTCCAACTAAATATAATGGAACTGGATATACAATTGAGTTTTCCACAGGAAAAATGAATATTGGTACAGAATTTACCTTTAATGCAAACAATACTGTTTATAAAGATGCAGATGGTAATATTATTACAAACCTTTGTACAACTGATTACACTACAAGCGAAACAAATAATATTGTAGTAAATGCAATTATAACCGCTATTGATGGATCTAGAATGTCAATTATTACAGATTTACAAACATATGTATTTAAAAATTCTTATACAGAAAGTACTAAATATGAAATTATTAATGCCAAAGACGAAATAATTGGCGCATATAATATTACTGAATATACAATAAATTCTGAAGATCTTGGTTGCATTCCTGATTATACAGTTAATTTAGATGTAATAGGAAATAGTATTGGAGCAATTGGAAATTTAAGTGGGATTACTGATTCCATATTTGGAGAATTAACTGGAAATGGAATTTATTGTCCTGAGAATTGTACTTTAATAAATCCAAATATTGCATGACCTTTTTTAAAAATCAGTAATACTTTAGCAGAAGTTAAAATTCAGGAGCAACCGTGAATTACAATTAATAAAAGTCTAGGTAAAATTGAAACAGAGTCTTATTTAATTGATTCAACAGGATTAATTAAAACAAAATCTGCTACATTTAATATAGACGGCTCATTAGAAACAAAAGCGTTTACTATATCTGTAGATGGAGATTTTGAAACAAAAGCAATAGTAATAAATTCAGATGGAACTGTAACAATTGGAGATAAATCTGGAACTTTACAAGTTGATGAAGACGGTATATTGAAATTAATTTAATATGGAAAGATTAACACAAACTAGTCAGTTTAATGGAGGAATGATTAAGGATCTTCACCCTTTAGTAACTCCAAATACTGTTATGACAGACTGTCTAAATGGAACTTTAATTACGTATAATGGGGATGAGTTTATTCTTCAAAACGATATGGGTAATTATGCCTTTCAACAAGGAAGTTTAACTCCAAACTATGTTCCAGTTGGACTAAAAGAATATGGAGGATTATTATATATAATATCTTATAATCCTATAGAAAATAAAGCAGAAATTGGCACATTTCCTGCTCCTCAAACTATTTTCAATAATATTGAAGGAAATAATACAAATAATAGTTTAAATTTTATTGAGTTAGAAGACAGTACATATAGTTTTTATTCTAATATAAATAATCAACCTGTTACTTTATTAAGTAAAGATAAGGATATTAATTTTTATTTATCTCCAGGTGATGAATACTTATTATATTATAAAAACGATAAAGGAGAATCAGAAGATTTACTTTCTTCATCTACAGAAAAATTAAATTGGCAACATTTAAATCTATATGTCTTAACTGATGAAAATAAGTTATATAGAATAAATAATTATATTAATTTTAGAACTGAACAAGATGTTGAAACTAGTACTGATTATAAACCAATTTCTTGGGAAATACCTGGTTGATTAGCTGCAAGATTTGAGATCAATGCTCCAGAAGAATTTGGAGTGTATTTTGAACAATCAAATGTAATAGTAAATCAAACTAGTGATAATAAATATGTTGTAACTCCTACTGGAAATCTAAAACTAAAAACTATTTGAAGTAAAGAAACATATGATAATATTCGTTTAAATTACATTAAAGATAATTTATGTTTTATATTTCACGATACATCAGATATTAAATCTGATATTAACGAGAAAACAAAAAATGTAAAACATTATAAAATTGAGCAGAGTGAAATTTCTATTTTAGAATATAATGATGTTCAATCTATTTTACATACAACATACCAAAAAACAGATATAGAATATAACTATGTTACTCCTGCCTTAAAAGTAGGAGATAACTATATAGTATATGATCAGTTTACAACAGTAATTAGTACTGAATCACAAACAATTGATGCTAGTAAAATAACATTTGGAGAAGAGTATTTTAAGTATTATGTAGATCAAAATTCTACAACTTTATACTTTGATTTTAAAGCAGCTCCAGGTATAAATATTGGATATAATCTATATCGGTACTCTCCCGAAGCTCCTTATGAATATAAAAAATGCATTATAGAAGGAGTAGGAGATGAGATAACATTAAATAGTGGCATAAAAACATATTCATGAAATGAATTAGACTATAATGGAGTAAATATTGTTGATATTCCTTACTATTCAGGAGATTATGATAAAAATATTAATCATTTTGATAAAGAGGATATTTATACATTAGAAATATATTTTTTTATTAAAACTGACTCTAATATAGTATTAGGAGATAAAAAAGAACAAATCTTATATATCTCTGAACTTACTAATTATTTTTATGCTTGAGATAATTACAAAAGTATAACTGTAGAATTATGAGCTAGTAATATATCTCATCAATTAAATGTTACAGCAAACAATCTTAGTAAAATATTAGGGGACGTTCCTACAGATATAGTTCTTATTAAAAATATTGATGGAGATGATTATGTAGAAACAGACTCATTAAAAATAGAAGATACATTTGAAACTGAGAAAAATATTAGAAAATACTATGGAGATGCATTTATAGTAGAAAATAAAACGACAAACAAAGTTGGAAGTGCTAATGTTAGAGCTGCACAAAGATATACACTTCAGGAAAAAGGTAAAGAGGACTTGTTTAAAATAATTCTTCCAAAAAATCAATATAAAATATCCGACGTTTCAAATGAATATGAAACTGGAAGGTTATGAAAAAATTTAATATTAGATAAAATTGGAAATAATTGCTATTTTGTTGATACATTAAATAAATCACATAAAATTAGTATTGAAAATAGTTCAAATGTAGACTTTATTAATAAAAATGTAAATATATATTTTGATATATATGATGAATATAAGTTAGTAGTTACTAGTGGGTCTCCTATTAAAAAAACTGTAGCAAATGAAATAATTACATTAAATAGTCTTAGCACTCTTAAAGACTGAAATAATACATACGATTATAGTAACAATATTATAGAAATAAAATCATTTTTAACATATTGTTTATGAGATACTTACGGATCTAAATCAGGTTCAATGAATATCGAATGAAGAAAATATACAAAGTCTGCAGAAAAATGAACTGTTCAAAACAATAAATATAAAAATAGCAAAAATGGAAAATTTATTGAACTAGAAAATATTAATGATGCATTAAGTACTCCTCAGTTAGAGCGTTGATGCTATAGTAATAATAGTATTTATGACAAACGAATGATTTCTGAAGGAGATCCGTTATCATCTAATAGTGGTCATTTAAACTCAGGACAAATGCGGCAAGTAACTAATGCTATAAATGGCCCAATGATGTTTGCTGTAGATAATCGAAAAGGAAAGAATCATAAAATAAGAGCCACAACTGAATATAGTAATTATAAATGATGATTATTTGGAGTACTCATTCCTAGTGATCGTACTGATAGAGTATGAGCTATTTTTTATTCATTTCCTCCTGCAAATGGTTCTGGGAACAATGATACAGAAAGAGATATTATGCAATTGCAATCTATGTTGTTATATACTGCTATGATGGCTTATATACGAATAGCAAATACAGTTAAAAATGTAAGTTTTTATTTTTATAATTTTTCAATTACTAATAATAAGTTTAATTCTTTTAAAACAAAATCTTTAAATGTATTAGTAAAATTTAATTATAACTATAATTATATCCAAAATGATACTCAACTTTCTGAAACTATAGATAGTATTAAAAAGGAATTAAATAAAGATGATAATAATACAATTACTTCAAGAATTGCAATTTCAAATACTTTCTATTTTTCAGATTCAAATAATACAGAAATGAAATTAGAGAAATTTATTACTGATATTAATAATCAATTTAATATACTACGTGATAAATTTTCTAATGTACAAAACTTAAAAAATAAACAAGTTTATTTAGATGAATCATATGATGAGGAATCTAACGAAATTAAATTGTCTAAACTTGTAGAAAATTTACAGTATAAGGATGGAAGAGTAGTTATAGCACTAGATAATAACTTTAATAGAGGAGAGTTAGCTATAGAACAAAAAAATGGTAGTTGGTGTGATATTGCGTTATGTAATATAATAACATGTGATAGGTAATATGGATGTAACTTTAAAAGTTAAAAAATATAAAACAGAAGGAGATGTTGCTTGAGAATATCATCCACTAAGAAATCTTAAGGCAGATGATGGTAGTATTACTAATTTTCAAGTAGACAATAATCAACTTAATATTGGTTTAGAGAATCCGATTGATATTGAATGTCAACAAAGTTATGATGGATCTGTAAACTTAATATTAAACGACGATGTAAATCCTCCACGTATAATTAATAGCCGAGTTACCTTATTAGAAGGAGATAGATACAAAGTTATTAATCGAAATCAAAATAAACAATCTAATCTATATGATGAAAGTTTCCTTGATCAGGAAACTAGATTATTTAGAAATGTGCAAAAGATCCCAAAGTTGAAGCTTAACAAAGTTTCAACTTTTGGGCAATTAAAAGGAGGTAACTATATTTTCTATTTAAAATATCTCGATGAGGATTTTAACGAAACAGATATAGTTGCTGAAACTGGTATAATTTCTGTATTTAAAGGAACTATCAATAATCCAAAAACATGTAGTGGTGCTTTTATGGATGAAAGAACAGATAAGTCAATATTACTTAACTTTTATAATATAGATACTTCTTTTAAATACTTTAATCTATACTGCTTACGAAATACTTGTGATCAAAACGGAGTATTAGTTCAAGAAACATATAAAATCAATGTTAATTATGAAATTGTTTCTAGTTCCCAACTAATAACTATTACTGGACATGAAGAAACTTCGCAAGTAACAGTTGAAGATTTAAATATTCAGTACAATTATGTTGAGAGTGTGAAAACTCAAACACAAGTACAAAATATGTTATTTTTTGCTAATGTAGAGAAAAATGAAGATGAGAACACTAGTCTAAGAAATTTATCTTTACATATAGTAGCTAAAGAAGTTCAGGATGAAAATTATAATATAGGATATATTCATCCTGATACTTTTGTAACTAAAGAAAATCTTGACGATTCTCAAATAGAATACTACTCTCCACAAAATCTATATTATAGATTAGGATATTTTCCAAAAGAACTATATCGATTTGGAATAGTTTATATCTTTAATGATGATCATTTATCTCCAGTATATAACTTAAGAGGAATAGACTTTAACTATACAATAGAGAAAAAAGATAAAATAAACTTTAAATTTGAAAATAAAATTGAAGATATTGAGCTCACTGATTTTCTAGATAAGACTAAACTTGAAAATACTAATGGAGTATTTAGATTTAGTAAAGATATAGACATAATTGATTACAGTAATCAGAGAGTAGTTCCGCTTGGAATCCAATTTCAAATTCCAGAAATTGTAATAGATAAGCTTAAAGAATATAATATTAAAGGGTACTTTTTTGTTCGCCAAAAAAGAATACCTAATTTTTTAGCACAAGGTTTTAGTATTGGAGTTGATGAAGCTAGCAGTGTTCCTACACTTAGAGATGGTACAGAAAATGGAAGTCCTAAGTATATAGCAGAATCATTTATAAACAAATCTCGAGTATTAAATACAGAATATAATTCAAGAAAGATTATTAGTAATATGAAATCTAGTTCTGGATTATTATGTATTGATTCTTATGTAGATAAACAACTACAGTCTTTATTTAATGGATCTGAGTTTAACTTAATAAGAAAAACTGAATTTGAAGATAGTTTAAATAATATCAAGACTAGAATTTATTATCCAAATTATAAAACTCAAAGTGGAACAGATTCTGAACAAGTAAAAGGATTAATTTATGTTGATTCTGAAGTACCTCAAAGAATTCTTGACGATTATGCTTTTAGTACAAAAGCAGGTATGCAAGAGGATTTAAAACAAGTAGTTTCTTTTGGACACACTGTTACAGATAATGCAACTTCAACTGATTATATCAGAGGTATATTTACATCTTTTATTGGAGTTAAAGGAGATGTTGAGGATAATTGTTTATATGATATTTATATAAAGAATTACAGTGAAGCATTTCTTGAAGAATATTTTACAATTAGAATGAGAGATAATTCTCCATTTTTTGCAGTTAGTGATAGATATAGCTTATCTGATGAAGAAGTAGTTAACGATATAGAAAAAGATCAAATTGTTACTAAAAATTGTCCATTATGAGAAACTTCGGTTTCAGATTATGCATTTGAGAAGGATTTGATTGATTATCTAAATACCGCATTAGAATATAAGGATAGTATAGATGATAGTACTGATGATAATATAGCAATTAAAAAGTATATTGCTGATAATCCTAATTTTACAGAATTTACATTTACGCAACTGCGTAAAGACTATTTAGCTATAGATAATTCAACTAACAAAAAGTTAATTCCAATATCTTTTACATATAAAACTGATATTAATTTAAATACAGTTCCTATTGTATTTAGAGGAGACTGCTTTACAGGAACAGTATGTACAAGAATGCATCGTAATTTTACTTCAACCTCTGTACCTATTAACGATACAATTGTTGATCCTAATTGCTGGAAAGACAATTTTAAAGGAGCTAGAAGTACTACAGATTGAGACGCAATCAATAAAGCTGATGTAGATGCAGTTCCAATTGGAACATGGTTTGTATATAAGTGTTTATCTAATTCAAATATTGGATTACGGTCTTTAGATCCATTCAATACAGATGAATACGCATTAATGGGAAACTATAGAAACTTTTATCCTGTAAATGATATTTCAGTAAAATCATCTGCAAAGATTCCTGAATCTGCATTATTAAACTTTGGATATAATACTACAGTAGGAGTAAAAAGAAATTATGCTTTTGAAATAGTACCTTATATTAAAGATATATTTGATACTAGAATAATGTTTAGTAATGTTCAAGTAGACGGTTCATTTAAAAACTCATATAAGGTATTCCAAGGATTATCATATGAAGACATGGATAGACAGTATGGAGGAATAGTTAAAATACTTCCTTGGCAAAATAATATTCTTTGTGTCTTTGAACACGCTATTGCGGTAGTACCTGTAAATGAAAAAGCTCTTGTACAAACTACTACTGGACAAAACATTCATATGTATGGTTCTGGAGTTCTTCAAAAGCAAATGACAATGATTTCTGATATGTATGGATCAAGTTGAAAAGATTCAATTATTAGAACTCCAAGAGCTTTGTATGGAGTAGATACATACGCTAAGAAAATTTGAAAACTATCAGAAGAAGGATTTGAGTTAATATCAGAATTTAATATTCAGAGATATTTAAACGATAATATCAATTTAAAGAAACTCGAAAAATCCGTTATTCTAGGAGTTAGAAATGTAAAGACTCATTTTAACTCGTATAAAAATGATGTGATGTTCACTTTTTATAATAAAGATAAAATTTGGAACATCTGTTATAATGAAGTACGAAAAATGTGAGTAACTAGATACTCATGAACTCCATTCTTTTCAGGTAATCTATATAATAGTTATTTTAGCTTTGATCTTTCTAAAACAAATATCTATGGAATTTTAAATAATAATCTTAGGAAACAATCAGAATCAATAATTGCTCCAATGAACCCGTGAAATGGGTTATGAGATGATATAAATATTGATAAAGATTTAAGATTTATTTCTAATTCAGAATATGCGAATTTCAATATTCAATCTGTAAAAATTACAGGTTATTATTGAGATGAAAGAGTTAAATCAGAGGTATTAATAGACAAACACGCAGAAAATGATTATAGTTTAGCAAAGGTTGATAATGATAATTTTATAATTGAAGCTAATAACGTAATAATTCCTAAATCTGAAAAAGATGAAGAAACAGGATTATATTTTTGAAAAGTAGGAGAAGAATACTTAACTTTAGATGGAGTTAGAATTCAAACAAAGGATAATAATGAAGCTTCTCAACAATATGCATTATATGTATATTATATATCTTATGTTTATAATAAAGAGGATAAAACTGTAATTAGATTTAAAAAGAATACTAACAGTAAATATCTATACTATGTTATAAATATAGAATATACTCCATATCTTTTATCTAAATATAAAGGAATATATAATAGTTCTAAAGTAAGTAATAATGATTATTTAGTATTTGCTGCGACTAGAACTTATGATGTCGGTTTACTTATTCCTGAAGATCAATTACAATCTGCAGAAGAGAAAAATAAATGAAGAAAAGCTTTATTAAATAATATATATTTACATGGTAGAGCTGGAAATATTGATGAAGTAGATTACAATAATCCAGATTCAAAGAGAAGAATATTCCCAACTAAATGGTATGATAAACAAGAACCATTTGAATTTGAATTTGTTGTTAATACTCCAGCTGGATTACATAAGATATTTGATAATTTAATTATTGTTTCTAATAATGTAGAACCAGAATCTCTTGAAATAGAAATTGTTGGAGATGTGTACGATTTTGATAAAGAAAACATTTATTCTTCTATTAAAAAGGGAGAAAGTATTACAAATGTTTTTCCTAAGATTTTGTTAGATGAAGATGAAGATAAGAAAAAGGAATATTATACAACAGTTACATGAGATAATATGCGTAATGAATATTCGTTATTAGTACATCAAGATTGTTTAAATATTAAAGAGTATGGCAGAAGATTAGGAAATATATATTATAATCATGATATGTGGTATACAGTTATTCAGCCAATATATTATGAAAATGATACTCTTAAATCTACAAGAGTGAGAGATAAATATGCAATTATTAGAGTTCGATATAATGGAACTCAATTAGCCACTATCTCTGCATTACATACAATAATGACGCAAGGATATGTATAAATATAGAAAAATAAATAAGTTGATTACTGGAGGAGAAGTTGCAGGAATTATGGATGTAGACATGCTTAGTAAAATTAATAAGAATTTTATGCCTGGCATTCCTAAATCTGACTTTATGAAAAAATCTTCAACTACAATCCAGCAAGATATGCCAAAGATTAAAAACTCCACTTCTTCATTAAATCAAACAAAACCGACAAGTGGATTTGGGAACTTTATGGGTTCTACAGGTATGAACATAGCTTCTCAAGCATTAGGAGCTATTGGGAATATTGGAGGTCCAAATGGAGGAGAACAAGCAGCTGCAATTAAATCTGGAATTAGGTCAATTACTGATAAGTTAGGGCCAATAGGAATGGCTATAGGAGCTGCTGATGATTTATTAGGAGGTATAGCAGGTATGGCAGGTAAAAAACTTGATGGAGTATCTACAGGAGACAAAGTCATTAGTAGTATTCCTGTTATTGGAAATGCTGCAAGTTTATTTAGTAGTAAGTTAACTAAACATAATTTTGATAGAAGTAGTGTAGCATCTGATTATTCTTTTAATAAAGAACAAGCTGCGTCTGATCTAGGTGGGAAAGGCATATTATTTGGAAAAGGAAAGAAAGAAAGACAAATAGCTAATGCCTGATCTATGTATAATAAGAAGGCAGATATAACTGACTTTAATAAAAAGAGGCTTAACAGTGATGCTGCAATGGCTATTAATTCTCAAAATCAATTAAGATTTTCTGGTGGTCAACAATTATATTCATTAGCTAAACATGGAATGAAATTTCCAGAATTAGATGAAGCAAGAGTAATTATAAGTAGGTGATCAACCAATTCCAAGGAACCCAAAAAATTTCAACTTGGAGGAAAAATGAATCTAATTCCAGAAGGTGCACTACATGCTAGAAAACATAATTTAGAAAAGGTAAATTCTGAATTAGATGGACAAATTACTAGCAAAGGAATTCCTGTAGTAGCGCAATCTGAAGGAGGAATTGTTCAGACAGCAGAAATTGAAAAGGAAGAATGGACACTTAGAAAAGAGTTTACCGATAAACTTGAAGCTTTATATAAAGCATATCAAGAAGATTCATCTAATGAAATTGCAATTGAAGCTGGAAAATTAGTTTGTCATGAACTATTAAAGAATACAGATGATAGAAGTGGACTAATTAAAAGTGTGAAATAATATGCCATTAGATATAAGATCACAAGTTGTTACAGCTCTGGATAATATTAATAAAAATCCAGAGCTGTATACTCCTCCAAAACCAACTATACCTTTAGAAACAAGAATCAACGATTTGAAAGAAGCTAATCCTAGTAAATATAGAGACTATATTTCTACATTAACAACTTCTGCAAATAATGGAAATGAAAAAGCTAGAGAGTTATTAGGAAAAGTAGGAGAGGATGCTGCTAGAAAAAGAAGAGGATATAAAGGATTAAATACAGCTATGTATGCTCCAGCAATTATTGGAGCGGGTGCTTTAGCAGCTCCAGGTGCGTCTTGAATATATAGTCGATTACCAAAGTGAGTCAAAACTGGGATTGATATTGGATTAACTGTTGATGGTGCTAGAAATTTGTTTAGTGGAAATGGAGTACAGAAGACTTATAAAGAAGCTAAAGCAGGAAATTATGGAAAGGCAGTTTTGTCTGGAATAGGAGATATATTAGATATTGGAGGTAGCCTAGGATTATTAAAAAGAGGAATAAATTTTACTAGAAATAGATTTCTTAATCAAGGAGCTCCAACATATATGTTTCCTTCTATTCCTACAAATACACAAAATTCAACTAATTCTGAGTTAAGAAAACGATATTTAGATAAACTTAGAAAATATGCAGAAGTAGTTAAAGATAAAACTCCAAATACTTTTACTAAAAAACATCCTGGAACTGGAGACGATTTATCAAAAATAAAACTTAAAAATGAAGAATTAGATATTATAGAGGATCTTCCAGTACCTTCAGAAAAAACTAAATACTTTGAATCTACACCATACAATATAGCTAAAAGAGAAGGATATAAGGTATCAAATATTGTTTCAACCAGTCCTAGAGTCGCAATTTATAATTCTAATAAAGGGAATCAATTGGCTAATGGGTATTTCTTTCCTGAACGACCTAATGAAAGAGACTTAACAAATTATATATTCTTAAATAATACTGGGTTTAATAGATCTACTATGACTCATGAATTAGATCATAAATATGTATATGATGGTCAGATATTGCCAACTGAATTAACTTCAAAGCATGAAAAATTAATCACGGAGGCGTACCCAACTAGAATAGAGGCCGTTCCTGGAAGTAACACTACAATAGAACGTAGAGCTGTTAATGAACAACTCCGTGAAGAGTTTGTAAATGAATTTTATAAAAGGAATGGACGATATCCTGAAATTAATTCTGATAGAAATGAGCTATTTGAGTTTCTAGAAAAAATACCAGAGAAGGAATTTGAAGAAATAATTAAAAGACCTTATTTACGAACAAAGTACCTTGATGACTATTTAGATCGTATCGGAGATTTACGTAATGAAGAATTAGAAGATATAAGTTTTTGAAAAAACCTAGGAGTTTCAAAAGAACCCTCTAAATCATGAGATTCTAAAATGAAATATGCAATAGGAAATATACCAGTAATGCTTGGTTTTGGATTATATAATAATTTTAATGATGAAAGAAATAACAGTCGAAATAGCAGATAAGAAATATAAAGTCTTACTTGCAGAAACAGAAGAGGAAAGAACTCAAGGTCTCTCTAACGTAGAGTCTATGGATGATAATGAAGGTATGCTATTTGTTATGCCCGAAAATCAGAGTCAGGTTATATTTAATACAGAAGAAATGGAATTTGATATTGATTTAGTTTTTATAGATCAAGATGATGAAGTTTACAATGTTGTATTAGGTAAAGCTCATAGTTCAGAAGTTATAGTTTCTGAACCTTCTGATTCTGAAGATACCACTAAATATGTACTTGAAGTTAATGCTAATTCTGGGATTCAAATTGGAGATGAATTAGATTTTGAAGACGAAGAGGACGATATTAGTGAAGAAGAAGTAGATAAAATGTACATTCTTGGATCTGATGGAAAACCTCAAATGGATCTTGTAGGAGGTGAACGCATTATCAGTCGCCTGGAAACTAAGCAATTAATAAAGAAAGCTAAAAAAGCTAACAGAGAAAAAACTGAAAATGCCTACAAAAAATTAGGTAAATACATGTTTAAAATACTAGAAAAACAAGATAATCGCGATCCAGAATATATTGAGTCACCAAAATAGATAAAATGAAAAAGGAGAGTAATTTCTTACTCTCCTTAAAAGATATTAACTATCTTTTATAACCCTATATTGCCTCATGTTTAATCTAGCATCTCCAAAGAGAATGAAATAGACTCATTTTATACTCTTGGGTTGTAGGACAAAGATAATATATTATTGCTAATGTGGCAAGTGTTTTCATAAAAATTTAGTGTAAATGAAAATTTTAGTAATTTTATTTGGATATTAATAACTAAAGTATTATCTTTGGGCATTAAATGAATATATGACAATAATAGAGTTATGAGATATCTATAAAATTAAAATAATTTAAATTATGAAAGTTAAAAAGTATCAAGAAGGTGGAGCAGCTCCCGCACCTAGTGCAGTACCTGCTGGTCCTCAGGGTGGACAAGATCCACTACAGATGTTAGCCGAAATGGCAGCTCAAGCATTACAGGCACAAGATTGCCAGGCAGCAATGCAAGTATGTGAAGGCTTTTTAGCACTTTTACAGCAAGCTATGAGTGAAGGTCCGCAGGGTCCTGTAGGTCAAGCTCCTGAAGGAGAACCAGTTTTCAAAAAGGGTGGAAAAATGGTAGGTCGTAAGAAATGCGCTAAAAAAGAAAATGGCGGAGAAATGAAAAATAAATTTTTCGGCAAAAAGTAATTTAATGATCATTAGATAAAAGGGAGATTTGACATGATCAATCTCCCTTTTTATATATAAAGTAAGTGTGATAAAATGGCACAAGTAATTAAATATCAACAAGGCGGTTCTACTCCTACTCAAAAATACGGCACTTTTACTATAGATGGTAATCAATATCAGGTTGATGATGATTTTCTAAATCAGATGTCTTCTTATGGAAAAACATTAGATCAAGATACTGCATATCAATTTAGTAAAATAACTGATGCTCTAAGATCAGGTGCTAATTTATCATATAATTCTAGTGCCGATAGATTAGAAGGAGTACAGTTTGATGTTACTAATAATCAAGCAGAACGTTTAGGTAAACGTCGAAGTAGACTTGGTAGAGGTTTTGGAAATCTATGAAGGGGAAAAGAAAATACTGCAAGAAATGCAGTTCATGCTTTAAAGGATTTTCAATATAAAAAGCCAGTAGAAGCATTAGATCCAATTAATATTAGAGATTGGTCTAGTGATATTACTATGGAATATAAGCGTAATAAAGATACTGGAGATTTTGAATTAGTAAATGGAAATAGAGTTTATATAAATGGAGCTAATAATCTAAAAGCAACTAGAAGACTTCGTAGTCTAAAAGATATTGCAGGTTATGGGGATAATGATCAATTTAAAGGCTATAATGATTTAGATAAGCAAGCTTATATAGACTTTTACAATAAATATGGTGAGCAAGGCATAGAAGATATTATATCTAGGCTTGAACAAGGAAATTGGACGGATGAAGATGCTATGGCATTAGATGATATTGGTATCTTTTTAGAAGGAAGTAAACCTGTTCAAGCTCAAAAAGAAGTAGATCCTGCACAAGAAGAACTTAAGAAAACAAAAGAAAACTGAAGTAAAGCAGGATGAGATTATGATAAGTACCATAACCTATTTAACGTTGATTCAAATGGGAATGTAACTATAAATAATCCAGAATTATTATCATATATTGGAACTGGAGATGCATGACTTAATAATGAATTTAAAAGAAAATATGGAAGTTATGCGGATTATATTCCAGATGACTCTGGTTTATTTGTTATTAATGGAAAAGTATATAGGGGTGATGACCAAGATAGTTTATCTAAAATTCAAAAGTATTTAGATTTTGTAGCAGATAATAAGAGAACTGCTGGTAATTCTTCAATTATTAAACAATATTGGGATGAAAATCGTTCTAGATCTCCATGGTTTAGTACTTCTGTTGATTCAGAAGGTAATCCAATGTGGTCCCCGTATTTTCAACCAAATCGATATGCTGCAGATCTAACTGGTAACTATGTTAGACAAGCAGGTGATCCTTTAGTTTATGATTATTTTCCTAATTACAATCCTGAAGATTCTTCTCAGTTTGATCCCTATGGACACCCTTTAAGAACTTTAGCAGAAAGAGTATATATTGATCCTTTAACTAAACAAAGAATTAATTATAATAATACTTTACAAGAGCAATTAGATCCAAATATAGTTAATTCTTACTATGAAAATAATCCTACAACTGCTTTTAATAGTTACTATACTATAGGAAATACTGGAGGATATAAAGAAGTAGCAAGTACTGGAGATGCTTCAAATCCTCAAACAAGAGCTACATTGTATTATAATCCTCAAACTCAATTATACTATTTTCATGACGAAAACCCAGGAAATGATAACTATACATTAAATAGTCGTTTACCTGGATCTGAAGATAGTATGAGAAATTATTATTGGAATATTGATTCTCGTTTAGGACAATATATTGAGCAACATCCTGAAATCTTAAGAGATCCAGAAGTTAAGGGATATATTAGTGATATTATTAGAAATCCATATATAGCTACAATTAGTACTCGTCATGCTAAGTTTAATCCAATTATTGGACAAAAATATCCTGATTTATATCAATTATTTCAGGATTTAATTAAAACTCAAACGCTTGGTAAGTATCAACAACAATATTCAGGAACAGGAGGTAATTCTGCTCTAAGAAGTATTACTACTCCTGAAGGCTTAGAACAATTAGGTTTAGCTTATAGAGTTCCAAGTAATAAAAACGGAGGAGTTATTAAATATCAAATTGGAGGAGTTGCTGCAAATAGAGTTAATAGTGCAAAAGCTAGTAAACAAGCAATTCAACAATCAGATAAAAAACTTCGCGCTGCTGGAGAAGAAAAAACTATTGGAGATGGTACACAATTAACTGCTTCTGATAAAGCTGAGATTGCAGCCTTAATTGCAGATGCTGCTTCCTTAGGTGCTACTTTTGTACCAGGAGTTGGTAATATTGCTGGTGCTGGAATTGGTGCAGTAGGCTCATTAACTGGGTTTGGAGCAGATGTTTCTAAGGATGGATTGGATTGGGGTGATGTCGGTAATTTAGCACTTAATCTAGGATTAGATGCAGCTACTTTACTTCCTGGGATTGGCTCAGGAGCTAAGGCAGCAAAAATAGCTAAAGCTTTAAAGAAATCTAAGGCTGTCGCAAATGCTGTTAAGTGAGCAACTAGAGGAGTTAGTTTTGGAAGTGCTGCATCTGGATTAGCAACTGCATGAGAAAATATTCAAGATGGTAAATGAACTATTAAAGATGTTCGTACTGTATTAAATGGAGTTAGAGGTTTTGCTAATTTAAAACGTAACACAGGAAGTGCAAAATTAAAAGGAGGAAACTCTGATATGGTTACCTTAAAACCAACTAATAATAAAAATCTTCCTACTATTAAATTAGGTCGTTCTGAGATTGAGTCGGTCAATTCACTTCCAAAAAATCAAAAAACTGAAAAGTTAGAAGAAATAATTATTGGAAAGTTAGGTAAAGCTAAAACAGATAATATTACTGACTTACTTTCTGAATATGGTATTAAACGTTCCTCTAATGTAAATTTCAATTGGAAAAAACCTTGGAAGTCTTCAATGAGTAAAGGACTTAATACAGGACAATTTAAATATGATGAACTTCCTAGTACTTATAGGAATCCAGATGATATGGGTTGGTGAAATTGGAATAAGACTGCTGCTACTAGAGATGCAAAAACTAATAGAAGCAATCCTTATTTTAAGAACTATGCAGATAAACAAACTTCTCAAGTTCAAAGATTTTTCGGAGGACCTGAAATGTTTACATCTGTTACAGCTCTAAAACGGAGACCTATTACAATGCCAATCTATTCTAACTTAGCTCCTAACTTAGGAATATTTAGTAATCAACCACAACATCTCTGGTATTATAAACCAGAGAATAATCCAGTATTTTATAAAAAAGGCAGTAAAATTATAAAAGCACAACCTGGTACTAAGTATCCTACATTTAGTACTCCAATAGATCAAAATTGAACTAGTGTAGCTGATTATATGCTAGATAAAAATAATAATCCGATTAATGTACAAGTAGATCCAGTTGCTGTTGTTGGAACTCCTATTAAACGTGCTTCTACAAGCTTAAATAAAGCTGTTCAATCACCTCAAAATACTGTAGTGAGGAATCAGTATAATTCAATTTTAAATGATGCTAAAATGGCTCAAATTAATAATAATCTTGGGTTTAAAGGAAGGTTAGATTCAAAAGAAGAATTACTTAATGATTCTACTAGTAGAACTTTGTCTAATTTAAACAGATCCTCATATAATACAGATAACTCTGATTATACAGCTTTTGGACATGGCAAAGGAAAAGGATTTAATATTAATCCTGATATGGTAATGGGAATAGGAGACTTTATTACTTCTACAATAGGTATCAATCGTACTACCCAAAAAATGAAAGATGCCATTCGTAAAGGAATGATAGGTTCTCAACAACAAATGCCTACTGAGTTTTACTCTAGATTTAGTGATAATGGGTTGCATAGAATGTATAATGATCGCATTAAAAGTATGCGTCAATATAAGACATCGACTAGTGATCCAAATAAAGTATTAGCAGAAAGACTTATAAGAGATATGAATGTTGATCAATTAGAAGGAGAAAGAGATGCTAAATTTTCTCAAATGATAGATCAATATAATGATAAGTTACTTGCTCAAAAACAACAATACGCTAATATTAGAACTCAGATAACTAATGAGAATAGAAACCGTTGAGCACAAGGTTTAGCTCAGTTAGATATGGCTGATGCTAATAAGATTACGCAACAAACTCAAAATGTTAAGAATCTTATTTATCAGTTAAGAGGAGACTATGCCAAGGATCTAAATGAAAAACAAGCTTTACAAGCTCAATTAGCACAACAAAAGGCTGCTGGAGATTTCAGTAATTGGCTTACTAATTTTAGAAATAGTAAAATTAATGAGTTCTATAATTGGCAACAGAATGAGGGTAAAAATCCAGAATATAGTGGTTGGAAAATCGATGATTATTTAAATTATAAATATTCTGGAGATATTGCTACTAATAGAAATAAATATAATATAGAAGCTTTAGTTAATCCTTATCAACAATCTCAAAGAAGGTTTTGGCTTGGAGGAAATAAATTAGATACAAAACCTTATTTAGTTAATTATACTAATCCTGAGCAAATCCCTATTCAAAGATTTATAACTACAAGTTATAAATCTGGAGGTAAATATTTACGTAAAACAGATGAGCAGCAATATCTAGACCAGCAAAAAGCTATCAATAAGGCTGTTGGAGAACTAAATAATAACATTATTAAGTTATTTCTAAAAATGATGTCATAAATATGAAGATAAAGAGATATCAAAATGGGGGTATTAGTTATACCCCCTTTTTTAGAGATGCTGCAGAGCCTACACAAGTTGCTACTCAGACCTCTAAAACAAGTGAAAACAAAGAAGAACAACTTATTCAAAAAGAAATTATTAATGTTCTTAAAGAGAATGGGTTACCTAATGATGTAGATTACTTCTTAGATAGAGCTAATAGTTTTTTAAGAAAATCTCAAAACTTAGGTGAGTTATTTGTATCTGGACAGAGTAATCAATATGATATGTCTGATTTAATTAGATTGCAATCTTTAGCTAATAGAATTAAACATAATAATGAATTACATGAAACTGCATCAGAACAAATTATTAAAGAAGGATCTGGGTCTGAAGTTGCAATTAGTAATGAAGGTAGCTTATATGTGTATGATAAAGACGGCAGTATTAAGACTATATCTGCAGATACTTATTATAAAAATCCACAAAAATATCAAGCATTAACTAACTCTCAATTAATTCATCTTCGAGAAGAACGTCCAGAACTAGCATATAATAATAGTATCCTTACAGATTTATCTAATACAGTTGGAATGAAATCTATAGTAGATTATGTAAAAGCTACTATTGGAGCGTTTGGAACTAATAAATCCTCAAATCAGTTTGATAGATATACTTCTAAATATCAGAATAAAATTGAAAAAGGATTTGAACAATTATTAGGATTTAATGGACCAGATGGAATATATAAAGTTACAGAATCAAATAGTACATCTAATCAGGGATATCATGATAAAGAAAGTCTTGATTTAGCTGTTAATTATTTATATAAGACTCTTCCACAAAATATGAAAAACGTTTTAAGAGCTCAAGCAGCTGCTGAAGGTTTTAATCCAAGTAATCCTGAAGATGTAAAACGATTACTACAAATTGCTGTAGTTGAACATACAAATCATAGTGTAGAAAATACACAAGCTTTAGATTATGATTCAACTGCATCTAAAGCAGGCAGTGGAAGTTCTGGAGGAACTGATAAAGATGTTAATAGAAGCTCTCTAGAAACTATTGCTGCAGGTAGAGTTGTAGATCCTAAAATTGCAGTTTTATCAACATCTGATGCCAAAGGAGGGTTAGAAATTGTAACTAGGGATTATCCATTACAAGATAAGAATGGCACACAAGTAACTCAAAATACATTAAAAAATGTATTGGATAAGGCGGAAATAGGTAATATTGTTGATAAAAATTCTATTTTCTTTGGAGATCAAAGAATATCCGATATTGATTTAAATAGAATTGTTTGAGATGGTTCTAGTTCACTTAGTAGAATGTGACTTCCAAAAGATCGAAATGCAGAACAAATAGGAATTTATAAACCTGACTTAGATGCATACGATCGATATACAAAATTTGAGGAATGGATTGAAGATAATCCTAATGTATCTAGACAAAGAATGATAGAAAAACTACATGAATATGATCTAGATTTAGAGTTTGATACTGAAACTAATAGATGGAAATTCAGACCTGAAGATATGATGGTATTTTTTGGATTATCAGGCTATGCTAGTGACAAAGCTATTGATTTTGATAGTGATTCTCCTTGGTTATGACATGTTGATGGGCCAGATAAAGATAGAATATTTGATATCTATTCAACTTATGTAAACTATGGAGGAGATGTAGTAAAGAAATCAGACAAAAAGGTTGATAACTTTAAGCCAGGCTTCTTTGGAAAAATATTTCATGGCAATAAAAATTCAATGTATAAAGGAATGATATTTATGCCTATGCATGATTCTAAACTTGCAACTGTTGCATCTAATCATGAAATTGGAAGTGCTAGTGAATATAGAGATATATATAATCAGGCAAATCTGAAAAAACAACGACAAAGTATAAGAGCTAATTTTTAAAATATGATGGATCAGAAGAAAAATGATTGGCTGGCGGCATTATTTTTTCAGCCAGACAAAAGTGTACCAGAGTTAATTAACTTAGGGATAACTCCTGATAACTCTAGTGTTAAAGATAGAGAATATTATAAGGGTATACCAGAAATACAAGAGGCGTTTAAAAACGATAGAGGAGAATTTGATAATCAAAAATTCGATACTTATTACAAAGACGTTTTAGACTTATATAATCGTGCAGATGAAGCTAAATTAGCAAGTACTGCTATGGATTCGTTTAACTATGATCCTGCAGATTATTTTGCACCTCTCGGTGGCGATGTACTGGATGTTAGTTCAAGATTAGTTAAATTCTCTAATCCTGAAAGAAGAAGTCGAGGTATAGTTAATCTATATGAAACTTCTGGTCCAACTATGTCGATACGTGAAGTAGCACAGACTAATAAGATATTTAATTATGATACTGGTAAATTTGAGGATTGAACACCTAATGAATGAGGAGGTTTAGGTGCTATAACTCGTCCTACACTTGTGTTGGCTCAATGAGATGAAGATGGAACACACGAAGTAAATGGAAGAACTGTTTCGCATAAAGCAGGAGATCTAAAATTTAATAGTGAGGGAGATCCATTTTATGAAACATTAGGAAATAGACCGCTTACAGGAAAAGATATTCTACATATATCTGATACATTAACTGTTGATGGAAGTAAATGGAATAAATATGATTTCTTTGATTCAGATGGATTAGATAAAAGTGTTGGAGGCACTTTAGCAAAGGTCTTGTTTAAAGTAGGACCAATGCTTATTCCATATGTTGGACAAGTATATGGTGGCATGACAGCTGCTATTGAAATAGGAAAATTATTCCCAGTATTATTTAGAAGTATCGAAGGTATTGCTAAGGGAGATTTAACTAACTCTAAATCAGCACAAACTGCTACCGATATTCAAGCTTGGCTTTCTAGATTTGATGGAAGTGTTTCTGATTATGGAAGAAATAGTTTCTGAAATGTAGAAAGCATTGGAAAATTAGTTGAAGATAGTTCAAGACAATTATTTCAACAAAGAGTAATTGGACAAATACCAAAGTGGATAGTAGGTAAAGAAAATGTTAGTGAGAATACAATTAAATGAGGTAGAGCTTTATCTTTAGCTTATATGGCAGGAACCTCTTCTACAGATGCTTATGATGCATTTAAGCAAGCTGGAGCATCTGATAGAGTTGCAGGATTAGGAATGTTATCTGTAATGGGAGCAATGTTTACATTAATGAATAATGACTATTTTAAAGATTTTTGGTTTAAAGGTACATATCTCGACCGTACATCTGTAAAAGGAGTTATTAAAGACGTTGCTGAAAAAGTAACTAATGAAAACATCAACAAAGGAGTTGTTTCTCCCAAAGCTGCTGCAAATTGGGTAATGAAAACTAAAAACCAAATTCAGCAGCGAATATCCAAAATGAAACCTGGAAATATTTTATATGATAGTTTCAATGAAGGTTCTGAGGAAGTAATGGAAGAGGTTTCATCCGACATAATAAAAGGATTTTATTCAGCTTTAAACGCACTGGGTATTATTGATGAGGATAAACAACTCGATTTTGGTATAAGTACAGAAGAAGCGTTTGCACGTTATACTTCTGCATTTATGGGAGGTGCTATTGGTGGTGCTGTATTTAGTTTACATGAAAAATGAGATTCAAGAATTAATTCTATAAATGATGAGGCAATTCAAAAACCTAATGATTCTTTACAAGAAATTATATACTTAATAAGAAATGGCAAAACCTCTGATTTAAAAAGAGAATTAACAAGATTACGTGATAAAGGAGCTCTTGGAAGTAGAAATCTTTCGGGTAAATCGTTTGAACTTGTTAAAGAGCCTGACGGATATAAAATTAATTACGAATCTGCAAAAGAAGGAGAATCTCAGAACGATGTTATTTATAACCAAATTAATAGTTACATCGATCGGATTGATAGTATTATCAATGAAGAGGGGTTAAACATTTCTGATGAGGAGTTACAAGCATTATCAGCTATGACTGGTATTAATGTAACTGAAAATTTAGCTAAGAATATTCAGAGAGAAAGCCTTAAAAATCAGTTAATTGAAACTGGAGTTTATAGTAAAATATTCTCTGATTGGAATGATCTTACAGAAGATATCTTAAAAACTAAAGTAGCTTTAGAATCTAAGATTACTCCTACTGAACTTGAGCCTAAAACTCCTAAAGATGTGGATAACAAAATAGCAGCAGCTCAAAATGATGTAGAATTTCAAAGACTAAAAGCAAAACTTGATGACTTAAGAGCAAAACGTGATAAAATAGTCTCTGGAGAACTTAATGACTATTATTTTGGACAAGCAAGATTTGCGGCTACTCCTGCATTAGCAACAGCCTTTGTTGATGATTTAGGTATTCATAATTTTACTAAAGTTCGATATCAGAAAGACTTCGATCAATTAACATCTGATGAAAAAGTTGTGATTAAAGAAGAATATGAAAAATATTCTAAATCAACTGAGAAAACAAAGGTGTTTGCTGCGTATGATTTATTTAATAGTCTAAATGAATCTATTGCACAAGATTTAGTAGCTGTATCTCAAAAAACTGTAGACTTAAGTAAAGCTTATGCTCCAGGTGAAACTATTCAAACTAATCGTATTAAAAATATTGATAAAGAAATTGCTAATCTAAAGGCACAAATAGATGAAGCTATTTCTAAACTTCCTGAAGGAGTTGAAATTAATGAAGAAGTATCTGAACTTCAAACTAAATTACAACTAACTGAAAACTACAAAGATTTCTTAGTTAAAAGACATGAATTTGGATTAACTCAGGAGCTGAGTGAAGAAGGTAGAAAAGTATTAGCTAGACCAGATACATTTATAGCTGATAATGAAGCTGCCTTAAATACATATGCAAATAGCTATATTGACTTCTTAAACTATTTAAAGACCAATTCTTTATATACTGATGTAACAGATGTAGACCTTGTTGCATTAATGAAGAGTTATTTTTATGTAAATGGATTTACTGAAGGAATTGCTGCAGCTAATTGAGAAAAAGCTATTAATACATATATAGAAAGAACAGAAGGTGATAGTGTAGGCTATGAGTCAATGACTCTTGGAATTGCAAATGACTTAGCTGTTTTTCAAGATATTGTATCAAAAGGAGATATAAATCAAATTAAAACTGCATATCAAAATCTTTTACAAAGTGATGGATTAGTAAATTTATCAGACTTTTTAGGACAAAGTGCAGATGAAATATTAGCTGGAATTATTCCGAGAATATCTGGAAGAACGTTTATTGATTTTATTAATGAGGTTTCAGATCTTAAATCTGAAATTAAGGTATCTCCTGCATATGAGTTATTAGAAAAATTTGCAGTATCTACTAATGGAATTAGTCAAAATATTGTTAATTTGATTGTAAAAGAGTATAATAGTTACCTTAATAGTGATTCATTAGAGGATTATATTATTAATAATAAGGATGCTTTAACTAGACTTAAAGAAACCAGTAGATTTATTGATATTTTAAATTCTCTTGTTATTGCTTCTATAGATGGAGGATATAATACTCAAATTAATAAGTTCAAGAAAAAATTAGCTAAAGATCTGCTTGCAGAAATTGATGCAGAAACTGCAGTTAATATGTCTTCAGATCTTAAAGCAATTAAAGTTAGACTTGATACATTAATAAATATTGCAGAAAATAATAATGCACAAAAAATTAGAGAACAGAAGGATATCGCTATTAATATGAGACAGAGATTTACAAATCTGTTGCTTAATAATGAAAATTCTGTAATCAAAGATAAGTTTGCATCACTATTTAACTTAGATCTTAACCAATTAATTGCTGAATCAGATTTTCCATCAGGAGAAATTAAGGAGAGTAATTTTAAAGAATTTGAAGAGGCTTCTATTAGATTAGAAACTAAAATCTATCAACTTATAGATGATCAAAAATTATCTAATAGCGAAATAGTTGACCGCATCACTTCACTATTCGAACCAACTTCTTTAATTACAGCAAGACCTACTAAGCTTGCTAGAGATACTGAAGCGATTACTGATTATGATCAGGCAGTTTATTTATTGTCTTTAATTGCATATCCTTCTGCAAATTTCTATAACAACTTAAAAACTGTTATTACTGATGAATCATTTAATAAAGCTCCAATTTTTTCTCAAGAATATGCAATTAGATTAATACACGCAACATCTGAAAGAAAAGATTTATTTAATGAATTTGTTAAATATTTATCTGCAAAAGCAAAAGCTACATCAGATGATAGCTATATACAGAATAAAAGTCAGTTATTAAACTTTATTGCAACATTTGGAGGAGCAGGTACAGGTAAAACACAAGGTGTAGCTTATGTGCTACGTAAAATGATGCCTGCATATAAAATTGTAACTGTAGCTCCAACAAGAAAACAAACAGATCGATTATCTGCAGCAATTGAGCATGACGGTTTATCATATACGAAAGCAGAATTAATTGAACAGATTCTGGGAAAACAAATTTCTGAATCAGATATTAATAAAATTGTTGGAAGTGATGAAATACCTACATATACTCTTAAGGATTTAAAATTAAATCCAGCTACAATGTTTGCAGAAACTGAGAATAGAATCATATTTATTGATGAAATTAGTCAGTTTTCTAAAATCGATCTTGAATTAATTACAAGATGAGCAAATAAAAATAATATTTTAATTGTTGGATTAGGAGATTATAAACAAAATTCAGCTTATATTTTCTATGAAAATGCAAGGAGAAATTTAGGAATTGAAGATACTTATTTTACACGTACTCCAAATTTAACTGCTCCATTACGTCCAAATAATATTGCAAAATATGATAACTATACTATTTTAAATAGCATATTAGATCAAACTTGAGATAAATACTATGATAATCCAAGTATGCTTGAAAGTGAGATCGATTTATTAACGAAACAGATATTATCTGAAAATAGTATTAAACTTAAATATTTTGAAACTACTGAAACGTTTGGTGGAGAGAAATTTATTAATAGTTCAGATGAAGTACCTAAAATAGTAGAAAAGTTATCTAAATTATCTAATGATATTGCAATTATAACTGATAATCCTGCTAAATATACTGCTATTAATAATGTTAAAGTAGTAGGATTAGATAGTGTCCAAGGCGATGAGTTTGAATTTGCAATCATAGACAAGAGTTGGAAAGATACAAGTGGAAAGCATTATTTAACTCTTAAGGATTTATATACATTAACTCAACGTTCTACAAAAGGTACAATTATTGTAGATAACGGGATTAGTCTAGATTTAAAGTTAAACACAATTAATGATATGACTAGTGCAGGAAGTATTGAAGTATCTCCTGAACAAATTAGTGATTTCAAAGACTGAAGAACTAAGTTATTAGAGAATAGTCCTGAATCTATTGATTATGAAGAAGTAAATCCAAATCCAATTGTAGCTGAACCTGTTATACCAACTTCAGAACAAAATATTAAGCCAAGAGTAGAACCTACACCAGAAGCAGAAATAGTTAGTGAATCTCCTAAGGAACCAGTTAGACAAGCTTCTGTAGAACCAGAGACTAAAAATACTGTAGCTGAAGCACAAAGCAAACAAACATTCAATAGTAATACTGGAGAACAACCTCCTGTTACAGATCAAAATCCAGTACATGCTCCTAATGTTGAACAATCTGTTACTCCTCCTGTAGATATACTTGAAGAAGTTCCTCAGAATATAGGAATAACAGATAATCCTTTAAATATTTCTAAATGGAATGATATTGCAGATTTCTATTTAAATAATTTATGAAATTATGATCAAGCTACAGAATCTTCTTTATTTAATATATTAGGAATAAAAGGTAAACTTGCAGCTCCTAAATATATTAGAGCTTTAAATTTAATTGCTGCTTATTTTAAATATGGATATTATAAAAATCCAAGAGAAATTGTACGATTAGGACAAGCTTTAAATAAAGATAGAGCTATGGGGCGTGCTTTTAGTGAACTTGAAACTGCACTAAAAACTAAACCTATTTTTGAAGTAGTTCCATATGATAATGGAAGAAGAGGATTATTGGTGGCAAAAATTCAGATAAAAGATAAAACTGCACAAATTCCATTATTATTTACAACTCCAAGATTTGGAATATATACAGGAGATTTTACAATTGGAAGTTATGCTAAGTTTACAAGAGAAGGAGAATTAACAACTGTTGATGTATCTAATTTTAATACAAGTGCTTTAAATAAAGGAGGTTTATTCTCTTCTTACGGAAAATTAGTATCTTTAGTAGTACGTAAGTCAGATTGGCGGGATCATATTAAATGAGTAGGAAACACATTTGAAGCAGATTCAAGAAACTATGCATTTATGTATCAGAATAGAGGAAATACATTTATGTTATTCTCTGCTGATCCATTAGTTAGTCAAAAGGAATTTGAAGCTCACTTAAAAGCACAAGTAGCAGAAGACGGAACTATTTTAAATACTGTTCAAAATGATCCTAGAATTCGATTAATAGGAATAAATAGTGTTGCTTCTTTAGATAATATAATTCATACTGCAATTAATAATGTTAATTTATTTAATGCACAAAGAAAAGCAGGAGACAAAAATGTTAAAGTTAGAAATAATCTTAACAGAGAAAGAGCTGGACAATTGATTTCACTTGCATATTTCTCTCCTTATAAGAGTACTATATTATTTAGATTAGGAGCATTATTAAATACACAATCAGGATATACTAATGCTATTAGAGTTACTTATGAAGATAAAGTAACTCAAGCTGATAGAGGAAACGTTACTGAAAGAATAGTAACTATGGAGAATGGACAATATGTTGTTAATGGAAAAACTTATTCTGATTTTGATTCTTTACTAAATAATGAGTTTGGATCTTTCGATTCTAATCAAATGTTAATGCAAACAGGTTACATTAGTAGAGTTGGTAAATTTGAATTTAATGATCCATCGTTTATGATATATAATATCTTTGCAGACTTTGTTGGAAAAACTGAAAAACTTCAAGAACATATTGAAAACAATCCAAACTTTAAGCAAGGAATTTATGTATTTGATGATGCCGTTAAAGTAGTTCCAGGATCTCAATTCTATTATGAAGTTGATACTGCAAATAAACTATATTCTACGAATGCTTCTAACTTAATAGGAAATGATTTTATTATAGATTATGACAAAATTCAAGTTAATCCTGAAAGAGCTATTCAAGAGGATTTACAACGTCAAAAGATTAATAAAATTAATGAGGCGTTTAAACAGTTTGGAGTAAACAAACAAATTACAAATATAGACTTATTAGAATCAACAGTTAATGATGTTAATAATGAAATATTAAATAAAGTTACTACTCCAAATTATACAATAATTCAAATTGTTGGAGACTCTAATAATCCTGAAATTGTAATGAAGGAAATAAAGGATGATCTTACTCCTATGCTTAAAAATTTATTTAAACAAGCTTATGGAGAGAATCCAGATGATGTTACAATTATCTCTAGAAATAATTTGAAATTTGTACCATTTTTAGTATCTTTGAACAATAATTCAAAGAATTTTGTACTTGAAAATAAAGATGGAGTTTACTCAATTAGAGAGTTTAATACAATGAATGAATATGTAGAACTTAGAGATTATTTAAATTCTGCAAAGGATTTATATAAATCAAGTCCTAATATTTTAATGTACCTTAAAGCTCTAATGCAAAATACAGAAGTAACTGAAACTATAGCAAGTACATATTATAACGAAGTTAGTACAAATGAAACTCTCAATGAGTTAAGAGAAAATGTACAGAAATACTTAATAGCAAAATTAGAAAATAATGAGTGTTAAATGTGGATATTCTTCAGCATATTATCCATTACTGAAGAACTTACTTAGAGGTGATTCACCAGATTTAAATGCGTTTAAAGTGTTCATAAATGAGCATTTTACAAATCCAGATGAGGTGTTTAATATGTTTGTGAGTGGAGTCTATACAGACTCCGCTCCAACACCTGTATCTGAACCTAAAAAGATTAGTAGTAGATTAGGTATTGAACTTCCTCCCGAAGGATCTTCACCTCAACAATATTATATTGATAATTCAAGACAATATAATAAAATGATTGACGATACAGCAAAAAAGATTATTTCTATGTCTGTATTTGATATTAATTCTGATTCTTTTATAGATGCAAATGCTACTTTAGGAAGTTATTCCAATTTAAATACTGGAATTTTTAAATATAAACAAGAACTTTTATCTATTATTAGTGAGTTCATGGGAAAACCTCTAACTCCTATTAGCATTGACTCAGAACCTAAATCTATTATTAATGTATTTGAAGATACTATAAAAGAATATGAAGCCTACATTAAAAATGCAGGACTTACTCAAGATCAAAAATATTTTAATGCATATAATGCATATGTAACATTAAAAACTTTTGATGATATATTGAGATTATATACTCCATTTATTTCTATTAAACCAGAATATAAAAATAGTTCAACTTATGCTGTAGGACGTTATAATTATGATGGTCCGAATGTTACACACTATACTGGTTTTAGTAATAATGAATTTATGGGAGCTGAAGAATCCGTCAGTGACCTCGCAAAAATTTTACTTTCATATTTTCCTGAAGTTAATGAAGATGGTGTTATTATAGAAAATACAGCTATTACTTTATCTGGGTTTAATTCAGCTATGGGTAAAGTAAAGTTATTCATGGAAGAAAGTGTTGACCCTGAAATAGTTGACGAAATAGCTAAAGAGGGCAATATGGATATGGGTAAAATTATTGGAAAATATTTAAATGCACTAGCAACTAAATCTGTAGCACCAGAACATACAACTTACTTACAAAATAAGTTAAGAGGTATTGCTAAGTTTATCTATTCAGATAAAATGGCTACTCCAATTAAACAAATGTATACACATCTAATGAATAAGACAGTATTGTCAAGTTATATTAGTTATGGTAAAGATAACTTAACTGGAGAATTAACTGGTAAGAATTTAACTGATAGACCTGTACAAATACAGAGATATTTTCTTACAGATATTATTAAAGCTGCAAGTACTTACTGAATTGATAATAAAACTAACTTCCAAAATAAGTTAGGAAAATATGATATTAATATTATTGGAACTAATATTAGTATTACAGAAGGCAGTAATACTTTAAATTTAAAATATAATCCTGATACTGGAGAAATTAATTCTGCAGGAATAATATCTGATACTTTAATGGACGATTTACTTATGGATTTTGCTTCATTTTTAGTAGCAGATGATTTTAATCAAGTTGCAGAACAAGTGTTCCCAAGAGAAAAAAATGTAAATAAAATTACATTATTAACTCCAATATTAGGTAGTATTTTATATAGTGCTAACTCAGGTCAAATTATTGATATAGGCAAAAATGGTTTCTTTGGACAAGCAAATGATTTGGCAAAAGTCTTAAGTGTTACTAATGGTTCTGATACAATTAATGTTATTAAGAATGCAGAAGGTAACAATTTACCATTATATCAAATGGTTTGTTTAGCATATTCTCATAAGAAAATGAGTCAATATTTACATGATGAACTTGGATGAGGATCGGATACAGTAATGAGTGATAATGCTGTATTTAATAATATTTCACGTATTAAAAATCCAAAGATTCGAGCAGAAGTAACTATTGGAGATTATACTAAACAATCGAGTAATCTTACTGAAGATGAAGTAATGCACCTTGCAATAGTATATGATTTCTTTGAAGGATTAACTTCAAGTAAATCTGTTTCTGAGCAGGGTGGAAAGGTAAATGGAGTAATTGGATTGCAATCAACAGTTTATTCAGATAAAAATAAACATTTTGTAATGCAATTTGATTTAAGTCAGAACTGAGATTTTAAAGATTTAGGTTCAATTAACTTTAAGGAGGTTTTAGAGAAATATTATTCTAGTAAGAATGTATCTGATTTAGAACCTATTATGAATATTTGATTTAAAACAAATCAAAGTCAATATACGAACTTAATTAATAAAATCTTAAATGACTATACTCAAGCGATAGGTAAAGAATTTAAGACTATAAGTGATCTAAAAGAATATATTGCAAAAACAAAACTTGCAGATATTAAGCAAAAATTTAGAGACAATGGATTAGAATTTATTGAAGAAATTCATATATCTAAAGATCCATATACTAAGAAAAATGTCTTTAATGAAACCCTTGAAAATCTTTATAATATCTTTAGTGAAAGAAATCAATTTAATGAGTTTATTAATTATCAATTAAACAGATTTCTTGAAGATAGTTCAAAAGCTTGAGAGAGTATATCTTCTGACAAAAATGTATATAAGGCATTTTCTGCTAGAAAATGAAGTAACTGAATTTCTGAAAGAACTATTGAAACTGTTGATGAAAATGATGAGCCAATATCATATACAGTTCCTTATGTAACAATACATGATAAGGATGGTAAATTAAATCCTATGCTTTATTCGTATTTCATTATGGATTCATTTTTAAGTAATGAATATAATAAAATGATGGTTGGAGGAGTTTACGCTCACCCAAATAAGAATAAAGAGGTTTCTGCAACAGAAGGATATCTTGAACATAGTTTTGCAAGCAGATGAATTTCTCAGGTAAAACGTATGGTTATTTATGGAGCTACTCATCATTCCTTTGCACAAGGATTAAAAAATGGAGTTGCTCCAAAAGTTAAAATGGCTGTAGTTGGAGATATTGGAGCTGCTGTACAAAATATTTCTGGTATGACTGATAGTGTTGATTCTATGGACGGATCTGGATTTACAAGTCCGTATTTTTCTAGACAACAAAATGTATCACTAATTGATGCTAAAGTAGGTAGAAATAAAAAGACTATTTTAGCAGATATGAATGGAGAATATGGTTTACCTAAATTATTAAAGTGAGCAGAATATGAGATTACAAATGCTAATAGGCGTACATCATGGGGATCAGATATCAAGTTAGAAAATATGTTTAGAAAAATGCATAATTTACTATTTGATCCTAGTGTAACAATCGTTTATGACAAAGTATTTGATAATCTCTTCTATAGAGAACCTGATAACCAAACTTATTGGAAAATAAATCATGTAGTTATTAATAATAATGTAGCTCAAGTAGAACGTATTGAAACCGATATATTTGGTAATATAATTGGAGAAAATAGTATACTCGATACAGATATTAAAATTAGTAGTATATATGATTTAGATCAAATATTTGGTGGAGCATGATCAATGGAATACAATGATACCATGAAACAATTATATTGATCAGAAAATAATTTAGATGTTGTTAATGATATTATTAATGATAATAATCTAAAGGATTATATGATTGGGTATCTTGTAAATAAATCTGCTATTAAAGTAGGAGCTTCTAATGTTAATGGTGATGATATTTGAACTAATGATTCTGATTTATGGTTTACTACAATGTCAACTAAGTTTGGAGGAGTTCAGATGAATGCAGATCATGAACTTGATGAAGCAGAAGTTACTGAAATGACTCAGATGATTAGTGCTCTTGAACAAAATGGATTTACACACGATTTAGCAACAAAAGTATATCAAGAAATTGGAAAATTATGTCATGATGCTATTGCAGAAATTCATGAAGTTCTTGAAACAGGAGACCAACAAGCCTTATATGAAATTTATGGTAAAGCTTTAGTTAAAGCTTTTCAAACAAATAATAAAGATACTTTAGGACTCGCACAATCTTTTATAAAACTTGCGCAACAAAGTTTTAATGAAAAGAAAATTGATTATAAAATTCCTTTTAGTGCAGGTACTATTAATGGTATCTTTAACTCAACAGTTACATCTTCTTTAGTAAAAGATGCAATTAGACGTCATTATGATGGTGTTGCATCTGTATTAAATCCATCATATGGAATACAACAGTATTTTAACTGAGGAGGATATAACTATAACTACGATGAACTTTTAGATTTAGTAAGAAAGGTAGGTAGAGCTACAGATCCTCGTCTTGCAGATTTAACTATTAATGAAGCAATGCAAGGTCCTTTTGTTACTCGTAATGGAGAAAATCTTATTAACCCATTTGTTACAGAACTTACTGCTGAAAATCCTATCGATTTTGAAGATACATTAGTAGTTTATAATGATCCGATGTTTAATGGAGAAGAACCTTTATTAAACGAAGAAGGACAGAGACTATATCAAGGATATATGGGAAAGGTTACTACTGATATGTATGATATTGTAAAAATTGATAATTATTCAAAATACGATTGGTATAAAAACTTAGATAAGAGATATGCACAAAGATTATCTTTACGTCCAAAAAATCTTAAAGGCTCTGATACAATATTTATTATTGAAGGAGAAAAACATAGTATTTTTGAAGGAGATATAACTCGTGCATTACATTATCTTAATGGAACCTCTAGTACTACTGTAGAATCTCTATATGATGAATTAAGATCTAATATTAAAAAGGAACTTGGGCTTAAAGGAAAACCTGAAAAAGATTTAACTCCTGAGCAACTAGAATGAGTTAATATTATTACTACAGAGAGAATAGCTCTAATTCGTAGAGCAGCAGGAACATTAATTCCTGATGCAGGAGAAATTGATATTGACTTTATAGAAAATTCATTACATAAATCTCAGCAAAAATTATTAAATGATTTAGCTGACGGTAAGATGATCCAATGAAAAGGTATATACGTGCAACCTGAATCTGTACAAGTAATTCCTGCTCAGATTATTATGGGTAAGTTATACGCTAAACAATTAGGTCTATTGCCAGGAGATTCTATAGCTAAAATTAAGCAAAGAGGAGCTGAGTTCTTTAAAGAGAGAATTCAAGGTTATTATAACAATGATAATCCTGATCCTGAATCTTATGATATAATATTATTTGATGGAACTGGAAAAAAACTTTATGTAAAAATTGGAGACCAAAATCTGAATAATTTATATAAGGATACTTTAACTCCAAATGGAGATTTTACTATAGTTGATAATTCTGTTTACTACAATGGAAAAGAAATAGCATCTGCAGAAGGTAAGAAGTTTTATAAATATACTGATACTGCGGGAAATACACATGACCTAGTAATTGTAGATAACTTTGAAAGATTTTCTGAAATTAATAACTCTAGAATCTATAATAACTATAAGTATAACTATACATTATCTAATTACAAAAATTTAATTGCAAATCAATTTACGTCAGATAATGTTACTTTATCATATTATGATGATTTTGGAGATGTTAAAACTAGAGAAATTTTAGATTACAAATCTATAAATCCTCAAGTGTTAATTCAAATGTTAAGCGATAATCAAAATATTAGATTTAGTAATAGAATTATGAAAATTGCTAATAGAAAATATAAAGCATTTGAGCAAAGTTTAAGATTTGTAGGTACTCGTATTCCTTGTCAGTCAATGCAGTCATTCATGCCAATGGAAGTAGTTGCATTTACTGATAGCGATATAAATGAGGTCTACGTACCAACCAATCAGACATGGTTGCAAGGGTCTGATTATGATATCGATAAAGTTTATATATTAGGTTATTCTATTTCTAATAATGGAGAATTACTTACAAATGCAGAAGATCCAAAAATGTCTCCATTTTTAAAACAGGATGCTCTAAGAAATACAATTGTAAATGGCATATTTGATGTAATACTGAGTCCTAAAAATCAAATTAACCTTACAATGCCTATTACAACATCTCATATGCAAGAACTTGCAAGTAAGTCTGTATTGGGAGAAAGTGCAAAAATTATGAATCCTTATAATTCTGCTAGTAAATATTTAATGCAAATTCAAAATATGGTTGGTAAAACTGTAATTGGTAATGTTGCTACAGGATTAAAGAGTTTCTTTGCCCTATCTAACTTATATAATACTAGGTTTAAACAAGTTTATGACAGTATTGTAAATAGAGATTTTGATACAACTAGACAACTTTTAAGTAGATATTCATTTATTAAAGGTTCTCAACGTAATGGAACAGAACAATTAATTACATTAGCAAATGTAGATTTTTCTATGTTTGAAAATGATCCTGAATGAATTTCTAAATATAATGTTCCTGCAGATATTGCAAATAATATTATCCAACTGATAGACTTCCAAAGAAGACTAACTGATAAGTCTCTTGATATGGGAGAACTTTTAAATGCAGCTACTGATCCAATGTAACTTATTGATAATCAATAAGTTAGTATTGTCAGTTAACTCCGTGAATTCAGGGAACGCCCTTAGAGATTTAAATACTAAGCAATTATAGTAATATAATTGTGGCTGAACTAATCACTCAGGTATAGTAACAAGTTTAAATATTGGGCAATCCTGATCTAAGCTTCCCAATAGGAAGAAAGAGCATCGACTATCGAAATGCAGAAATGACAGAGTAGAGTAGGATTTAAGTAAATCCGAAGTGCGGAGACCTCATTAAGGTAAGATATAGTCAGAACTTATGGGAAACCATAAGAGAATTTATGGGAACGATAAATTCGAAACACAATTGAATGCTAAGGAATTAATTCTTAAGAAAATTAATGCAGACTCTAATTGGGTTGACCTTTACGTATATAGTTTAATGCTTGGAGAGGATTTAAGAAGAATTGGAGATTTAATGGTATCTGAAGAAGTTACTAAACTTGTATCGGAATATAATACAAATCTTTGAACAGATCCAATTCCAAAAAATAAAATTCATTTCATTGATCAAGCTATTGATGATCCTTCAAGATATGCAGTTTATAAACCAAATGCATCTGAGGCTGATATTAAAAAAGCAAATGAGAGAACTGAAATTTTATTTAAAACATTAAAGAAGAAGGCTAAAGGTGCAGAAGAAATTAGAATTTTAGGTAGGTTATTAAAAATTAATCAAGGACTTCCTACAGATAAATGAGGAAAATATTCTTATATTAAGGGAATTGAAACATTTATTAATGATAAGTTTAAAGATGAAATTGGAGAGAAATTTAATCTACTAAAGTTTGCTACTAATGAAGAATACAGATTACAACAAATTGATAACTATGAAAAGGTTAAGACTACATTTAATATATTAGATGTTATAGCTAGTGTTCCGCACTTCAAAGAAATGTTTAATATTCTAAGTATTGATAATGAAGTCCTTAACCGATTATCAGTTAGAAATCAAGTTGAATCTATTGTTATAGATGAAACTACTCCTAAAAGAGGAAATAAGTTATCTATAGAAGAATTTAGACAAACTAGAAATAATGTTGATGATTTCTTAATTGATTCGTGAATTAAAACTAAAAATTTAAGTTTTCAAGTTCCAATTAATCAAAAATATAAAGTAGAAAATTCTATTTTAATTAATAAAGATGAAAACTTTATAATTAATCTAGATAATAAGGACAATATTGATTCATTTAGAATGTATATTGAAGATTATATTATTCCTACACTTAAAGAGAAATTACCTGATAATGCATTTATTAAATATTTATGTTTTGGATTAAAAACTGATTCAGAAGGTAAGGAAAGAGGTTTTTATAAACTTCCATTTAATATGATGCAGATAGATAATAGTCAAAAGACTAAAGCTCTTTATGAACAAATTTTACGGGATTTTAATAGTTTAAATAAAGTTACGATTCCTGAGTTTGGAGCTCTAAATCCTGTTAATGCCTTTTATTTATATAACTTAATTGTTAATAAAGATGGTTTTGGGCAGGCTTCATTAACTCGTTTATTTGAGGACTTAGTAGCAAGCGGAGATAATTCATTATGGGTTGTTGATTATAATAATTGAATTGACCAACAAAATCCACAAGAACTTGCAAATACGTTCCTAAAACGAGATCCAAATGATAGTATGGCAGAAAGAGCAGAAGCAGTACTTATCAATGCCGCAAATGAAAATGTTGAAACTATTGGATTTAAATCTGAAGAAAATACTTCTTTAGATAGAGATTATAACGATTCAACTATAGATACTACTAAACCAATATTAGTATCTGATGGAAATGAGCAGTATAGACAAGTAAGATTCAATATTCCTAAAACAGATATATCTGTCGAAGAAGCTTTAAAAGTTGCTAAAATTATTGAAGTTGCAGAAACAAAAGCAGATAAAAATAATGAAGAAGTTGTTTCTTATATTGATTTTGACTATTCTACAGAATGAGGTATACCTGAAAGTGTAGCAGAGTTATTTGATGAAGGATATGATCAAAGAGTATATGCTGTAACTAATAAACTAATAGGTGAACATAACATATTAGTAGACGAGTTTAATAATACTAATACATCTTCTAAAAATCTTATATCTAGAACTCTAAAACACATTATCTTTAATTCAGGAGCTTTTGTTAGAACTGATCCAAATCAACTTACTTTATTTGATAACGGATCAACCAAATTCTATGACTTAAAAACTCCAATGTCTACTAAGATTACAGAATTAGTAAAAAATGTAAATTCTTTACAAAATATAAGATTAGTAACAGATCAGGATGTAATTAATGAAGACACTGCAACTAAAAATGCAAAAGGATTTATTAAAGAAGGAATAATTTATATTAATATTGATAGAGCTACAGATGATACTCTAATTCATGAATTCTCACATCTATACCTAGCAGATGCTAGAAATATGTATGCTGAGTCTTATTATAAGATTCTAGGTAATATACAAGATACTGAATTATGAAATAGAATGCGACAAAATCCTTATTATAAAAATAAGAAAGGATCTGACTTTGATGAAGAAGTTTTAGCAACTATGATTACAGATTATTATAATGGACATATTAAATCTGATGTAGAATTAGAAATTATAGATGAAATTCTTTCAATTGCTAATCCTGAACTTAAAGCTATTATTAATAGTGGAGAAATCATGCCATTCTATGATAGTTTTATTCATGAAAACTATAAACTTAGTCAAAAAGTAGCTACAGTCAAGAATAAATTAATGAATGATGATATTATAAAAGAAGATTGTAAATAATGGCAAGAAATTGTACATACGAAATTACGATAAACGGTGAAAAGAAAGTGTTCAACTCCGAAATGGAGTTGGACACGTTTCTTGACAACTACGTTCAAAATATGGTAGTTGATAATGTTGATGCAACACTACAAATAGATCAACAACAAGTCACTGTAGACAAAATAAGTGAAGCTATAAAAAAATATAAATCACTTGCTACAGAGTTTGAAATAACAAATGAAGACGGAGAAAAGGAAATTGCTTTAAAATTAGATAAATCAATGGGTGTTACTAAGTTCCTTACAACTTATGGAGATCCATTTGATTTAGCTAAAGTATTAGTTACAAAATTTAATCTTGAAGAGTATCTGAAAAGAGAAAAAGAAAGACTAATGAAAAAAGGCATGACTTCGAACGAAGCAGATAAATATTTGGAGGATCTACAAAAGAGTTGAACTCAACTAACCGATTATGGTACAGAAGTACATAAACTTTTTGAATCTGTAATTAATCCTGAAATAGAATATACTCCAAAATTATTAAATGAAGAGCAAGTATCATTATTACAAAATCAATTAAGAGATTTTATAGAAGATACTAAAGAAAAATTTGGAAGAGACTGTAAATTTATTACTGAAATACCAATTGTTTCTGAAGATATAGCTGAACCTTATAAAGCAGCAGGATTAAATTCAATTAATGGTAGAATTGACTTATTAATTGTAGATAAAAATGGTAATGCTCATATTCGAGATTTTAAAGTATCTCGAAAAGCAGTAGGAGCTTGAGATGAAACTAGAAATGCATTATTAAATAATGTATGAGCTTCTACTAAAAAATTAGGTGCAGCATATCAGTTAAACTTCTATAAAGCTATGTTAGAACAACAAGGTATTAATGTAGCTACAGTAGGAATTATTCCTGTTAAACTTGATATTGATTATAAAAAAGATAATTCAGGAAATGATAATTTATCTCAAATTGATAATTTATCAGGTGTATACATTGATTCTGATAATATTATAGTAAATCCATCTAATACAATTGGAAAATATTATGATAGAGTTAGAGAAATTATTCCTATTAGACGTTTAACAGATTCATTTGATATTATTAAAACTATTGAAGAACCTATGAGTAAGTTCTTTCCTAATTATGAACTATCTTCAAAAGTTCAAAGAAAGAACGCAAACTTTAAGTTTTATAAAGAAAAAATCGTTCAATATATTAGTTCTTCTGCTCCTGAAGCAGGATATGGAAAATATAGATTCTGAAATGAATATAAACCTAAAGATTCTGTAAAAAGTAGGTGAGAATATGCTCAAACGGAAGAAGAACTTGATAAAAAGTTAGAGGACTATATAAAAAGTATTAATGAGCGACGTGGAAATGAGTTAGCTGATATTGCTCAGGATATTATAAATGTCCAGCAGGGATCGATGGATATTAACGATATTGCAAAGGATAATCCATACAAAGGAGACTTTTTACGTAGACATATTGAAAAATACATAGAAGGAGAATGACAATTTGAAAATAATCCATCATTTATTTCTGCAGGTTTACTAGTATTTACAAAGAATAAAGTATTAGAAATAGTATCTATTACAAATAATGTTACTCATCAAACAGTTAAACTTGAAAAGGGAACAAATATTTTAGGTTCAACAATAGCTAATCGAGATATTGATGAACATAAAATAATGTCTGCAACAAATGGAAATATTGACTTAATTAAGGTAATGGCATTACTAAATAGTGATGCTATTAAATATGAAAACTATCGAATTAATAAAATTGAAAGTATTAATATTTGGCAACAAACTGGTTCAGAACAATATTTTGATAAGTTATATGATAACTTTGTAGAATTATGTAGAATACATAATGTTCCTATAAATCTTAAGAGATCAAATTTTAGTTCAACTATTGAATCTGTAGTAAGTACAATCACTGATATATGTGGTCCTGAAAAACTAAAACATATTGGAAATTGAGCTGTTACATTTAGTGCTGATGATGTTATTAAAGGTGGAGAATTTCTAAAAAATAGAATGGAAGAACTTAGGAAACTAGATAACGCTCAGGGATTGCGTAAAGCAATACATACTGGGCAATGAAATTTTGATGATCCTTTACAAACTTCCTATATGTTACTTGGAAAAGCTCTTAACAAAGTAAGAGGATATGAAGTTTATATTGAACCAGATCCTGCAAAATGAGTTAGTGTAACAGGTAGTTTTCACGCAGGAACTAATATTACAAGTATTAATAATTCTCCTTCATTAACAGCTCAAGAAGTTGGACGAATAGTTGCGGTAACAGAGACTAAGATACGTCGACAAGAATTAGCTTGGGATTCTAAGATTAGAAAAGTATTTAAGGAATTTTATAAATTTAAAGATCAAAATCGTTTAATAGGTGGAGAAGTAAAATATTTTGATAATCTATTTAGAAGAGACGAAAATGGTAATATTACAAAAGAGTTTATGTTAAAAGACGTTAATGATAGTTCTTTAGCTAAAGAAGAAAAAGCATTAATAAAAACATTTACAGAAATTGTAAACCAACTTCGTTTTGAAGGAAATCCTGGACGTTATCAACAAGCAATAGAAGATGGAACTTATTATCAAGTTCCTGTAGCTATTGGTTCTATGAAATCTCAATTCCATAATAAAGGTTTTAAAGAAGGTCTTAAAATGGAGTATCAAGAAGTTACTAATATGTTAAGACTATTTGAAGAACAAATGAAGGATTTTGATCTTGCCAAAGATGCACAAAGAGTATACAATAAATTTAAAATTGGAAATGATACTCGAGAGCAGATTATATCAAATCATGGGATAAATAGTCTTGAAACTCAACTCGAAGATTTATTAAGAAGCTATATTCATGCATATGTTGCAGAAGCAGAATATAATGATATTATTCCTCAAATTCAAGGAATTAAAATAGCATTACAGTATAATCAAGCAATGTATGGACAAGAAGCAGAAAACTTACTTGAATTTCTTGATAAATATCTAACAGTTAATATCTATAATAAACCTATTATGGATAAAGGTTTACAACCTGTTTATAAAACTTTAGCTGCAATTAAAAAATTTACTACGGCTACTGCTTTAGGTCTTAACTTAAGATCTGGACTTCGAGAAATGATGCAAGGTATGTGAATTCATATTAGTAGAGCTATGACAAATGCTTATGGAAAAGATCAATTTTCTGGAAAGGATTTAGCTGAGGCTTGAGGAATTATCTTTAAAGATAGTCCGAAGCGTATTGCTACTTTAACAAAAGTTGAAGCTTTAAATGCAGACTTTGGTATGGCTAACATGGACGCCGACATAGTTCAAAAAGAACTCAGTCAATCTCGTAATGGTATTAAGAACTTTAATTCTGATATGTTATATGTTTGCAATAGAGCTCCTGATGTATATCATAGAATGGGCTTATTAATTGCAAAAATGATTCATGATGGATGCTGAGAAGCATATAGTTTAAATTCAGATGATGAATTAGTATATGACTTTAAAAAGGATAAACGTTTTGATGTATTTACTGCTGCAGGAGCCGATGTAAATTCTGAAGCTTATAAAAGACAAGAAGGATTATATGAAGCTTATAGACAGCAATTTAATCAAGAAGGATGAAATATTGAAAAAGGACAACCATTACCTAGAGCCTATACTGTTAGAGAAGCAACTAGTATTAAATCTTTTGCAGAACTTTGTTTTGGACACTATGATAAAAATACTCAGATGCTTGCTAAAAGTATGTTCATGGGAGCTATGATGTTACAATTTCGTACATTCCTTTCTGCTAAACTTGAACAATGGATTCTTAAACCTGGAACTTATGATCAAGGTAAATTTGTAGAAAAATTTGATGAAAATGGAGTTCGTTATGTAATGATTCAGTCAACAGGAGAAAATGGGTTACCTACTACAAGAGTTGATCTTGAAACGAATGTAAAAGAAGGAGAAACGGCTACTCCTTATGTAGAATGGCAAGGAAGATTTATTGAAGGTATTGCTTATTCTATGGTCAGCTTTGCAAAAGCTATAGGTAAAATGGATTATAATGAATTTAAAACGTTATGAGCTAATCCAACTAAAAAGGCTAATTTTTATTTATTCTTGACTGATTTAATATTTATGAGTCTAATAATGTGAATGATATATGCAGTTTTTCTATCAGGAGAAACCAAAGAAGAATTAGGAGCATTAGGACACTTAGGAGCTATAGCTTTATATACATCATTCCAAGATGGTCCAATTCAAAATATTGTTGCACAATTTGCAGGAGACTTAAATCCACCTGCATACTCTATTATTAAGAACATTGTAAATCAGAGTACAGCTGTTATTACTGGAGATAAAAATCTCTGAGAAGGAGCTACAAGTACATTTGGATTTATGAGTGATCTTAAATATATCGGAGATAAATTAGATTAAAAAAATAACCTCTATCCGCATAAGCAGATAGAGGCAAAAGAAAATCCCCTTACTCGCAATTAAGCAAGTAAGGGGATTTTTCATAGAAGTAAAACAATTTATTTTTAAAGATCAACACCTGGTAATATTATATTTTCGCTCTTAGAGTAATCAATAAATATATGCCAAACAAAGTTTCCGTTTTCGGTCATACATGAACCAATATATAATTTATTACTAGCATCAAAAGTTTGCCCAGTACTAATTATATAAACATCAACCTCGATTGTTGATTTATCATCTGTATCTATTATAGCTCAAATTGTAGGTGTATTTCTTTGGCTATCAACATATAAAATTTCTGCACTACTAGGTAACTTAATCGTTTGAGGATAAGTAAATTCTAGAGGATATTTATATATAATTTTATTCATTATTTCTTAGCTTTTTTACCACCATTACAAATAGTACAAGTAGAAGTACCTGATTTTTCTCCAATATTAAAAACCCGAATAAATTTTCCGTACTTTTCATCTTGAAACTCATGTGTAATCTTATTATCTGCGCAGTTTTTACAGAACTTAATTTCAGTAGCCATATACAATATTTTTACATTTATTAAATAATTCTTTTAATGTACCATTATTTACTAACGATATATCAAATTTATGTTTTTTATAAAGAGCATCTAATTCCCTTTCTGAAGAATGTAAACCTATACTACAACCTTTTCTTGTTACATGAATAATAAAGGCATTGTATTCTTTTACTACTTCGTTTTCAATTGCAAATCTTTGATCTGCAATTATAATATTATTTTTATTTCCACTTTGAAGTGTTGAATATATCCATAATTTATCTCCAAAATATTTACGCATTATATCTGTACCAAAATATTGTAATATTTGTCTAATAGATAAATTATATTCTATAGCTAAATTTCTATTTTCTTTTTTTAATTCTCTAGCGAATACTTTATCTGTAGGTTCATTTCCAAAAGTTCTTACTCTACTATCATAAAGTAAAAACTTCTGAAAATCAAAATGATAATATTCTTTAAATTCTCTATCATCAAACTTGCTCTTATCTACATTCATCATGATAGATAACATTTCTTTTAATTTATCTGCATAATGTACTATCTTTCAATGCTTTGAAATCATAAACGGTACAGGAGTAAAATTTAATGCAGAAGCAATATTATAAGAATGTAAACAAGTTGGAGTATTTAATAAATAGTTTAGATATTTAGCAACTTCATCTTTTCCACTTCCTTTAAAACCTTGAATAGCTATTATATTTTTCACTTATTCTAATGTAAGATCGAAGTTCATAGGTATAGCATCAAGTTGCGACTTATGTTCAGCCCATTTCTTTTCAAAACTTTTCTTGAGTTTGTCTATAACTATCTTTCTAGCCTTTTCTTTATCTGCATCATTTGTACTACTTTTATAAAGTTTATTTATAATATTATCAGTAATGCCACTATAAACCTCTCTTTCAGAAATTCCTAATGTATTTAAAATTTGTTGAAATCCTACACTTTTAAAAGCAGAATTACTTGTAATAGTATTCCAGTTACTCATAAGTAGAATACCTACAGAACAAGCTGAATCTGGAATATTATATCCAGAGAGTAATTTAATACCCATACCTACAACAGTAGGATCTTGAGAGCCTAACATTCCAGATAAAGATTTAAGATCGTCCTCTGTAAGATCAGACAAATTACTACTTACAAATTTATCTAATTCTGTATCATATATTACTTTCATATAATTATTTAAAATATTATTAACTTGCTCATACTCTGAATTATCTGTAAAGAAACAGCATTTACCTGAATAAAATAATGTACAGTCTGCAGGAATAATTCCTTCAGACATTATAGCTGAAGCAAACTGTTCAAGAGGATCTGAAGAGCTAGTATTTATCGCTTTATTAATAAAGTTGTTTAAGTCTTTACTACTGCTGCTTTGAAAACAAGCTCCAGGTTTATGATCAATTAGATAATAAGTATCTTCTGATGGAGAATAATATAATTTAATGTTTTTATCCCTTGGAGCACCTCCTGAACTATATTGAGGCGTATATACACTATATTTTACTTTTGGCAGTATACAAACATCTGCTTTTGCAGCAGTTAAACTACGTTTTATAGTAGTAGCTTCGCTTAGTTTAAATCGAGGATATTTAGATTTAGGATCAAAATATACTCTTTTTACTCCAGTTAGACTTGTTAAAGTTTTAGAAGAAATGATAGTTTCTATACTATCATTATCTCCTAAATACATACCAAATACTTTTTCTGCACAAAAAGGACTAGTATAATAACAATCGTCTCCAATATGTTTTTTACTCCCATTAATATCATAAACAACAATCATATCTGCAAGACAAGTATTACTTATGTTATTACTATAATAGGAACCGTTACTACTATTTCCTTGTCTTCTATAATAGTCGCAAACAACTATTCTTAATTTTGTATTACTTAAATTAAATAACATATTATATTAACTTTCTAGCTACTTTAGGATTCAATAATAATTTATTACATCTTGTAGGATGATTTTTTTGGAGAGTTTTAATTAAACTGAAAATCAAATCCTCAGAAAATAACATCTTATCATGCTCAATAATCTTAAGAATTCTATTAACAGCTACCTCTGTTTTACTACCTTTTGTATCAAAATATAGGTTTACAAAATTACAAAACCGAGTTGTTAAAACTGCAGCAATATCTGCACGATAGTTAGTGCCATCATACACTTGTTTTGCTAATTCTCCTTTAACATAATCCCAATCTTTATTTAACATTGCATCAGGGTCCATTAACTTGTCTAACTTATTAGCGATAAATGTAGTAAATAAGTTTCCAATAACGTTTTCTTCAGATGTAAAACATCCTTGGGCAATATTAAGGATTAAACCTAAAGTGTTTGTATCAGACCAATCTTTAAATCCAGAAATAGTATTAGCAAAAGTTACTAAACTTCGAGGATTAACTTTTTGTACTCCTCCCTCCTTTTTCATAATCTCAGGATAAGATAATACAAAATTGATAAAACGACCATCAATACCTTCTTTCTCAGCCCAACGAGCCCATACATCTTTATCAAAACCTAATTCGAAACTAATATATCGAGTCTTTTGGGCATTGTCCATAGAGTTAACATTATAATCACCATTATCAGGATTTGATGTTAATATAATAGTACAGTTAGGTGGTAATGACCAACTTATATATTCTCCTCTATCTATCAACTCCATGGTAGCTTGTATAAATCTAGGCATTTTTGTTACCGTATAGGCTCTTTATCCTATACTTCTACGTCTTCTTTTAGGTTATAACGTAGTTCAGACTATATCATCACTATATGATAGTGTAGCGCACTCGTGGTACTTTACTATCCATTTCTGGACTCCATGTACTAGTCGTTGAACTTTCTAATTATTACTAATTAGCTTAGCTGCTGATTGACCTCCTCAGGCTTTTCCAGCAATTCACGCTATTTTATGCGGACCTCTAGATTTTATACTTTCATTTATATCCTCCTGCAGTAAGATTCTTTCTTATAGCTCGAGATATATTACAAATTTTTAGTTCTTTTTCAGCATCTGTTTTTGAATCTCACTCTTTAATAAAAACATTATCAAGTGAATATTGAATAACAGGTACTTTCTTATATTTCTTTTTTAGTTTAGAAAGAGTTTCTTTTAATTCAAACGATCATCTATATCCACCAGCAGTATAACTACGATTATTACATACACTACATATTGCAGTAACATCTTGATTAGTAGCTCTAGCCGCATCTGTTATTGATTTGTAACTTTGAATATATTTTCCTTCTAAATTATACTGATATACCATTTTTATATTAACTGGAGAATGTGTTTCATAATATTTCTTTTTAGAAATACTTATTCTATGTTTATATTCTTCATCTCTAATGATATTCTCAGGATCTAAAATATGATTTATATAAGGTTTAATACTATCTATATAGTATTTTTCTCTATTAATTCTATTTTCCTCAAGACAAATTTCTATAACTTCAAAATAAATATTATCAATTCCATATTTATTATACAAGTTTTGCATAGTATGATTATGGTGTTTATTTTGTTTTAAAGTAGTTAAATGTTGTCTTAATCTATGCTGAATATTTTTTGAACTTCCTATATATTCTTTATTGTGAATTTTTATTTTGTAAATTCCACAAACTTTTTTATAAACTTTAATCTTTTGTAATGTTAATTTTTCCATATTTTTTTAAATTTTATATCAAAGATACTAAATTTATTCAAGGAAACAAAACTTTACAATATATTTCTTAATCCGCACGATTAAAGTCATCAAGAATTAGAATTGTACCATTTTCATTTTGTGAAGTAGGAACCCATGCAGGAAGGGCGTATCCCATTCGAGATATATTATCTTTAATTCTATAACCCTCTGCAATATAAGAATCTAGTACATCTGCAGATACCCAGAGACATTCCTCATCCTTAATCACTATTTCATTTTCTACAACAGGCATTCCATCATCGTCAAGTCGAGGACGCTCTGTACAAACATAATACTCTTTAATAGGAAAACCAATAAGATCACCTAATTCCTCTAACTGAGAAAGATTAAGTTTAATACAGTCCATTCCTCTTTCTTGAGCTAACTGGATAATAGCAGAAGTTTTACCTAAACCAGATTCACCTACTACTTCAATGGCAGTAGTTTTTTTATGCTCATTATATAATCGTTTATTATTATCAATAATATAACTAACCAACGTTTTTAATTCTTCAATATTAATTGTATTTATATTTTTCTTCATATTTTATGGTATAAAAATAGTGTGTCCTGGATATTTTTGGGTTTTATGCCCATTACTTGTAATAACCCACATCATTTGCCGCATAGGTTTGAATGTATCTAAAGGAGCATAGCCGTCAGTAAAAAATACTAAGGTAGTATATTTATTTAGATTAGCATTATAATAATCTATTACAGGTTTAAAATCTGTACCTCCTCTACCTGTAATTTTTCCATCAAACTTTCCTTTATATTCGTATATTTTATGAATATCGGCATCACATTCTACAATAGTTACCATAGACCCAGTTTTATATATGTGATAGATCTCACTAAAAAAATCTTGTAATTCTGAATCACTTACAGATCCAGATGTATCAATTCCAACAAGGATGTGTTGTTTATGCTTTACTTTAATTCCTGCACTTCCAACAAATCTATTAGACTCTTTTCGAAGAGATTTTTTTGTATAAGTTTTGAATGAATTTCCTAATAATCTTCGGAAATACATTTTCCAATTAAATATAGGAGGATCTACTTTAAATAATGCATCAATTATTGATTGAAATTCTCTTGGAATACTACCTCTACTTTTAGTAGTAGCTGTAGCTGCTTCTTTTAATTGATGCTCAGTTTGATTTTGCATTAGTTTTTTTCCTGCTTCATCAAGATTCTGATATTCTTTCCAAGACTTATGATCATCAGCTCCTCCGCTAATTCCATCAAGACCTTGTGTTGTGCCTCTATTCCCATTACCTGGCCCTTTCTGTCCAGACTGAGAATTTTTCTGTGCATATTTTATTAGCTCTTCATAATAATATTTTGCACCTTTATCCTTTTCTAAGTTTTTTACTAAATCAGGATATTTGTCTTTTAGTTGATCCCACATATTATCAGGAACATCTTTTATGTATTGATCACAAACTAAATCGCAAGCAATATTAAATAATTTATGATCACTAATTCGAAGTTCTGATTCAATAAACATGTGGTTAAAACATATATGAATTAGCTCATGTTTTAATAAACCTAACTGCTGACTGTCAGTTAATTTATCTCAGTAATTAGGATTTATAACTAGTTTAGAATTTACTCCATTTCTAGAAACACAAGCTGTATCTACATATGTATCAGATATTTCTTTATTTAAATTAAGAAGAAAGAGCCCATAAAAGGGCTCTCTAATCATTAATTCTTTACATGCTTTAATGAGTTGCATATCTTATAATTTTTTAATCTTCATGTGGAAATTTATCGATTTTTTGACATCTAATACTAGATAACAAACAACCTAAAGCCTTAGCTTCATCATCATATCCACTATATATAACTATACCTTCTTTATTTCATACAGTTACAGTATTTGTTTTAGAATTTCAATCTGCATAAAGATGTTTAAAAGAATGTTCTTGTTCTTCATCTACATGATCATACTGTACTGTTTCTTTATAATGGCTCATTTTAAATATAATTTTTCTCCTTAAACTGTATATACAGTTTATCTGCTAGCTCTGCTGCTTGGGGATGAGCTCCTGTTGCTCCGTATAATGGACTACGTAACTTAAAGAATTCTTTCCATTGTTCAATCGTTCCAGTCATAACTAGTTCTGTTTTAAGAGAATTAGGAAGTATAGATCTTGCTTGTTGTGGAGTCCAGCCTATATTAATTAAATGTTTATAAGATAACTCTACGTTTTCACAATTAGATAAAAATATATCATCCGCATCTCCAACGATATGTTTTAAAATAGTATGAGGTAAAGATTCTGGAGTAGTATCTTCTACATAATCTCCATCCCAATAAACATAACGCGCCTCTTTTAAAGATAGTCAACATGGAATAATAAAAGTAAGTTCATTACTAAACTTATCCTTACTATAATTACAATACATTTGTTACATTAAGGCTCTTTATCCTTAACTCTCTTCTTTTCAGAAGAGTATCGGACTATATCATCATCCTATAAAGGATGTCCAGCACTCGTGTTTGAATTATATTCTACACTAAAATACTCTAAGCCATCAAGAATTGTACTAATCTCTTTACAAGTTTTATTCCAATCTCTATTGGCTATATATTTGTCCCAAAATTCCTGTAATACAGGACATTCAAAAATTATTTTAGACATAGTTTCATCAATTAGTCTCTGAACCTTCCAGAGTTGTTAACCTCTGGCTTGGCTGCTGATTAGCATGATTTAATACTTTTCTACAAAACTCGTATAATTGTTCTATTGTCATAACATGTTTACTTAAGTTAGCTTGATAAGTTACCCATTGAACATTACCTTCAATATACCCTTTAGAGGAGTCTATTCTATCAAGAGAAGCTTCTTCTATATTAGGGATATAATCCCCAGTAATAGCACAAATTTGTTTTTGTTCTTGAAATAGATTCCATAAGTATTCTATAGAAACCTCAAAAACATAAGCTCTCTTTTCAGCAGACCTCTTAAGCCTAGTATATTCAGTTTTAGTAAGTTCTCCAACTTCTCCATTTTTCTTTCTAATATTTTCCATATTCTCTTTATGAGCACATTTTTCACATTGAAAGTCCCTATCTTTATAAAGAAGTTCTATAGGTAACTTATAGGTTTCAGTCCCACAATCACATCTAACTTTGTAATAAGCAGTAGAATTTTTGTATATTGGACCTTCTAGTATAGTCCAATGTTTGTATTTACTTCCTACTTTTAAAATTGTGGTATTTTTCCTTTTGGCACAGGATTTACAGCTAGAACTCCTTCCAGTTCTAAGGGCTGAGGCATTAACTTCTCCCATATAGCCACATTTACACTGACATAATACATATCTACTTTTATTCTTTGATGGAACATTTATATTTGTTACAGTCCAATCTCCAAATTTATCACCTACGTTAATATCCATTTTTCTCATAGCTTAAAAATTTTATATTTATTACTGTAACAAAGTTAATGATAAATTTGGATATATCCAAACTTGTAGAAAAGTTTAATAAATTTTAGCCTTCCAGCAATTCACTGGGTTATGCATAAATAATTACTTATTTAAGCCGCCATTGTTTCTTGACGGGTAGATTCCTGAGCAAAAGAAAATACTCTCAATTTGTTATGTATAAGCTCTTTATCTTATACTCTCCTCTTTTCAAAGGAGTATCGGACTATATCATCATCCATTTCTGGATGCTCCGCACTCATGTCTAAATTATATTCTATTTTAACATTAATTTTTGTAATTCAATATAATCTTGTTGCAGATCTGTTTCTAACAATTTGTTAGGAAGCTTATCTAAATAAGAGATACCAAATATACCAATAGGAATATTATTATAATCTCTTATTAATTTACAAATAATATATTTTGCGCCATTCCTTTTAGATAAAACAGGATCAACCTCTTCAAGTTTTCCTATAAAACTATCATGGATTCTTAAATAATCTGGTAGAGTACACCAACTTAGATTAAAATCAGTATACTGGTATTTAATAGATTTGGTTTGTTTATCACAAAGTTCAAATCTCATAGAACCACACATATAGTCATTGATCCCTCTATGATACTGTATTATCCATATTCGATTTCCTTGATACTTATCTAAGTATATAGGTAATAGCTGCTTAATTTTCTTATCTGTATTAGCATATTGTACTAATTCTAATTCATGTTTTTGATTTCTATAATTATTATACTTTTCAAACAATGGACTAGGATTATAATATATTCTGCAACTAAGTAGTATTATTAAAATTAATGTTATCATAGTTTCATTAGTTAGTCTCTGAACCTTCCAGCTTTGTTAAAGGCTGGCTTGGCTGCTGATTAGCATGATTTAATACTTTTTTACAAAATTCATACAATTCTTGCATAGACATAATGTGTTTACTAAGATTAGCTTGTTTACTAACTCATTGTACATTCCCTTTTATATAAGGAAGAGAAGAATCTATTCGATCTAAACTCGCTTTCTTTATATCTGGAATAGGATCTCCAGTAATAGCACACATTCTATTTTGAGATTCATATAAATCTCATAAATATTGTTGAGAAACATCAAATTTAATATTTCTTCTTGCAGCTATTCTTTTCATCTTTCCAAATTTGTCAACGTCCAAATCTCCTACAATACCATTCTTGATTTTAGAAATAATTCCTCTATCGATACCAGCACATTTTTGACATTTATATGCTCTATTAGGATTGCGAAATTCATTAGCACTTATTAATCTTGTGTTACCGCATTCGCATTGAACTTCATACATAACTGTCATATTTTTTATAATAGGACTAGATATTATTGTCCAACTTTTAGATTTAGTTCCAATAGGAATAATTGTTCTCCTATTGACTGCAACACAAGCTTTACAACCATTAGTTCTTCCACTGACTAAATCAGAAGAAGCTACTAGTTGTTCTCTTCCACATTCACATCTACACTTTACATATCTATGACCGTTTTTAACGACAACTGTATTGTCAATAACTTGTCATTTTCCAAAATTTTGTCCATTTTCTAAATTAATACCTTTCATATTCTTGTGAATTTGTTTTTACAAAAATACGAATATTTCTTAAGAAATGCAACGATTATATTAAATTTTAGCCTTCCAGCAATTCACGGAGTTTATTTTTCATAATATTACTATTATGCGACACAAAGTATTTTATGTCTTACATACTCATGAGATACGCCACGGTCACATATAAAACGCACTGAGATACGTTTCTCATGATATTCTGTAGGCTCACAGAGATATTGAAGGTCATCTAACCAATTATTTTCTATAAGAACTCTATAATTAGTAGTAATGTATGCTTGACGACCACTGCGTCCAAGTGGCCCAATTTTAGTAACACTATATTTATTTGACTGATATTTTGGAATTACTTTTTTGATATCTGTAAAATAGTCTTCAATGTTTAGATATACAGTACCATGTTCAAGCATAGCTGTATGCTGTCTATCTTTAATCATATTAACAAATTTTTCTGCAGAATCTTCTGTTATTAGATTCTCTGACTTATAGCATGTACGCCCTGCTTTCTCAATTTGCTTATAAATTCCTTGAATTCCTGAGCCTTGTTCAAGTATTTCTATAGATGGTTTAATTAGTCTCATATTCTTTAAGCTTATTTTCGAGATCTATTTTAGAAATACTTCCTACATGTTTCCAAAGTTCTTTTCCTTGATCATCTTCTAATATCAGTACAGGAATACTACGAATCTTATACTTTACTAATGTAGTATCTTCTGCTTCATCAACATCTATATCTCATACATCATATGTTGATTTTAATTCTTCTACAATAGGTGCTAATGCTTTACAAGGTCCACACCACGACGAATGGAAAAATATTAGTTTCATTTATATATTATGTTCTTTAATAAGGAGTACCGATCTATCTTCTTTATATTGATATGATATCATATTTTCTGGAGTATCTATTTCTAACTTTGCATTTTGTGATTGATCTGCACAAAAATCTGCTTTAAGTTTTTCTACTTCTTCTTGAGATTTAACTAATATAGTATTAGAAATATCACATCCATAAGCACAATCATCTCAATAATATATTAATTCATAAATTTTCATTGTTTTAGAATAAAGTTAATTGTTTATTTTTAAAGAAACTAACAATTTTATTAGCGGCTGATATATAAAATCTATAGTTAATATTACTTGGAATTGGTTGATCTTTTTCAATAGTATTCATAATAGTAACTCCAGAATCAGTTAATAGTTTAATATAATTTGATCGGTGATTATTAGAATCTACCTTACATTTGTATAACCATGGTCCATCATTAGAAATATAATATCTATTAATTCTTTGAATTAATTTACCATCATATTCAACTGAATAATCTCTGCTTACTTTCTGATAGGTAATAAACTTATTAATGTCCTTACAATTTCTAATTGTTTCTTCAACAGGGACTTTATCTACTAAACATTTATTAACAGATTCAGGAATAATCATAGCATCCATTCCTTTTCCAAGTTTAACTTCATCTATAAACATTCCTTTCTTTTTTAGTAACTTAGGATCTTTTGTTTCAGAATAACCTTCTTTTACTGCAAGATAATCATTAATTGCATATTGATACATAGCTTCAAAACGATCTTCCTCTAAAGTTAACTTTGTTAACTTTTCCCATTCTCTACAAATGTTTTGAAACTCAACTTCCTTGTCTTTTGGTCTTAATACAAATAAACCATCAGTGTTAGCTTGAACAATTTTACAACCTATTGCAATTAGCTTCTCAGCTAACATCAATAATAGAAGCTGACCATTAATTCTACAAATTTTCATATAAAAACGCAACTTTTTATACAGTTCTCTTATGAACTTCTATATATTTCTATATAGTTAAGACTATATCTTAATCCTATTTTTTAGGATTCTCTCCATTTCCATCACCATTAGCTTGTGATGTACTCCCTTTCGGGATAGTCGTTGAACTTTTAAAATTACAATATATTTTATTTATTTTTTCTAAAAACTCCTTCTGAGAAAAATTATTTTTCATTTTATTACATGTCCAACAGCAAGATACACAATTTTCTTTTATATATCCAATATTTGAATCAATTCTATCAATACCATTAACTGCCTCAGAAATACCATTCCAAGTTGTAGTTTTTGTATGTTTAGGAAAATCTCCACAATAATAGCATTTTCCTAGAACTAAATCTTTAAATTCTAAATCAGATAAATCTCAACTAATATTTCTTTGTTTTGCATTATTTACATAATGAATAAACATATTATATAATCTTGTTGTTAAAATACTACCATTTCTAGCATGACAACATTTTGGACAATGAATAATACCTTTTAGAGATTCTTTTTTACGAGAAAATTGAGAATGACAATGCTTACATTCTATAATATAATACAAATGTTTTCTATTCATCTTCTCATACTTTTCTAAATCAAAGCTAACTACTTTAAATTCATCGTTTTCTCAATTAAGTTCCTTATTTTTATACATTTATTATAATTTTACTTAGCTGCTGATTACCATGAGTAATTTTACTTTTAGGCTTCCAGCAATTAAAAGAGTTTATTATTCTATATATTACTATATAGCCAGACTAAAATTAATCTGCATAACAGTAAATGGACTATAGCAAAAATTGTGCTCATTTTGCAAATTTCCACTTAATCCATTAAGAGCTAATTTTAATGTTTCATTCTTTACTTTATTGCCATTATGCTTAGCTTCAATACGCTCATTCTTAATTTGAGAATAAACCTCAAGGAATTCTCTACCAAGATGCTGAGGATAAAATTCATGTTCAATTATCATACTCGGATATAGAGAAGCTACATCTATGTCACTGAGTATCTGATTTTCATTAGGTATTATTTCCTCAGGTTTATTAACAGAATGTATCATTTTTGTTATCGTAAAGGCTTTTTATCCTTTACTTCTTATGTTATTGTAGTTCACATAAGTTCGGCGTACCTTTTCAGTATTACTACTGTCGAGAACTCTTGGGAGAATTATATTTATTCATCTCCTACGCTCTACACTACCTTACAGCCTTTCGCAATCTATAAGGTTAGCACGGGGTTATAGTATTTTCTTTTTAGATAGTATTCGCAATTTATATTATTAGCAAAATATTCTTCTATGAATCTTTTTCCGCCATATAATGTTAAGCTATAGTACTTACAAGTCTTTCCTCGTATTTCTTTTAAATTATATTTAGTAAAATACTTATACGTCTTAAAATTATATAGTACCTGTTTAGCAAAGTATTTAGAATTTAAACATATCTGAATATGACCTTTACCAATATAACCATCTCCATCAATTAAACCTCTTACAAGATGTTTAAATAAATTATGTTGGACTATATACTTTGGCAATAAAAAGTAATTATCATAAGTTTTTCTAGGCTTAATATTATATTTACTTAAAGTATTAAACATATGTTTAGAGCTTCATCGTAAATGTACCTGTTTCTTTCTAGATTTTACTCCACTTTGATTATCATAATATTCTAAAGGCTTATTTGGAGAAATATCTTTTTGAAATAACTTTATAACATCTTCATCATCAATAGATACATTAATCATAAACCTATAACTTTCTGAATACTTTTTATTATTTTTAAATTTTTCTTCTAGTTGTAAACATCCATCAGCAATAAAATATCCTAATAAATAAAACTTTGATTCTGAATCTAAATTATCAAAAAAGTTATCATTTATTAAATATTTAAAACGACGTTTGATATTTAAATTATATTGTTTACAAAGTTCTCCTAACCTTCTTTCAGGAATATCGATTATTTTACTAATTTCCTTTAAATTTAATCCACTTGTATTCAGTTCTACGATTTGCTGTGAATTAAAGTTTTTTAAATATTTTTGATTTCGCATAATATATTGTTTTAATTATTAAAACACAAATATACGAAAAATTATCTAAATATACAACTCCTTCCCCGTTTTTTCTCGATTATGTGGCATACATTTTACCACCAACTCCAACACAATACTCTAGACCGTCTAATATAAAATGTTTTTCATATCCTTTTCTTCCTGGAGATACTGTTTGTTTCTTCATTTCTTCTAATACAGACTGAAGAATAGGAGTGTCAAATTTAACAATTGGAAGAATAACTTTACTCAAATCAATCATATCACAAGGAGAACGTAAGTCTTTAATCTGTTTCCAGGTCTGACCAGTTTTTTCAAGATATTTTTGAGTAATAATCTTCATACCAATATTTACACCATCCTTATTAAGTACCTTAACTCCATATTCATCCTCAATAGCAATTCTTAAATCAATATCTCTTTTACATCGATTTAATAATTCTTCAGTAGAATCGACATCATTAACATTATAACTAATCATGTTTGGAATTTCAGATGCAGGAAGCCAAGATTGGAAGTCTCCTTCATACTCTTGTACACAACGAAATTTCATTGTTACTTGCATTTCCTTCAACCCAACTCTCAATTTCTGAGAATATAACATTGTAAGCAAATCCAAGGTTTCAAAATAAATTTTATATTTCCATTTACTCCAAGAAGTAAAGTTACTATCTGTAGATCTAATAATTTCATTACTAAGATTATATAAAGATTTGCAAACACTAAGATAATCAAGTGTTGACAATTTCTTATGATAATCAATAATATAATTAATTATAGGATTATCATAATGTAAATTATTATATCCACAAAATATTTTATCTGTAAAGAATTGTAGATCTGTAGTATAGTTTTTTGCTCAAATGCCATCTTGAGGTTCTTCTTGAATAGTTCAAAAGAAATCAACCAATTTTAAAAGATCATTTCGTCTTTCAGAAATTTCAAAATATAAATATTCTCCTGTTTCAGAATTTTTTACTGTACAGTGAAATACATTTGGAAATATCTCAATATCATAAACATATACAGTTTTACCTCGGATTAACATTCTGTTATTTCATATAATTTATTAAAATTTTCTTCTGGTAACCAGAATTTATATCCATTCCAGTTAATATAATAACCTTTGACCCATTTATTCTCAGAATGTTGAGTTTGAACTTTTTTAATTTTATTATAAAATTCATATTTAGTCATAGGTTCTACCTCTACATCAAAATTCTTAACTCGAGCTTTCATTAAAACGTTCCTTAAGGTTTACCTCTTTACATATCCATTCTCCATTTTTATGTAAATAATGATACTCAATCATTATTGGATCTAAATTATAGTAATCTTCTTCAGTTAGAGATATAATTGCGCCAGATCCATCTGCATAAAAACTTGTTGTATCTAAATCTGTTCCTAAACAAGATATATCTCCATTAGCAATTAGTTCAATAATATCATTTATATCATTCCAATTATCATGTAGAGTTTTCCCAACACCTTCTGGATATCCATCAAAATGACAATAAATTGAACTAACACTACCATCTGGATTTATCATTCCTATTCTAGATCTAGTGGACATAAGATTGTAGTATTAGTGTTAAATACAATAAATTTTCCTGCAAAACTATATTATTGAGTGAACACAATTTATTGTATATCTGGATATAAATATTATATATTCTTAACATTTCTTTAACTTTTTTAATCAATCCTCTTCTACAAAGTATGAAGAAGGGCCATACTGATCAATTCAACCTTCATCATTAACAAGATGCGCATGACAATCAAAATCATCATAACTCATTAATTCTTGAACTTCAGGCCACTCAATAAGTATATATTTCATATTATATTTCGTCTAATTCTTGTTTTAGTAGCTCAGGATAATATTTTCGATAAAATATACGTATTGTATCTTCACCTACTTGTAAATCCCTATTTTTATCCCGTTTAACAGCTTCTTTATATGGAATAACTATTTCCTTATATTCAATATTTGCATCGAAATTTGAGGCAATTTCTTCCCATTTAGCCCTAGTTTTAGGGTTAAGATTAGTAGCATCAATTATAACGTTATAACCTTGCTCTAAAGCAGAGGTAATAGTTGTTTCCTCAAGAGTATTAATTAACTTTTCCCGAGACGGAATCCAATAATCACCGCACATAAGTCGGAGATCGTCCCTATTCACCCGAATCCAAGTAGACTTTCCCTTCACGAACTCTTTAGACCATGAAGTTTTGCCACTAGCTGGAGGTCCAACCATTACAATTATTGTTAATTTATTTTTTGTCATAAAATTGCTTTATATACATAGGATGGACTTCTGTTAGAAAAGTACTTAAATCTTTTTGGTACTTATTTTTCATAAGTTCTTCAAGATTAGATTCTCTAGAAAACACATCTGGACGATTTACTTTAAACTCTCTAAGAATTTGTAATGCCCAATTAACTTCTATATACTTTTCTAAAGGAGTAATACTAGGATCTTTAATAATATAATTTCTAAACTTAACTAAATCAGGTTTTACATAAACATTAAGATATTCTTTTATCTTTCCTTTTTTATTAAGTGTAGAACATACATATGGTAAAAGATCCCCACAATCAGTTCTTTGAAACCAATCTTCAAAAGAAAAATATAAACAATGTTTTTCTTTATCATATTTGGTTTTAATGTTTCCAATGATAACTAAAAGATCAGTTTCAAAAAGAGAACAAGGAATTTTATAAATATACTTAATATCCTTGTTCTCTTTTAATTCCTTAATCTCTTCTTTATTCATTAGGTTTTATAACTCTAGGATGTGCTTCAATAGATGAAAGTTCACAAGGAGCACTTTCTAATAAATCATTATAAAATTCCTTATATGTATTATATATTTCTAATTTAACTTTTTGAAGTTCTTCAAAATCTAAATCAGATACTTCAAGAGCAATACTAGTACATGGATACGCTCCAAATACAGTATCTTCAAAAGTACGATATATAATTATCCTAAATTTTAAGTTATCTGATTCAAAAAGATCTTCTGTAATATCGCTACATGGATAAGAATGATAAGATCTATCATCTTTTTCAGTCCATTGAATTCTATATCGATAAGCGTTATCAGAAGTATGATAATACATATATTTATTACCTATAGCTTTTGGAGTTAGATGGAATATACAATGTCGAAAAAGTTGATCAATTTTTTCTTGAGATAGGTTAAACGGTTGTTTCATTTTCTTTTTGTTTAGTTTGTTCTTTAATTACTTTATCAAAATACTTAAACATTTCTTCCTGAGGAAATAATGTTTGAAGTTGATCAAGTGTAAGTGCTGTATCTTTATTAACTAATTCTGAATATTTATCTGATACAAATTCAAATAATTCCTCAATAGTAGCAAATTCATTTACAGAATCATTTAAAATAAAATTCCATATTTTTTCAGAAACATTCTCTCCAAAATACAACGTTAAAGCTATATCAAGAGCATGTTCTAAATAATACCACATCTCACTACTTCTAATATCAAAACCTAGTCTTTCAAAATTCTCTGCTTCATTTAAAGCAGTACGATAACTTGAAATTAAATCTTTAAGTTGCTTTAATGTAAGTTTCATTATAAATCAGTTTTATCTCGTAGACTTTTGAATACTGGAAGATTTGGAACTGCATTTTCTGTTGCAGTATATCCAAAATACTTTACTGTACCCATTTGTCCTATTAATTTGTCTATATTTTCTCGATATCACTTCTTTAAAGCTCTATCTCCCATAGGCTTAGCTTCAAATGGATATCCGTCCTTTGTTTTCATATTAAAAACAAAATCCTCTTCTCGAAGGCCATCAGTCATTCCAGTTATTTCAAATTCATCATCCTGGAACATTTTTACTTTTAGCATTCGCTTATCTCGAGCTCCACATTTATATTTTTCATTTGGATCTCTAATAACTAAACCTTCATAACCTTCAGATATATACTGATTATGAAGTTGAACAATTGCATCCTTTCCAGATACACTTTCATGATTAACTACTACAACTCTATTAGGAATAATAGAACTTAAACTCATACATTTATCTAACTCAGTTAGAATTTTTAGTCTTTCCTGAAAAGTTTTAGTTTCATCAACTATATCATAAACATAATATTGAAGTTCTTCGTGTTTTTCACAAAGATCTTGTAATCTAACAATTCCACTAATATAAGATAGAGGCTTTCCATGAATATATAATTCTCCATCTAATACTACATTTGGATTATTATTAAAAAATTGATTTAAGAATGTATTCTTACGAATATAAGTTGTAGGAGTATCATAATCTTTACCTCCTCTAGAGGAAGTATAAACTTCCTTATCCTTATAATACATTAGACACCTTACTCCATCTAGCTTAGTTGAAGCATATCATTTATTGTCTAATATATTTTGTTTAGATTTTGGGAGACTATCAACACTAAGAGCCAACATAGGCTTTAAGTTTCCTTTTGCGTCGGTATTCTGTTTAGGAACTTTTAAATCTACTTCTGATTCATCTGTTATATCTTTTATTTTAAGTTCCTCTTGAGATTTATACCCTTTATCTAAATAGCTATTGCATAAGCTATTATATTGTAATTCAGCTTGTTCTTTGACAGTTCTTTTAACTTTACCTTGTTCAATAGTAACTAAAGGTCGTTTAACCATTTTTCCATTCAATACGCCAGTTTCTCCAGTTATTGAATAGAATTTTTCATTCGATTGAATATCAGTATGTTCATTTAAATTTAGTTGAACTACTCGAATCTTATTATTATTGTCTCTTTTAAAGAAGTAATTTGTCATATTATCTTTGATATAAATATATATCATTAGTAGTTCGAGATAAAGCTACATATTGTAATTGTCGTAATTCCTCAGGATCTGTACATTGCAAAATATTTTCCATATCAACTAATACTGCTAAATATGAAGAAGATTGTGATTTATGTGCAGATATACAATATCCATAGTCTAAAGATTTTCTCTTTATAACTCTTCCTTCATGTACTAAATCAAAGGGAGTAAGAAACGCTTCTTGAAATTGATAATAAGCTCTCCAATCTTTGCCATTTTTACTTTTTACAGCTTTAATCCTCATATTATCAATTCGAGCTGCTAAATTAGCAATATCGTAACTACTATTATATCTTGAAATTATAGTAACTTCAATATCACACTCTTTAGAAGGATCATATAAGGTTAATTTATATGCTTTTAATCCTTGAAATGTAGTATCCTCAACTTCTCTAACTAAATAATCAGATGAGTTTTCAATAATACCTTGATTTTTATATATACAAGAATCATACCCAGTTAAGACCTCTCCAAAATGATACTCCTCATCATCATTAAAAACTAAGCGTCTAATAATCTGATTTAAAGCTTCAATCCTTTTATTAGTATATGTAACTAGTTTTACAATATGTTGATCTTCAAGATTCATTCCAACCTTAAATAGATAACAATGCTCTTCTAACATTTCTCGAATATTATTATATACTTTTAAAGATCCAGAATCACTATCTAGAGTAGATTCAAATCTACTAATTGGCTTAGAACGTAACGTTTCTAATATTTTTCCAATTGGAGAATTTGAAGATTGACGATATACTTTATCTAAAGTATATTTAGTAGAATTTCTAAATGTTTTAGATATTTGTTTTTGACTTACAGGACTTAATTGTTTTTCATCTCCAAGTCATATAATTTTACATTGATGATCTACAGCTTGATCAATAATTAATTTATATAAATCATCATTAACCATACTGCATTCGTCAATAATCCAGACTGCTTTATATTGTAAATATATAGTATTTTTTTGTATAAAGTTTAACTCTTTAAGATCTAATTCAAGTATATCAACTTGTGGAGATAAACTCAATAGTCTATGAACAGTAATAGCTTCTGAATCAACTACAGAAGCTATTACGTTCTTTGACTTATTTGTAGGAGTAATTACCAAAAATGGAATATTATTATCCTTCAATATCTTCACAATTAAAGCACATATTTGAGTTTTTCCAGTACCTGCTCTACCTGAGATACATAAATGTTTAGTATCAGAATTAATCTTAATATCACTTTTAATATAGTTTAGAGCTGATTCGAGTACCTCTTTTTGCTTAGAATCTAGTTGAAATGAAAGTAATTCAGATTCTAATTTTGGTAAGTCATAGTTTAAAATCATTTTAGTTTACTCCAGAATGTCCTGTTCCTCCACCTCTGTCAGATTGATCAGAGAATTCTTTAACAGAACGTTTTACAATCCAGTTAATAAATTCAACACGCTTAAGTACTAGTTGTCCAATACGTTCTCCATCTGTTATTACAACAGGTTCAGAACCATTATTAACAACAAGTAAACCTACTTCGTCCCGATATCTTGCATCAATTGTACCTGGAGAGTTAATTAAAGTAAGGCCAACTTTAAAACTTAAACCAGATCTTGGGCGTACTTGTATTTCATATCCTTTTGGAATACAAACAAATAAACCTGTAGGTATAATCGCTCGAGATCTAGGTTCAAGAATAAAAGATTTTAATGGATTAACTTCGTTTTCAAATAGAAATTGGCAATCACCCTTTGTTTTTAGCGGTTCATCTGAAGTTATTCTACTAAAGTCGACTCTAACATCGCAACCAGCATCCCATTCTTCAGTATACTCTGGAAGAGTATTTTTAGAAATATTAACTACTTCAACATCGGTCATTGCGTCACGAAATTCTTCACTATACTTTTTCATATTTTACTGAATAATGCTTACGAGGTTTACCCATTCTAGCACGAGTAACAGGATTTGCCATATTTTCCTTATGAGTTACTACTCTAAGATTAGACAAACGATTATCACTTCGATCTCCATTAATGTGGTCAATCTCAAAGCCTTTAGAAATCGGACCATAAAAACTTTCCCAAACTACACGAGCTCCATTAATACTCTTAGTTTTCTTATTTACTCTAACAGTATATCGAGTATAACCATTACTTAAGCATCCAACTAACTGACAATTTCTCTTACCAATAAGTTTACCACTATCAGTTACACGATAACCTTCTAATCCGTGAGCGGAAACGATTCTTTCTGTCTTCATATCTTTTAAATTTTAATCTATTAATATTTTATTATATACATTTTGAGAATCCACAACTCTTGCACAAGGTACAACCACCTTCATATATTAGATGGTCACCACAATCTGGGCAAAGTTCGTGAGATTCTGTTCCATTAACAATAAACGTTTTTATTGCCCTTTTTACTCCATTCTTCCAGGTATTTAAAGTATCAGACTCAAAGTGCATACCATCAATAATCTTAACTACTTTATCTAATTCAATTCCTCCTCTTAATAGAGCAGATATTAATTTAGCATAATTCCAGTATTCTTGATTAAAGATGCGAGACAATCCTCCTAATCGATTTGTATATCCATACTTATCGACATATTGAAAATCATATCGTTTACCAAATTCATCTTTTACCTTAATAATTTTACCTTCGGTAATAGTTGAGGGAATTGGAAAATCCTCAATATTATTAATTCCTGTAAATACTTCATAAGGTCTATCATCAACTAAACCTACAAATGCAATCCAGTTTTCAGTTCCATTTTTAAATCTAATTAATTTAGCATCAATTGATTCTGGACGCTTCATTAATTCTTTACTCCCCGTAGGTTTCTTAGATAAAATAGCTCCTCTTTTACAACCTGCTCTATAAACAGTTACACCTTTTAAATGATACTCTCATGCAAGTCTATAAATTCTTTCAACATCATCTATTGTAGCAGATTCAGGTAAGTTTATTGTTGAGGAAATTGAAGCATCTATATATCTTTGTAAAGCAGCTTGAACTTGAATTCTCTCTGTATAAGGAATGTTCTCTGAAGTTACTACATATTCTGGAAGTTGATTTTCAGGAACTCCTTTTGAAATGAAATTATTTTGTATAATTGGAGTATATACTTTATAAAGTTTCTCTTTATCAACTAAAGATTCTGTTTTTCTTGTATAAGAAGTTGCAAAAATGGGTTCACAACCTGTTGAAATTCCTAACATAGTAGCAATACTACCTGTAGGAGCACAAGTTAATAACTGAGAATTACATAATCCTCTTAAAAGAACATTACTTCTTAATTCCTGATATCGAAGATTATTTTCCTTAGTATTAAGCGCTTGAAAGAAAGGTGTATCTACAACTTTTGTATTAAACATTGGATATGCTCCTTTACTTATTGTTAGTTCATTAGAACTTTCCAAAGCTGAAAAGATCATTTCAGTTCCAATCATATTAATCCATTTAATAGATTCTTCACTGCCATACTTAATACCTAGTTTTATAAACATATCTGCTAATCCCATTACTCCTAGTCCAATCTGTCTCCAATTTTTAACAGATTCTCTTTGCTCAATAAGAGGATGTAATGGAAGACCTTCATCAAGTACTTCATTTAATGCAACTACTGCTTTTTTAACAGTATCTTTAAATCCTGCAAAGTCAAATGTTTCACATTCTGTAACAAATTCTGCAAGATTTATACTTCCGAGCAGACACGACCCTCCGCTCGGCAAGGGCTCTTCCAATTTATTATCATAAAGGCTTTTTATCCTTTATTTCTGAGAGTTTCCTCCATACAGTTACCTGATACGTCTGTTAATTCAGACCAGTTTAGCATACATTTTTACTAATTTCTATTAATTTTGTAACTAAATCTTTCTTATTGTTTACATTAAGTATTTTTGCAACAGTTCTATAGTCTTTCACATTTAAACATGCACATAAATCTTGAATAAAAGTTAAATTATTCATTTTTACATTCTGTAGCAGTCATTTATTTTTTCTAACTCAATCTTCAATCTGTTTTATTTTTAAAGATATTGAGTTTTGATACTGTTCTTGAATCTTTGTTGAAGCAGCTTTCACTCCTATTAAATAATGTTTAGGGTCATTATTTGCACATTTTAGGCTACAATACTTTTTAGAATCATAAGGTTTACATTTAAATTCAGTGCCACAATAAATACATTTACGAAGTACATAATTTTTTAAACCTTTTTGTTTAACGGTTTCAGTTCCTTTTCTAAGGCCATTTAACATTTTAGAAGCAATTTCAGGATTAGTTCACTTTTGTTTGCTACTTAAACTAATCTTAGTTTTTGTAGTATCACAACATTTACCTCCATTATTTCCTCCAAGCTTCAAATTATAACCTAAAGTTTTGTCTGTTGTATTATATTCAGAAATATAAAACTGTTCTTTACTATTTAATTCTTCAATAGAAACACATTCACAAAGACACTCTCAGATAAAATTATCAAATCCATACTTAATAAGTGCATTATGAAAACGATTATTATAGTACTTATTTCGTCTACAATCTTTTTCATGTTGTTTCCTTCTATGTTCTAAAGAATTAATAGTTTGACCAATGTAAATTTTATTATTAATTTTATTCGTTACTTTATATATTATCATAGTAAATTAGTATTGGGCACTCGTGGTGAGATTATATTTATTCACTCACTATGCGTTACAATACTTCCTAACCTTTCGTAATTTAGGAAGTTATCTCGGTATTTTCATACAACAAAGATAGTAATAAATTTGTTAACAAACAAATTCCACCTCTTTGAATTGGTTAGAATTCACCGATTTTGCCCAATTTTTTACTTGAGCCAAAGATTGACGTAATTATTTGATTATCAATCACTTACATAGCACAAGGATTTACTCCAGCAAAAGAAAAATCAGGGTTATTTGAGAGAAGATTTCAATTTTTAATAGCATCCCAGAATAAAATTCCAGGCTCTGCATAATCTCAATTCATCTCTGCTAATTTTCTAAAAATAGGATAAGCTTCAACTTCTTTAGTTATAACTTCTCCTGTATCTGTAATAAACTTAAGAATCAAAGTTTCTGCATTAATAACAGATTTCATAAAGTTATCACTAACTCTAACAGAAATATTAGCTTTTGTAACTTTATCTAAATTTGACTTAAGTTCAATAAATTCTTCAAGATCTGGATGATCACAAGATATTGAGATCATTAATGCCCCACGTCTTCCAGATTGTCCAATCAATCCAGTAATATATGAATAAAAATCCATAAAGCTAACTGCACCAGATGTTGTTTTTGCTGCATTGTTTACTTTAGATCCTGTTGGACGGAGATTTGAAATATCAATTCCACATCCACCTCCATAACTAAAAGTACGAGCTAGCTTAGATCCACATTCAAAAATAGATTCAAGATTATCTTGTGGAGGAGCAATTACATAGCAATTTGAATAAGTAATTTTTTTATTTTTAGAATTCAAACCTCTATTTGCTAAAATTCGTCCTCCAAAAATAAATTTCTTTTCTCTGATTAGTTTTTCGACTTCAGGATTATTATTACTTACTCGTTTAAACCACGCGTCTAATGATTCATTTTCAAATCTATATTTATTATTTCAAATTGTTATTGCAAGTTCGTCTTTATTTAACCATTCTTCTATAGTCATTTATATATAATTTTATATATAAAGAGAATAAAAGAGGCAGATTACTCTGCCCCTCTATTCTTTCTTTTACTGAGTTTTACATCAGATTGTTCTACTCCAAAGACAATATATTGCCCTTTTTCTGCCTTAGTAGAAGGCATATATTCAAGTTCAAAATCAATATCTTTAGTATTGTATACAGTTTTTGCATACACATTTTCACGAAAGTTACGAATTAAACTTTTAGCTAGATTTAACGCTTCAGTTTTGTTTACTGCTTCTCCAATCACTTCATGATTACGTTTTAAACGAATTTCAATAGTTCGATAAAGCTTACAACGTCCTTTACGTCTTGAACTAATAACTTTATAAGGTTTCTTACGAGTATCTTTAGTGCCAGATTTTATAGCAATAATAATACCAGCACCTTCAAAATCAAACATTCCTTTTTGTTCAAGAAAATCTGCAGCAAATATATTCATATCTTTAGTTAGAACTGGAGATCCAGATTTTTTTCAGCTTCTGGTAGCATCTTGTACTACAGTTATACCTTGTTTAAAAGCATTAATTTTAGCTTCATCTAAGGTATAAGCCTGAATTTCTAATTTGCGCATATTTAAATAAATGTAACATCATCAGAATAACCATTGATTTCACAATATGCAACCATTTTTAGAAGTCTACAAAATTCTAATCTACCTATATTAAGTATATCTGAATCAATATTAAAAACACTAGCTCTGTTAGAGCCTGTAGTTTCAACGGCAATAATATTAGCTTGAAAAGTCCAGTCTTTAGGAGTGTATCCATATTCTTTTTTACAGAATTGAAGTAACATCCATAGGTACATTCCCATCTGTCTATGATAATGAAAATTCCAAAAACTTCCATTCATAAATTGTTCAAGTAAATGACCCGTAGTCTTTAAATCATTAAGAGTAATTATTTTATTATCTTTATCAATCGTCCAATTATCAGCTTTCATTTTTAATTTTAATATACATTTACTATTATTATATTCGCCAATAATATCTATGAACAAAGCATCTTCATTATAAGCTTCAAGACCTTCAGGTCTTACTAAGTTTACTATTGAAGGATTGTTAGATAACGATTCTAAACAATTACTGCAAATTGTACGATGTTTATCATTTAAAATTACTAAATCGCCTTCTATTAAATCTTTGCAGTTTTGATAATAATTTAATCCAGATTTTATTATATTTTGGATTCTACTCTCATTTAAATTATTTTTATAATAATCTATATCAATACAGCTTTTAGTAATAGATTCTCTAATAGTATAACCTTGTTTTCTATATTTAATAATACTATCTATTACCATACCTAATTTTGCTGTAGGCTTATTATATGAATCACCTAATTTAAAAGACTCTGGTTGTAAAAATAATTCATGTATAGCTGTTCCTAATTCTAAAGAATTAGTTGATTTATTTTCTATACCTTTATTATATAAACTTGGACTACCACCCTGATCGGGATTTATATACTTTAATCTAGAATTTGATATATAATTAGAATAAGAGCTTGAGAAATATTCTGCATCACTTATTTTACTTCTATATACACTTTCTAAGACTGGACTAAGTTTTATATCATTTAAGTTAATTGTCATTTTCCTTGCGTTTTGTCGCTGGACTACAACCTAAATAATAAGCTATATGAAGCTGGCTTTTCATGTATTTAGATAACTTATATTTCTTAGCTACTTCATTTAAGATATTTTCTGCAATATCATCATCTAAAAAGTAGTTTTCAAAATGAATATTCTTCTTGCCATCTGACATAATTTCTGCATTTTCAACTAAAATATCAAAGTCTGCAGAAGGTTCAGCTAATTTATAGGCTTTTATATAGGCTTCATGTAAGGCCAGTTCTAATTTATCCTTTAAGTTCATTACTTAATAGGTATTTTAAGATCATAAATTCTACGATGTCCTACTTGATAATACTGATTATGAGGAGCATCCATTAAATAACAGAATATTCCCGCATTAGTAATTTCTTTATAGTTGTCGTATTTGTCATCTACGAATACACTAATATTATGTTGCTTAAGACTCTCAACTTTACTAGCGTTCCAAGGTACTGTAATTACAGGAGCACATGGTAAACCATTCTTCTGTAAACTTTCCTGAATCCATTCAGTTGGAATATTTCTTGCAGTTACATAATAGTCTACTTCAAAAGAGGGTCTATGTAATACAGGAATATTAATCCAAAACTCTTTATCTGATTCTAATTCATGTAGATGTTCAGACATCTGATAGTTTGCATTCCAGTAAGGATTCATAGCAACACCAAACTTGTCTTCATAAGCTTTATTGAAATCAAATACTACATTATCGAGATCTAATCCAACAATAGGCTTATCGATAGGGGCCATAACTCTATCATCTCCTTGAGGATATATATGATAAAATTCACATAATATTAATGCGTTAGTAGCTACTTCAGCCATTTCTAAAAGTCCCTCGTTTGTATAATCAATACCTCGTTCGAACTGATTCAAGTGTTTTTTAAGAGATGAGAGAACATCTGTCCACTTCATACCTCTTTTCCATTCGTTTTCTTGGTACTTACTTAATTTGCTTGTAAGAATTTTGTTGACTTCCTCAATTCCATATTGTGGAGTCAAATCGTATCTAATCTTTTGTTGTTCCATCTTTGCTAGATAATGCTTCTAAAAATATTTCACATAACTTTCCAGACAAACCTAATTGAGTTTTTGCATCAACTTGAGGTTCAAATCGAGGGACGTAATTTAATTCATCCTTCTCTTCATCATATGTAAATACAATAATGATTTTTTGTCCAGAAGCAGAGGTGAACACTACTCTACAACTATCCATTAATTAATTTTGATAAGAGTTCATAGAAAAAGTCTTTATCCATGATTACTACTTCTCCTGCAGAACCAAATACTTTTTCTTTCTTAACTTGTTTATTTCAAATTACAATAAAAGGTTTATCTTTTAAAGGACATTCTTTTTTAATAGCATGATATTGAGGTGTATTAACAGTATTTTTCAATTGTATATAACATGGTAACTTACCACTGCGATCAACTAAATCCACTTTTTTATCATCCATACTCTTAGACTCAGATCTTGATGTAACTACATCTGTAAATCCAAGATTTCTAAGTTCCTGAGCAATTTTTGTCTCATATCTATGTCCTTTATTTCTACAGTATGCTCCTGTTTTCTTTTTCTGAGATGTAGTTTTTTGCTTTTTCAATTAATTCTAAAGTTTTAGTCCTTCCATACATTTTATAAAAATCTGATATATCCTTAGCTTTATAATGTCTAGGTATAAATAATACATGTACGTCAGGAAATTTCTTACGAATTTTATTCATGTTTTCAATTCCAGCAAGGTCATTATCATAGAATAAAATTATCTTGTTGAATTTAGACTTTAACTTTGTATATTGAGCTTCAGTTAAAAAACAATTTTCAGAAATTGGAGCTATTGCAGGAATTTTATCACATGAATAAAGAGTCATAACATCCTTTAAAGATTTCGTTACAACTAAATATTCTCCTCCATTTTTTGGAAGTGCATGAGCACCTTGTAATCTAAATGACTTTCAATTTGAAATAAACTTATACTTTATATTTCCAGGAAAATATATACGTCAACGTTCTATATCTTCTCGAATACCTCCATAATATCCAAATACTAATTGCCGATCTTTATGTAAACTAAATATACTTCCATTTAAAAATACATTTTTACATGAAAATACATGAAACTTTTTTAGTATAGTTTTATCTATACCATATTTAGATCACCATTCAAGTTCATAATCTTCTCAAGACTTATCTTCAATTTGAATAACAGCTTGAGTAGTATCATTAAACTTTTGATTTGTATATTTAATAAGAGGTTTATTTATAGTTAAATTTTTGCGGGAAACTATTCCAAAGTCATTAGCAATTATTTGTAAAGCCTTGCCATAAGGACAATCGAATTTATACATTACAACCGAAATAAAATTTCCATAAAAGTCTCCACGAAAATCTTTAAATATTAAATCTCCTTTCCTATTCCTATAAAATGCGCAGGTAGGTTTACTATCTTGCCTTAATGGAGACTTGAACAATCCTTTTTTTACAGGAATGCCCAAGTAATGCTCCATTAAAGTTTCTTCACTAACTTTACTTAAAATAAGTTCTTTAGTGATATTTATCGGTTCTAATGTAAAGACCATTAAAATTTAACTATATTATTTTTTAGAATGGCAAGTCGTCTTCTGAGCCTTTTACATTAAACGTTTCCTTAAGATCGTCTAAATCCTTATCCCGTTCTTTCATGTTAGTAGGTTGTGCAGAGTTAGCATTCTCAATATCAGTCTTTTCTCTAGCAGTTAAAGTTAAATCTTCACCAATAACTTTTGTTTTACTACGAACTACTCCATCTTTACCTACTGATGCAACATACTTAGGCATATTAGCAAAACCTTTATAAGGAATTAACTTGATTTGAGTTTCCTTACCAACAGAACTTGCTAAGTTTTCCTTTAAATATTTAGCAAGAGCCTTAAAGCTACTTACTTCAATCTTTTCTCCTGCAGCAATTTTTGCACCTAATTCAGGATTAAGAGCATTAATGATTTGAGTAATCTTAACCATAAAGTTTTCCATTTCAGATGGATTTTCTCCATACTGAGTTGTAGCTCTCTGAGTACAATTACTTATATTACTTGGATCAAAAATAGTTTCCCGATGCTGGATACCGTCCTTTGTTTCAAATAACAAAACAAAAGCATCAGAATTACCTTCACTCTGACTAGCTACTCATTCAATACCTTTATAGGTTACATTATGGATTCCTCCACGAAGGAAAGTAGAAGTTACTTGATTTGCATTCTTTGCTACACTAAAATCAAACATTGACATATTCTTATAATTTTAAATTTTTAATAAATCTGAATTTTCTGTATCTAAATCGGTATCAGCTTTAGAAAGATCTGATTCATCAATCTTAATCATTTTAAACATACCAGGTCTACATTCCTCTATTTTAAAGAGTTGACCATATTTAGATAAAATTGTTTTTTGAGTCCCTTTAAAAGAGACTGTATTACTTTTTGTTAATTTATTCCCATTTTCAGGATCTGAAAATACTTCAGCTTTACCGATAACTGGGATTGTAAGCTCGTTACTTTTTTGGATATAATTAACTGCTATCCTATCTCCGCATTGTGCAGATAATAAACTAACGGCTTTAGGAGACATAATTAACTTACTATCTCCTATCTCTACAATTGGTAAATCTATATTATCATATTTTGAAGGCACTTTAACAACTTTAACATTTGTAACAGCCTTCGATTCTTCGTCAAATTCAAAAGATACCTTTAACATAATCCTTAGATTATATATTAACTTCTACAGGATTTAAAAGTGAAGGATAAATTCTTTCCCAATGAAATTCAATATTTCCATCTTCCTTCATTTCTCCTAATACTACATCTGCATTTCGTAAATGTTCTGGTCTAGCACCACATTCTACAAATTTATCATTTGTATTAAAACTTAAAATTGTATTTGAATCTTCGTCTCGATCAAGATATCCAATCGCATCTGACTTTGAAGCTAGAATACGACCTGCTTTTCCAAATAAGTCAATAGTTTTTGCGGTCATTTCTGTATTGCCAATAGCTGCATCTTTTGTATGACAAACAAGAATAATATTAGGTGCACATTTAGCGACCATATCAATAACCATTTCTAGAGCTTTTCTAAGTATAGAATACCCAGCGCCCATTGGAGCATCAAGTACGTCGTCTCCTGTAAACTTTTGCCCTGCAGGACTATTTAAATATAATTTTAAAGCTAATGGCTTAACCATTTCTTCAAGTCTAGTAATTGTATCTAATACAATAAACTTATAAGGATATTTAGCTTCTTTGATTGCAGCACAAATTTCTTTTAAATCTTTAACAGAAGACGCTTTTACTTTTACAGCATCGATATAGTCATATCCGCCTCCTTCAAGATCGATACATAATGCTCCAGGAAGATTGGCACAAGCCGTGCTTTTCAATTTTGTTATCGTAGAGCTTTTTATCTCTACTTCTATAAGTTTCCTTATAGTTCAGCGTACATTTTTATCCCATAAGGATAATGGACACTCTTGGGAAGATTATATTCTGCATAACAGGTTCACTTCCTACGCGTTACACTACTATTATATATTATTACAACAGTTAGCACGGTATTTTCATAAATTTATTATATTTACGTACAAGATAAACATTAACGTTTATATGGTAAATTTTTAGAATTCACCGTTTTTGCCCATTCATAAGTATTATATTACTATAATACACGGCGAAAGCCACCGTATTTTGGCTTGGAAAAAATAATTAAATTTCTTGGGTCCTGAGTTTCCGCAGGAATTTTGTTTGTTGGTAATGTGATAGCCATATTTAAAATTTGAATATTGGTTTTTGTAAGCTATCTTTTTCTTCTGCATCTTTTGCAGCTGTATCTTTTGTTATTTCATCTTCTAACTTCTCATCTTTTCAAGATTGATATACTTCATAATCAATACTTCCTGGATCAGGAAGTTCCTCAAATCGTCCTAAACTACCTTGAAAGCCAGTACAAAAAACTTTATTTGCAACTCCAAATCGATGTTTTAATAATATTAGTCCACGCATAGCAGAACCTAAAGATTCTTCTGGATATTCTTTATTAATAATAGTATATCCTCTATAAGTACTACGTTGGTGTTTTATGGGATTATATACTGCAATACAAACATTACAGTCATTACCTGCATTACCAGAATCTTTAACATCATCAAGGGTTGGTTCTGCAAGATCCATTTTTAATCTATTTACATCACTTGTATTTCTATTTTCTTGCATAATAAAGTCAATAGATATTCCACACTTTTCTCTAAAATAAACGCAGTATTGCGAGGTTTGATCAATTTCCTGCTTTTTAGTTCTTCCATCAACTGGAGTTAATAAACCAGCATGATCAATTATTACATTTATTATTTTATCAGGATTACTTGGAATATAAATATTTCTTCTACCTTCATCGATATCTTGAAAAGTACCTCATTGTTTTAGAAGTTCTTTCATATTACCATAGAAAGTATTAGAACTTAGCTGTTTATCAAAGATAATAAGTTTATGTATAATTGAATTTAGTCATACTCTAGACTCTTGGATATACTTATAATATTTATCAGATAGTTTTTCTCGAACAGACATTAATGTCATATAAGAGATTTCTATTCCATAAGTATCATATATATATAGATTAAGCAATTTAGCAAGTAAAACTTTTGAACTCATTTCTAGACTAAAGTACACATGTATAATATCTCTATCTGGATAATCTCGCAATATGCGATATAAATCAGAATATATTACATATGAACTTTTACCTGAACCACTTTGTCCAAATATTAATTTATAAACTCCTTTTTGGAATCCACCTGTATATCAATCTAACTTTGGCAATCCAGTTTTTAAACCTAAGTTTCTACCTTCTCTACCATTGTCAATTTCAGAATATAATTCATCTACAATAGACATTAAGCAGTATCGTAAAGTTGTTCAGTACTAACTTTGCCATTAATTCCCTTATCTCGCATTTCTTTAAACTCTTTCCATTTTTGACTGGAAACAAATTCAATCATAGAAACTTGTACAAGATCTTTAGATTTAGCTCATTCTAGTATCTCTAATATTTCACGATGCTTTTCAATACTATGTCCAATAGTAGAGGAATATCAGAAGTAGAATTCTGACATATTTAAGAATTTCTTTGCAATATTTTTTAAACTAACTGTTTTCCCATTAAAGTATAAATTAGTTGGATAAGCATCCTCTAATTCCATGCCAAGCTCTCCAGAAAGTTTAAAATATTGTTTTATAAAATTCTGATTAAATTCAATTTCATCAGGATCATAAGTACTTGGGTTATAGTTTTTCCTGATTACTCCTTTCTCTTTTAGTGAATTGAATAATTCTCGTAATCTTTCTTTGCCGCCCCCTTCATATCACCTTCGAAAATAGTTCCTATTTATTTTAGGATCTCCATTTTCTGTTTGAGCAATAAACGTTAAATAAACTAACAGTAACTCATCAGCTGTTAGTTTATATTTAGCCATAATATTAAGAATCGTATCTAACTCCATATAATACGATAAAAAATAAACAAACGTACTACGTTAGATCTATTTATTAAAATCTATGTTCTATATCTATTATGCCTTTTTTTGGTCTAGTAGAAATCTCCTTTCCACTTAACACTATATCTAATTGTGATTCATCAATAGTTATATACTGTTGGTTTGAATTAGAATTATTATATCAAGTTTCTTCTATGGTTCCCTTAATAACTAAAGTAAACATCTCAGAGACTTTTCCTTCTTCAAATCGAATAATACGCCCTATACGTTGTGTGGTCCTTGTCTTTGAACTATCTCCACTTAATATAATTCCAACACTTAAACCTTTTATATCTACACCTGCGTCACAAGATTTTGAAGTACTTAATACACCTACAGTTTGTTGATTAAAACTTTCTATAATAGTATTATTTTCCTTCTTTTTCTGTTTACTATGTAAAACATATCCTCGTTTCTTAAAATATTCTGCATCTTTAATAGTAGCTGAAAAAGTAATTGCTTTTTTATTACTTCTTGCATCTAATATCTTATCTGCTATTTCAAATTTCTTAGGATGAGACATTACAAAAGACTTACGTTTTCTTAACATTCTTATTCAAGCTGCTGCAAATCCTTTAACTTGAGATTCACTTCATCCTGTTTTCTTTGCATATTTACTTGCAAAACCAGGACGACTAATACAATTCATTACTGTATTAAATTCAAAATTAAATATAGAAAATAGATTTTGAAATTTCTGATTTCATTCATGATATAGAGATAAGTCTACATCAATTAAAACTTTATAATTTCTATAATCAGATAATCAATTATTATCAACTGCTTCCTTTATATTTATACGATCACAAACATAAGTAAACTCAGATAATCGATCTTCTTTTCCATCTAATCTTTCAAATGTGGCAGTTAATCCTAAAAAATAACGATATTTTACAGCTTTAAACATATTGATGTTATTTTCACTACATGCGCAATGAATTTCATCAATTACAAATAAATCAACTGTATATTGATTTTTAACAATAGTATTAAATATCTCTACCTTACAGACAGAAAAGAGCTGGTTTTTAGCCAACTCTCTAAGTCATTGTTCTTTTAGAACCTCTGTAGGAACTCCAATTAATACAGATAGTTTAGGATTTTTATTATATAGTGCCTTTATCAACATACAAGTCATATAGGTCTTACCAAATCCAGTTGCAGCAACAATCGTACCTATCCCATTACTATCTAATCAACGTCTAATAGCAAGCTTTTGACGTTCCGTTCTGTTCATCAAAGATACAAATTTTTATTTAAAAAATAAAATTTTTAGTACTAATTAATTTCCTGCAGGAGGATTAATTTCAATGTTTCGAGCATCAGCAACTCGTTGAATATTAGACATTAATGTACTTCATTTATTTATATGATAATCGAGATCATTATCTAAAAGTAATAAGATCTTATCTCTTAGTGTTTTCAGTGCAATTGTGGTTAAAGAAGAAATTTTTGGTAAAGAGCTAAGTTGAACTAAAGATCTAAATTCTGTAAAAGATAATCCTGTAGGACTAACTCTTAATTTGATATCAGGATTTAAACACAATCGTTCCTTAATAACTTCCATTCTATTTCTTGCCTTACCGTCTTTGCCAACTTCAGTTAGCTCAATTTTTTCCTCGTCCGTTAGCCAAATTCCTTGTGCTAAAATAAATTTATCAGTAATCATTTTCTTATTAAGAACATCAAGTTTATCAAAACAAGCGTCCATAAGACGATTTACTGTTACTTTTTCAAAAATAGGAGGAACACCATTAAATATACTTGCTATTGAATCATTTAGTATATCCCTTTCAGATGCTGCTCTTTGTTTATTAATATAATCTAAGATATCTTTCTTAGTCTTAATATCGGTTTCGCATTCATGAAGAATGTATCTAACAAATAGTTCCGTATTACATGAATCTCAAGTTCGATGAATGTTTTCTCTAACTACGTATTTACCTGGATTTCAGGGACTAACGTTATATAACATCTCATAACAGTGCTTATATCATTTACGTAAGTCCTCTACAGATGCATCAACAAGTTTAACATCATTCCCACTTTTATCTCTCCATGTTAAGGAATCAATTGATTCTAACACGCTACGTAACTTCTCGCCAAATTCTGTCTCTTTACGCATATTTAAAAATTAAATTCTTTTTGATTACATATATCTTTTTCTTTAATAAAACTTATAAAATAATTATTTGTATATTTATAAATTTCAAAATCTTTTGAATCTTTGTTGTATCATTGTGTCTTTCCTCCTTCTACATATTGAAATTGAAGATAACCTGTATCTCCAATTTCAAAAGTAGAAATATCTCAGTTTGGACATTTAACAACAGTAACATATTTAAGATCATCTGTTTCTATTCGATTCAGATCTTCTACTACAATAGCTGTATACTGACCATCTTCAATAGCAACTATCTTACAATGTATTGTTATTGTCTGAGTAGTGTCGAACAATTTCTCCAATATTTAAAAGTTTAAACATTGTATTATTAATAGTCTGCATTTGGCTCTTATGAAAATGTCCATAATACCAATGTGTTACTTCATCTTTATAATCTTCATATACTTGATCTAATACAGCTCGCTCATTAGCAATATCTTCCAATAATTTCGAGTCATATGCTGCAAAGTCTCTTACAATTCCTCCTTTATCATTCGGATAACAAAAAGAAGGAGCTGAATGACTACAAATAATATCAACGTGTTCTTCTACTTTTGGATGATATATTACTGGTTCATCAGGCCAGTATGTTTTAAGACAATTCTGTTCTGCAGTTTGATAGTCACAATTATGATACTTCATATATTTAACTATATTAACACTATCGTTTTGCATACGAAATTGTCTATCAATACTAATTGCTCCACCTATACATAAAACACTTAGATTACAAACGTTAATAATATCATAATCTGAAACGCATTTTACATATTTAGTATCAATTAGTTTTTGTTCAAAATAGGATGGATCCTCGTGATTACCTCTAATCCAGATGAATATATCATTATACTTTTTAAGTACCTTATGTAATTCTGGAATTACATGATCCGTATAATGTTTTAAACTTTCAAATCCAATACCAACATCTCCACAAAAAATAAAAACAGAGTTCTTAATTTTATATTGTCTAATGTGATAAGTAACTATATTCCACGAACCATGGCAGTCACCTACTATGTATAAGTCTTTAATTGTATCTGGAAGTTGAATTAACATAGATTTAACTATTAATCAGTATCGCCTTTATAAGCGTTCATAATAGACTTCTCTTTCCGAAGCCAAGAACCTTCTGATTCTGCAATGTCTCTAACAGTACGACTGATTGATTCCTCTTCTCGCTGTTCCTCAACTAAACGACCAGTAGTTTCATCGTGTCCAAGTAACCAATTAAACGTTGCCCAATCACATTCAGCAGCAGCTTGATCAACTATTTCATAGATCATTTGAGTAGTTTCAATTTCAAGATCAACAGTCATCTTGAACGGATCAACCATATCCACTATCTTTTTATCAAATTGATCAATAGTAGGATAAATATATTCTGCATCATTTTCATTTAGATACTTACGAATCCAACTGTGATGTAAATATTCCTCATCTGCTCGTTGCTTATAATATTCTTCGAGAACTACGAATCCACGAACTCCAAAATAATTAGCAAAATTCATATATATATTATGATTTTGTAATTCATGTTTAAGCTGTCGAAGTAATAACTCCTGAATTTCTTTACTTAATGTACATTCTCTCCTACTAATATCTTTAGGTCCAGTAGGATCTTTTGCAGTTTCCTTAACTACCATAATTATAATGGTTAAAAATACAAAGCATTTCTGCTATCTTTAATAAATATGAATTTTATAACTAGTCTTATGAAAATTAAAGTTGAATTGATTTTCTAATAACCAATAAACATCAGAAGATATAAGAAATTCATGTTCATTTACAACAAAACGAATATCAAAATTATCATCAGTAGTCAAGTATCGAACAATATCCTCTTCGTTAAAATAGATAATATTTATACCTCCAAATAAAATTCCTAATTCTTCTAGTTCTACTGTAATTTCTCCTGATTTAGAGAGATCTAATATATTTAAATATCGATCAACTTTTTCAGTAAGATTAATAGGATCTCCAAGTTCATGATCAATACAAGGATACCAATGATTTCCAATTTTTCTTAATTTAAAACTTTTCATCTTCTGTTAATTCTAAACATTCTGCAGCATGTTGTGCATATAAATCTGCAAGTTCATTAAATTCATTGTTATTATGTCCTTTTACTCAGACAAATGTAACTTTATGAAACTGAATTAACTTGTAGATTTCAGTTCATAAATCCATATTTTTCTTTGAATCGTCTTTTTCTTCGATTCATCTAGCCATATGGCCATTATTTATACTACTAACTACATAGCTTGAATCAGAATAAATTTCAAGAACTTGAGGAGTTTTAAAATACTTTAAGGCTTCTAAAACTCCTTTTAGTTCCTGTCTATTATTAGTAGTATTTTTAAAACCTTGATAAAGAATTTTAATTACTTTTCCATCTTCAGTTATAACTGAAGAATATCCACCTTGATTTAATGTTGGTTTATAACTACCATCTGTATATACTCTAATCATGAGAATTTATATACTTTGTTACATGCTTATAGACTCATTCTAAAGTATAACAAAATACTTCTTCATCATTATCTGATCATCCTATTATCTCTTTTAAAGCAAATACAGCATGAGTACATTCGTGTAAAGCAATATATGGATCGTTATTAGTTAGTCCAATAACAATTAGTCCATTAGGTAGTATACAAGTAATACCATCTGTTAAGTTAGACTGGTACTCAAGATGTACAGAATACATATCTTCCAAATAAGATATTATCTTACTTATATCTTCATCCTGAATAACTAAAATGTCTTTATCAAAAATTGGAATATTAACTTCTCACTTCTTCAATTTCTTCTATAATTTCACAATCGTCAAATTCATAAGACCTAATTGTGCCATCAAAATAGGCATCATGTTTAGCTAATAAGTCTTCGAAATCTTTTAAGAAGTCTTGTTCCTTTTCTAAAGGAAGAGTTACCTTTCCTTTAAATGCTAGATCTAGGATTTTCATCAGCAGCCTGCATATAACGGTTATACTTCCGATAAAGTAATTCCTCTTCTTTATTAGTACCAACCTCTATAACTAAGCGCCTAAAATCTGCGAAAGTTCCATCAAAATCTTTTACCTCAAAGAAAGGTTCAGTTTCTGCTCTCTTTTCAGCAATTTCTCGACCAATCTTTTTAACAAAAGGATCAGCAGGAACACATGTTGCAAGACCAAACTTAATAGTTTTAGCTTCCTCATCATATACTGCAGCAATCGTATATCGCTCACTCATACGAGTTTTTTGCTGAGGTACTGCTACAGTTTCTCGAATTGGCACAATTGCTACTTCAAGAAAGGAAAGAGGTCTAGTGTAATAAAATTTAACTACTTTACTCATATCTTCTTATTTTTAAATTATCTATAATTTTCTATTTAAATAAGAACTAAAATCTTGTTTAATAGGAACATAATCTTCATTTCCAAATAATGAGGATGTAAGAATCATGTCCGCAGTAGTTCTATTTGTTGCAAAAGCAATATTGTATAATGATGCTAAACGAGTTAATGCAGATATATCAGTTTGATGCCCTTGAGTAATAAGATTATCACAAAAGAAAATTAATACATCAATTTGTCCTTGAGCAATCATAGCTCCTATCATTTGATCTCCTCCAAGTGGTCCTGAAAGAACAGGAGTTACAGCTAAATAAGTATTATAATAATCTCCTTTACCTGGCCAGTCTGGACTGATCTCATCAATATTAATCTCACTTAGTAACTTTGCGGTAGTTCCAGTAGCTATTAAATAATGTGGAAATAAAACTTGTTTATTGAACTTAACCCAGTCTACTAATTCTTGTTTTCTAGCATCGTGTGCAACTAATGCTATATTTAATTTTCTCATTTACTAATAGTTTTTGAAGCTATTTCAGCTAAATCTTTAGTTAAAACCTTAACAATTATATCTTTTTTACCATATCTTTGATAGTAAGTATATAATTCTTTAGTATTTTTAACTGCAGTATCTGTTACTTTCGAATTGATTAAATCAATTAACTTACGTCTTTTTACTAAAAGCCATTCTTTATCTGTCTCAAAAGCAATATAATCTGCTTTTCCGTATAACCAGCCTGGATTTCCTCTTACATTACTAATTTCAATCCAATGAATACTACTATCGGTATTAATATCTGATCGATTACTCTTTTTTAAGCCCTTAACATCAAAAGAAAATGTTTTATTGTCTTTAGTTCAGAAAAGATCTATATGATCTTTAATATCTGTACTTCTATCAGAATGTGAAATGACCCCACCATTCCTAAGAACTAATAAATTAGCAAATTCTTGTTCTTTTTCAGCTCCTGCTTTTAAAAAAGATTGATGATTAAAACTATTGCTCATGACAAAATTTTTTAGCTGCTTCAATAGATTCAAAAATCTGATCTTCTCGAATAGATTTTTGTAAGCCATCTAAGCGATAATAAATACTCTGAGAATTAGGATGTTGATGAATCCGAATAGAAGTTACAGTAAAAGGATTCAAATTAGGTACACTTGCGTTTACAAAATCTCCATCTTTAAATTTTAATTTTGTCTTACAAAGATATACTTGCTGGCCTATTTCATATTTTGAGTTGACTGTAATTTGCATATTCTTTGATCATATTTACGTATTTTACTTTTCTGCTTTCGAATGAGCTTTTCAAGTTCAGTAATACTTTTAACTTGATATTCACCTAAAGAACTCTCTATAGATTCGATATATACAGAACGATAAAAGTGTGGAGTTTTACTTCTATCAATATTATTTATGGCAGAAAGTTTATGATAAATAATAGAAGCGGCATCTTGCATTATTCTTAGCTCTTTTCTAGCTCTTCGAATTTTAATTGAAAGAGATTTTTCAGACATTTTATAATATTTTTAAATATTCTTTAGAGATTTTTATATAGCCATACTTAGTTTTAACTAAGCAATGTTCTGTAAATTCAATTATATTAACTCTTTGATTAACTTGAAACGCAATCATTCCATCATCATCAATATAATCTATCAATGTAATAGCTTTCTTTTTCATTACTTTAGAAAAATTCTATATCTTAAAAGATTTAATGCGATATCTTTATCTACAATACGATCAAACGTATAACCAAAAACATTACGATCTTTTTGTAAATAAGTTATTCTTCGATTAGGATATATAAAATAATATCCAACTGAATCATCAGTACCCTCTTCAATAACAACTCTCTGACTATTATTCCAACAAGCTCCTACTCCAAATAAATCCTCTTGAAGTTTACATTTTTCTTCTGCATTTAATTTACAAATATCTATTACAAATAATATATTTAAAGAAACATCTCTTGGAACTGCAGTTTTCATATTAATCTATAATTTCAACAAACCTTTGTTGTTTTGTTTTAACATAAGGATTTTCATCAACTACTAAAACCTCTACTATAGTTTGTTTCTTAGTAAACCATCTAGGTAAAAACCACTTACGAGGTTTAATAGGCTCTCGATGAGAACTTAAAGTAATAAACTTTTCATTTTCATATTCATTACTTAAAGCAATTGTACCAGGATATTGTAAATGTAAACAGCTTTTATTCCAATGATCAACAATACACGTATCAAGAACAAAATTCGGATCTCTAAATACGGTATCTCTAAGAATTAAAGTATCTCTCTTAGAATAATGTTCTAATTGATACTGTAAAGACTTAATTTTTTTATCTTTAATACCATTATCGTTAGCTATTTTTTTCATAGCTAACATAAGTGAATCGTTATAATAATCTAATTGTTCAATAGATAACTTAAATACACGATTACTTTCTTTTAATCCTGAATTTTCTGCAGCATATGCCTTTTCATTATTAACAGAATTGTCTAATGCAATATTTAAATCGTGTATTCTCTGTCCCATAAAGAATATAGTTAGCCCTATAACAACTAAAATTCCAATTTTAACTAATATTGATTTCATAATTAAGCTTAGTCAAAAGTTTCAAGTTTTCCTGTAAAATACCTAATAATAAAGGCAATATCACAGTGAATTAGTGTTACAATAATAAGTGTTCCAATCATAGTTATTAAATTTTAAAAATAAAGGCATCTAGAATTATTCTAGATGCCTATTGTATAACAATTCGTAATTTTTATTAATATAATAAGGTTTTCAAGCTGCATAAGGACCTTCTGTCCAATGTCTTCCTTGAAAATACCTTCTTCTTACTCTATCAGAATACATTACAAGATATGTTTCTTGCTTTATTTTGTAAAGATTATATTGCATAATATACAGATTATTAATTAGTTAGCAGGAGCTGAAGGACTCGAACCCTCACCTGGAGTTTTGGAGGCTCCCTTTTACGGTTTTGCTTACCACTATAGTTTTCACTACAAGAAATTATTTTAATTAATAACTCCTGACGTGGTCTGGACTATATCAGCTTGTTAAACAAGTATAGCATTTAGTCTCTACACATTTATAAAGTGAGATAGGGTATTTAAGGAAGTGTACGGCTTTAATTTTCGACCTATCAAGCACTCCGCCTATTCTATACGGTATAGACAACCTATATTCCTTACAATACATTCACTTTAATTTAGCTCGGTATTATCAGCTATCCATATTTCAGGACCTTAGACTTTCTTAGAAAGTTGATTCGCAGTATTTATACTCTTATTTCACTTTTACCGAATTTGCTATAATTTTCACGCTAAACGTGCTCCAATCGAAGACCGCTGTGCTACCATTACACTAAGCTCCTAAATTACTACCTTTAGTTATACAGCAAAGGTAGTAAAAAATCTGAAAATATACAAATTAAACATCTACTCTTTTAAGCTTAGATATTAATGTATTCATAACATATCTAGATAAGTCACTTGGAAAAGTATTCATATCTGTCATAACAACATAGTGATTAAACATATCCTGAGGTCTGAAGTGACTTTCAATAGCAATTTGGCAAACTAGAGTATCTCCGTTTGATTCAATTCTATTTACTACCTTTTTAACTTCTTCTACAGCAGGTTGTCCTCTTAATCCCCATGCATTAGGAGCTCCATCAGAAATTACAAACATTAAAAGTGGTTTCGCAGTTTGCTTTCTAACCATTTTATATGTCTCCTCAATAGCAACAGAATCTTTGTTATTAGAATAACTATCAACTTTACCTAAAGCATAACGATTTCTATTCCAGTGATCACGATATACATTAATAGTAACTTCTCCTGTCTGTCGATTATCTGCAGTATGACCATAAACATAAAAGTCACATTGCTTTAAACGTAAAAATACCTCATTAAGTAATATTGCACATTTTCTTGCAGATGAGATATTAGTTCCACTCATAGAACCACTCTCATCAATTAATACACAAACATCTAAACCAGGAGTAGTACGTTTAAACTTATTTGAATAGACAGTTTCTACTGCTTGATAAGCTTCAGCTAATTTATTAGTATCTAGCACACCTCTTCGCATTCCTGTTAAACGATATTCTTGTTCAACAAAGAATTTGCTAAAAGTATTAACTAAACCATTAATGTGTTGTTTTACTGTATCAAAATCCGCTTTATAACGTCTTTCACTATCTTCTTGTTTTACAATAAAAACATCATCTTTTATTTGTTTACACTCATCAGCAATTTCTTTAGAATCCCATTCACTTTTAATTTCCTTACTATTTAAAGAAGTATTAGAAGTAGTTAAACGTCGCATTTGTTCAGCTAATTTTTCAGCTGCTTGTTTTATTTCTTCTTGAGTATATGCCTTAATAGGTTCTTGTTTCTTTTTGCCCGCAGATCCCTCATCAGAACCACTTTTGGGAGAACTTTGTGTTTTACTATTCTTATCTGATCCTTTATTATCTTTAGAATCTTGTTTTTGAGAAGACTGTTTAGAATTTTGAGGATCAGAATTTCCATCTGATTCTTCTTGGCCTTCACCTGAACTAGACTGTCCTTCACCAGAATCAGATTGCTCTTGTTCTTCATCTCCTTCTTGTTGTTCTTCAGGCGGAGGAGGTGGGAACTTAAAGTAATCTAGTAATAGCTTATAAATTTTTTCTGCTTTATCATAAGCTTCTTTGGAATTATTTCCAAAATCACAAAGAACTTTCTTAATTTCATTAAACAAAACCTGATGTCGATAAATAACCTTAGTATCTACTCTTGCAGGATATCTTACAATATATAAGATATTTTGTAATACATCCATTAAATCATCCTGTTTTTCAGCTTTCTTGTATAACAAATCAAAATAATAATATTTTGCTTGTCCAATAAAATTAGCATACCCAGGGTAATTTTGTGTAGTATTGTATTCAATTCGTTCATCTTCAATAGTATTAAACAAATTAAAAAGGAACTTATTAGGTCTATTTTTACGAATTTCTGCCATATCGGTATATAATATGTGAGAAAATTCATGAATAGTTGTACCTAAGAATACATCTAATTTAACATTATTATCGATTTTATCATCATCATATACTTTAGTGGAAACAATAACTGTACTTCCATTTGTACATGAAGTTTCCGTGTCTACATTTAACTGTATTCGAATATTTCTTGGAATATCCATAATATCCCTAATATCACATGCGTGACGATAGGAATCTCTTAAAAGCTTTCTTTTGTTTAAATCAGGTGCAAAGAAAGAAGAATACGATCCACTTACTTTAGTATCCCACCCTAAACGAGTAGATCCTTTATAAGTAGATGTATAATTCTTACCTTTACGCCCAAACCAGTCAGTAAATGACATATTATTTACTCATTAACAATTTTCGTACTAATTCTCGAGACTCTTTACTATCACATAGTGGAATTAATACATAATTTAATGCATCTAATGTTGACCATCCATCATGAATTAATTCTGCAATCATTAAAGTTTCTCGAGTTGATACTGTAGTTGCAGCCTCTGCATTTTCTGCCATCCTACGAAGTTTAGCAGCAATAGAAGTAATCATATCAGCATCCTGTTTCTCAATATCACATCTCTTCATGAGAACTCGAGCTTCAATGTCTGCAGGAAGATATGTAAATTCGATTGGGAAGAAACGATTCTTTAATGCTTTATCAAGAGTTGAAGTACCAGTATATTCAATACCAATATTACAAGTTGATATAAAGCATACTTCAGGATGAATAGGAATTTCACGAATATCCTTAGAACCTGCAATTTCTACAGGCAAAGTCCTACGATGGTCAAGAGCAGGAAAAAGTATATTGAGGCAGGTAGCAGGCGCACGCGACAGCTCATCTAAAACAATAACTCCAGGTTTTTGAACATCTTGAGTAAATTTAGCATAGTCGAAGATAGACTTCCCCTCTTCGAGACGATGAACACCAAGTAAGTCTGATATAGGATCATGCATGGCACCCATATCATAAATAGTACAAGGAAGTCCTAATTGCTTACAAATTAATTCTACTACTTGTGTTTTCAGTTTTGTTATCTCTAAGGCTTTTTATCCTTAGATTCTATAGTTTCATTTCACTATAGCTCAGCATATATTTTCATCTTCAGCCTTACCTGTTAAGATGTCGAGTACTCGTGGCCACATTATATTTATTCAGCGACTATGCGTTACACTACTTCTTTACCTTTCGCAATTAAAGAAGTTAGCTCGGTATTAGCATCTCAGCCTTCACCGATTTTACTCGATAATCATCTTAAACATTTCTGTCTAAGACGGCAATTTGGAAATTGTAAAAATCTTGTATATTTTCGGTCCAAATAGACATTTGAATCGAAATATATTCATAATAAAACAGTTTTTGCAGATGATCCAAAATATTGTAAAACCTTAGTTATATTATTTTTTGGATCATTTAGAAATAATCGATTATTAGTAAACGATATATAAAATTGGATTTTTTGTAATATATTTTCAGTACCTAATATACTAATACATCACTTTTTCTGATTTTTATCAGATCATGTAATACATCCATCTCCATCAAAATACCCTCTAATAAAATGTCTAATTAAAGATTTATCTTTAAAAATACTTTCATCAGGAAATTTTAATGTTAGAGATTTTCTTGGAGTACATCCATAGGAGTTTAAAGTTTCTCATAGATGTTTATTACTTACAGATCATCTACATCTAAAAGAGTCAGATTTAACATTGTTCCCATTATACCGCATAAATTGATTAAACTTTTCTAAATGACTTTTATCTTTTAAACTTAAAGATAATTCAAATTTATACGTTTTCTTTTTATCTGGAATATGTGAAGAAATATATCCGTCTGCAAATATAAAACCAAGCCAATAAGCCTTTTCTTCTGTATCAATACAGTCAAAAACATTTTGGTTAAATTTTACTTGGTTATGTAAATTTATAGCAGAACAATTATATTTTGCCAAATGTCGTATTAAAACTCCTTTATCCATTTTATATTTTTTAACAATTTGATTATTAGATAAACCATTGTTAAAATCTTTAATTAAATCTTCGTCTGTTCATAGATGTTGATTTTGTCTATTAACAATCTTTATACCAACGTTTTTTAGATGTTTACTTATTGTATCTGTTGATATATTTATTTTCTTTGAAATCTTATTAAGACTAAGACCCTCTTTTAAGTATCAATTTTGAATTTGATACGAAAGTTTACTGTTTAATTGAATTAAATTTTTCATATATTAAATTTTATACAAATTTAATATAAATTATTATAATATACAAATATTTTTACTAAAATTACCAGATCCAGTAGGACCAGTTAGCATTGTATTTACACGTTTATAAATATTTCGAGTAAGTAGATAAAAAGTTTCATCCTTAATATAGAAACCATCTTTATCAATAGACATAGGAACTATATCAGGATTATTTTTAATTTGATATAAAACTTTTGACTTTAATTTAGCTTCTTCCTCTTCTATTTCTTCAGGAGTCTTATCTCTATTTTTGAGGTATTTTTGATATCCAGAATCTGCTTTAGGATCATCTGCTATTGAATACAAGTCTCCAGAATAGGAATAATACTTTTGAGTTGATGCAAAATTTAACTGTTTAGCATATAATCCAATTATACAACCAAAAGGATGTTGTACCCTATCAATTGTATACTGAGAAATAGATACAGCTAATTCATAAACAGGAGTTTTGTTAGGAAAATACTGCTTAGGCAATATTTGCCAAGTTCTTCGAGATCTAGTTTCAGTTAATTTACAATAAATTATCTCTGCCATTACTTATAATATGATAAATATTCAGAAGGACTAACAATACGATATTCTGTATTTTTAAAATCACTAAGTGTAAAAGAGTTTGTATAACTCATCATTGATCGAAGATAATGAACAAAATTCTCACACCATCCACTTAAAGAATACAAAATAGGTACTGTAACTTCTATTCCTTCTGCTGTTTTTAATTTTTGACTTCCAGTTTCTACTTGAGCTTTTTTAGTAGACATTCCGTAATAAACTCGGTCTCGAGCAATATATTCTCCTCGTACCCAATGTTCAATTACTTTACCACAAGCTTCTTCTGCTTGAGCAAAGATTTTGCCTACCATTACATAATCTGCACCTAATGCTAATGCTTTAATAATCTTATCATAATTATCAAACCCACCATCAGCTATAATAAATGGCAAAGATTCATATTTATGAGAAATATGCATAGCTTCTGCATCTTTAATTGCTTTTTCTATCTCCCACTTACGATCTACAACCTCTTTAATTAAAGAAGCCATAGCATAATGAACTCCTCCATTTGCAGAAGTAGTACATACTGATCCACCACCAATTCCAACACGTACAAAATCAATACCAGCTAAGGCATAATCTATATAAGTATCAGGATTTGCAATATTGCCTGCCATTAGTATAACATGACCTCCATATTTCTGTTTTACAGATTTACAAAGATCAATAAGCTTACGCATATGACCATTAGCAATATCTACGCATATATAAAATATTTCTTCCTCCTTAATTTCACCTAATTCTAGACCTGCAAATGTTTCAAATTCAGATAAACTTAAGGCCACAAAAGTTTTTGACATTAACTCATATCTAGTAGATAAATCTACTGAACGAGGAATTATAGTATTTATTTTATTATCCATAAATATCTGATAATTGCTCTCGTTAATTACTGAACTCATAGGAGCAGTAAATAACGGGAGCATGTTATCAGCATTATATGGATTACATTGTTCACGATGTTCAATATCACTAATTCTAGCAGGTACTAAACAAATATCGTTCAATCCATATGTCATCTCTTAATCTTTTTTAGATTGTTTCTTTTCACGTTTTTCAGGGTCTTTAAACTTTTTTACCTTTTTACGATTAGGCTTAAAAGTTTCCTCTTCTTTACTAAATGTCTTATCAACTTGATAATCCCGAATAAACTTACCCATACTTATAAAAACAAAAAAGAGGGAATTAATTCCCTCTTATTCAATGACTAACGAACCAGGAGCAAGTCCTAATTCTTTTTCAATCTCAGTTATTGTTTTAGTAACTTTAGGTTTACGAACTTTACGTTCCCAAGCCACTTCCATATTACTTACATCCTTTAGATTGTAATATTTACTTGTAGGCTTAAGAATACGTACAACTCTATAAGGACGATCTTCAGTAATATTATTAATATATCCTGAAGCAGCTAAATTACTTCCTGAAAAGTGCATTACTGTACCGTTACTAAGTACAATTCCATACCGAATCATACCTGCATTTTCAAACTGAACGATTCGTCCAGGTACCAACTCTTTATGGAAGTTAGACTCTTTATCTTCAGATTTTTCCTCTGCAGCGTTTTCTTCTTCCTGTTCTCGTTCTTCTTTAGCTTCCATAATACACTTAGCCAAAATCTCTTTAGGAATATGCCGACTAAAAACCTGCATTAAAGGATGTTCAAAAATAGTTTTAAGATCGATCTCCTCTTTATCTTCTTCAGACTTATCGGTTTCCTCATCTTCGTCTTCCTTAAGAAATTCAAGAGCATGTGATAAATCATTAGTTGTATAGATTTTAGCATGATCTTCAACAAATTTATCAATTTCTTTTCGACCTTTAACATAGAAGAATGTTTTATCCTCCTTATCAATTAAAATTGAGAATTCTCCAAATGCAATAGGAAAAATAGGTGAGTTTCCAGCTTTGTAATCTAGACTTCCAAGAGCTAGAGCCAAAATAGGCATGTTTTCGGTTTTTACTAATAAATAACGCATTATATTAAATTTTATTTTTCTGTAGTTTTACAAACTTCTGTAATTTCATATACAGAATTTCTTGTTTTAAAACAATTTTTGCTAACAATTTCTACAACAGGAGATGTAGAGAATCCAAGTCCTATATATACTCTATGTCCTTTTGTAATAGGTTCAATTAGCCTACCTATTTTTTCATATCCAGTATTAATTCCATTAGGATGATGTCCTGGAACATAACTACAAGTATCATTATCTGATAACTTAGTAATCTTAACTGTTTCTCCACGTTTGTAAGTAATTTTATCATAATAAATCTCTCTTACCTTTTGAAGTATTTCGTCTCGATGATCATCCTTATCGTAGATTGAACCTTCACAATCACATTGCTTTAGTAGAATTAAAAGTTCTACATTTACTTCATTAAGATTATTAGCTAGTTTTAGTATAGCTTTTTCAGGATTTGTCTGTTCAAGAATGTACATAGGCTGCATATGCCAACGAACTAATGAGATAATCGCGGTATGTAAATGTTCATCTACTTCTAACTTAACTAATAAATCTTTTGCAATTTCTGCACTTTTAATTGCATGGTTACTTGCATGATATAGGCCATCTTCTCCTTTCTTTGTTGTAAAAGCTTTGCCAACATCATGCAATAAAGCAGCATATACTAAAATTTCTCTAATTTCAGGTGATGCTAAATAATCAATAGTTTCATTTGAAATATGATCTAACGCACTTTGTACAACCATACAAGTATGTACAAAAGCATTACCCTCTTTGTGCCATATTTCATTTTGAGGTGTTTGTTTTAGTTTTTCTATTTCAGGGATTAAATCTAATTTTTCCCAATGAAATGCATTTTCAGTTGAATCGTATAATTTCATATATAATAATTTACTAAACTTCATTTTCATCAAATTCAAGTCTGTAATAATTTTTATGAGAACATATTACAGTTCCTGTTTGTTTTTCAAGATCTACTCCAACTAAACCTATAAAATTATTACATTCTCTACATATACCTGAACAAATATGTGGTTTAAGACCATCACGAATAGCCTGTTTTATACTTTCTCTTTCAAAATCATCTACAGAATAAATATCACATTCTATAAATTTATTCATATCGTCGGTAGGAAAATATTTTTGAACTTTATATAATATCATAGTTATATTTATTTAGTATCCCTGGCAGGACTCCAACCTGCGACCCAGATCTTAGAAGGATCTTGCTCTATGCAGCTGAGCTACAGGGACTTACGTATTTAAATATAGTCAAAAATTTTTATCAAAATAAGTTCAATAGCTTCTTCAATAGTTAAAGCTGTAGGAGCTATTCTACAACTTGTGTATGGAGGAAGCCAAATTTTTGCACTATATCCAATAGGAAAAGTTTCTTCTTTATTCCAACACACTCTTGTTTCAATAAATATTTGTTTTTCTATAGCTAACCATTCTTGAAGTTTTATTATATCGTCAGGTCCATTATAACCTTTAAGTTTCATTAATTCATATATACTAGACATGTGTAATTAAATATTCATATGCTTGATTAATTTCAATAAATTTTTCCTTAGAACCTCCTTTATCAGGATGATATTGAAAACACAACTTACGATAAGCAGTTTTAATGATACTTTTATCTTTAGTAATACTAATTCCAAGAATTTTATAATATCTATCTATACTAGTTTGATTTTGAAATTGTTGGTTATTATAATTCCTTCTTTGGTATCTTTCTTGTCTATATTTATATTTAAAATATCCTTGATAAAAAGTTACATAAAATTCTGCAGATTTATAGTAAAAGCAAAAAGAATTAGACCATTCAGGTTTTATAAATTTTCGACAATATTCTTGAAACCATGTAAATTTATCTTCTTTAGAATAATATACAGAAATCTTATTAAAGGTCCTACGAATACTACGATAAAATCTATCATTATCAATAACACTAGAAGGAAGTTGCATAACCTTAATCATGTATTGTAGAACAATTTCATCATGATTTCTTTTCGGACTTAAATTACCAAAAATTAAATCAATAGCATTATCAAAATCAATAATAGTTATCAAAGATCCATATGATTTTATTACTCTTGTATAAGAATCTATATGGAAGAAATTTGCCTTTAGTAAGTTTACTCCTAAAGCTTTACAAATAATAATTAGAGCTTCATCATATTTATCTAACTTTACTTTATATAAGTTTTTAGTTAGAATATTTCTATTGTTAAACATCTTTTTAATAAACTTAAACATATCTATAAAATAGAAAATGCCTCCAAGATAGGAGGCTATTAGAGTGCCCTCGACAGGATTTGAACCTGCACCTTACTATTACTTCAGACCGCTTTCTAAGAGCGGCATGTCTGCCAGTTCCATCACGAGGGCAAATAGAGAGTAAATCTCTCTATTATTCTTCCAAAAATTCAGGATCTCCAATCTGAGGAGTTACTGTAGGAGATAGATTTTGAACTTCGTATTCGATAATTTGATCTTTAATATCCTTTGCAGAATAATTATCCTGAATTAGAAATACGATATGTTCTACTTGTGATTGAGACAAAGTTCCACTATATTTAATAGTTTCTGCATCATCACTTCTAACTAAGATATCACAATGTCTAGAATCAGAATTTAACCAATTCTTATTTGAAGAATTAACTTCTTCCGTGTAATCTACATTTACTTGTACTACTTTCATATTATATTTTTCTTAAAATGCATTTGAAGTGTGTTGTATCCTTTAATAAGATATTAAAATCTTTAAGAATTCCTTGCTGAGTTTGAGGCATAATAAATTCGTAAAAATAATCAATAACATAGTTATTAGGAACTTTTGACAAAAACTCTTCGATAGTTATTGGAAAATAATTTTCTCTAACTTCTCTAGCCCAATTTTCAACCCATTTATATTTCATAAGAAAATGAACTAGATTTTTATTGTTACTAATATTTCCCCAAATAGATTGAAACTCAGCTAAATGTGTGGGATTAGCATTATGTAAAACTCTAGAAACATCATTAATATCTGACATTCTATCAATTGACTTTCGAGGAGTTAAATCTCGAATGGCAATATATCTAAAGTTTTCATTAAAAACTTGCCTCCAAAATTCATTTACACTTTGATTATCACCGTAACTATAAACTTCATGAATAACAGAAGAAAGTATTAAAGTAGCATTATTTAACTTTAAGGATATAACATTTTCAAAATTATTATATAAAGAAACATTACATCTTTCAAGATTCTTTTCTGCAACTTGAAGCATTTCAGGAGATATATCATATCCAATTAGTTTCTTATCAGGAAACATCTCATGAATATGTTTTAATAAAGACCCGTCAGCACATCCAAAATCAATGAACGTATCCGAATCTACAAAAGATAAGAAATATGCTTTATCTAAGAGTGACTTCCGCATATTATCATTATATACCTTTAAATTTGCTATTTCCATTTTATAGGTTCTAAATATATTCTATAACGAATAATTTTGTAAGCATCTTGCTCTCCATTATCTGCACAACCATGATTACCGTAATGTGGGTCTCTAGTTTTATTACGACAATAACCATCCCTACAGATTTGATAAATCGAACATATACGTTTACAAGTATGACTAACACTTATATTATCTACTCCTACTCTCTGTAAATATAAATTGTATTCTGGTATATAACGAATTTGATGTTTATTAATTATTAGTTTACTCATGTTATTTTAAATTTGCGGAGAGTACTAGATTCGAACTAGTGGCACCTTTTTGAGGTACGTCGTCTTAGCAGGACGATGGGTTAAGCCAACTCCCCCAACTCTCCAAAATAAGTTCTAATATAGAACTTATTACAAATCCATTATTTTTAAGATTACCTTAATGAAAGACTCTATATTTGAATGAGAAGTGTTAAGCTCATCAAACTCCTTCTTATGTTCTAATACACCTATCATAAAATAATCAAACATACTACCAGTAACAACTCTTAATGCCTCTTCACTCAAGAGATTTCTTAAAGGAGTATCTCGAGTAAGATGAATAGTACTAAAGTCTAAACTACTTGCATAACGAGAGATATTAATACATAAAGAAGTTAGAACAATATTTTCAGGATCTGCGTACCTTTTTACTAAGTCTTCAGTTAAAACTAGTGGAAGTAAAGTCCCGTCACAAAATTTTACAAGCGAAAATAATGTAAAAGGAACACAAAACATATTTCCACTATCTGGCTCTCTGTAAATTTGATTAGGAAGTGGAAAATAAGCTAACCCTTGAGGGCTTAAACAGCCTGAAAATACAAACTTGTTAATTTTTTTACTATAATCAAGCTCCAAGTAAACATACTTATACTTATCGTGATTAGTTTCATACCAACCACTTTTAGCTAAAGTGTTTATGTCTGTCATTTTGTATATATTGTTTTAAAAGTATAATTCTTTCAATTATTTTGTTGTGATTAAATGCCCATTTATAGTTGTTTAATTTTCTTATATCAATCCATTTAATCTCTTCAACTTCATTATCTTCACCTCCAGTAGGTTGGACTTGAGAAAGTAATTTATAAGGTACTAAAGCCGTATATATAAGAGTAATGTTTTGCTTATTGGCCTTTGGACTTGTTTCAACCTCTACAAATTTAGGAACTTCAGGAGTAATTACATATCCTGTTTCTTCCATAATTTCTCTGCAAACGGCATCTTCTCCAGTTTCATCAAAGTCTATATAACCACAAGGGCAATTCCAATATCCTTGAAAATCAGGAGTTCCAGTACCACGTTTATTTGCTAAAATACATAAGTTTCCAAATTTATCTCTAGAAAATAGAAACATAGCAACTGCACAAGACCTTGAAATCCAGTATTTTTGATTATCTTCTTTTGAAGTTACTTGAAAATTTTTCATTACTTGCAATTTTTATTATTTTGTGCCCCCGTGAGGATTCGAACCTCATTAGTCTGAGACGCGAAATTTACAGTTTCGTGCAGATCTCCAACTCTGCTGCGTGGGCATACCTTTTTAATTCCAGTTGCCTTTAATATGAGTCTCTTTAAGAGGCGGAATTAGTAAATAAAGTCCATATTTTAAAAGTCTAATATCCCAAGGATATAAAGAAATTACAAATGTACCTTTACGCTCTGTTGATTTAAAATACCAACGTAATCCCTTCCTATGACTATAGACAACGTGTTGAATGAAATTTTTCATAATTTTTAAATAAAGAAAGAATATTTTCTCTACCTACAGGATTTGCAGATTGACTTGCAAATAATGGAAGTTTCTTTCCTTCATCAATACAACGATTTACAATATATTTAGCTATATCGTAACCACTTTCTTCTTCTCCTAAATCGTGATCAAGACAAATTGCATCAGGCCAGTCTTTTTCAAGAAATTGTATTGCTTCTTGATAAGATTGTGCCCATATTACAAGACAATTTCGGCCAATTGGACTAAAATTTAACCAATCATCTTCCATTGGATTACGAGCATCATCTACCCAAAGAAGTGTTTTCATAGTTATAACTGTTTAGTTTTTCCACAACTAATACATTTACTGTATGTAGTGCAAGCTAAATTAGCCATTCCAAGAGAAATTAAGGTAGAAAAAATTCTTGCTACACCAGAAGCCCCATAACCATCTTCTGTCCAAATTATATGAACTGTTTCTTTGTCACATTCTGGACAATATGTTTTAATAGTCTTCATTTAGATTACAATGACATTTAGGATTATGAACAACTGCTACACCATGACCTTTAGTAAAACTAATATAATCATGTCCTTCAAATTTAAATTTATGTGCAGTACCAAGATAGTATCCATCTTCAGATCTTATAGTTTCTGATTTAGGATCAATTACAGCATTACAACTAACTGTAATTAAACAAATTAGACAAAGTAAAAATTTCATATTTTATTTTTTAAACCAGTTAATTATTTTATCAATTGGATCTTTAAGTACATTTCGATAAAAACATAAATTAAAAAGTTTGAAATACTCTTTAAAGGTATTATGATTTGAAGGATATCTGTACCAAAGTTCAGGTTTACTTACATTTTCTATAGTTATATCAAGTTCAGTATTGCATCTAATGGATTCTATATTAACTTCTTTTAAAAACTTATAGAAAATTTGTTTATCTTCTGTAGAACCAAAGGCATTAAGATGATTCGCAAAAGTATTTATTTTTATAAGTCTTGTAGCAGTCTTTTCATAGTATATAATTGCTATTAGTTCATGTAAAGCTACTAAGGATATAATAAGTACAATTAACATTATTGTAAGGATTTAATAATTTCTACTGCAACTTTACCATCATATCTTCCTTTATATTCTTCTGAAAGATATTTCATAATTTTTGACATATTATTACCTGCAGTTAATTGTGAACCAATAAGAGCAGTTAATTCTTCCTTCGTAAGAGGTTGAGGTAAATAGCTTTCAAGAAAAGCATTTTCTTCATTTAGAGTATTAAGTTGATCAACTCTATCCACCGAACATTCACTAATAGTCTGTTTATTATCTTTATACATTTTCTGTATAACATCCATAACTTGACTACAAGAAGGATCTTTACTAATTTGTTCACACTCTCCAATGATAGTATTTAACAAATTATAAATTACCTTATTATCTCGCTTAATTTGCTTAAGCTCTTTTAATTTCTTTAATGTCACCATATTTTTTAATTCTTGCAATATTATTAATTCCAGCTATATGATGATTACAACAATCTACTGAAAATTTTTCAGTAATACCTTCTATGTAATAACTCCATGCAGGACCAATTACAATAGCATTTCTATCACTTTGATTAACAAATATAAATATTTGAGCATCAGTAAATGCCTGTCCTCCTATCCCACCTAATCCGCAAGTTGTATCAGGAAAAGTTTGAGTAAAAGAAATAACACTATCATATTGAAATATTATATATCCATACTCCTCTAATAGTTCTTTACAAAATTCTTTAAAAGTCATTATTTCATTAACTTACTGCCCCTTGGAGCACATTTTTCACAATAAGGACATATCCACCCTGTACTTAAATATTTAGCAGGTTTTCCACAACTTATACATGTATGATAAGAAATATCTTCATACTTATTAATTATAGTCTGTATTTCTTCTGGAGCTCCTGCATCATACCAACGAAGAGAACCGTACTTCTCTTTAATCTGCATAATTCTATAATTATATAAATAATTATGCTTTTTAAGAGCTTGTTTTATTTCTTTACACATTTGAATGCCAAATGCTTTTCTCCAACCAATTGGCATACTATTAAGTTCTGTATAAGTTGGAATAAAACAAATTTTAGGAATTATATTTTTGTAAATATAGTTTAGAATAGTATAGATCTTGACACTTTTGGTATCAGCTACAAATTCTAACTTCTTATAACTAAATCCATAATTAGTATTAGTAACTTCCTTTTTATGTATATGATAATATAAAACAGGTATATTATTGAAGGTTGATTTACTTACAGTAATTCCTGAAATCTTAAAATTATCACCCACATACTTTTGTATATTGAAATCATAAGGTTCTTTCAACATATCACTATAAAATCTTAAAATAGTATTATTACGTATAAGCCTTGCTTTAAAATTGTATTTATCCTTGAAGATTACTTGCTTTGTAATAGTAGTACATTCTTGAGGATCTTTATAAAACTTATAAGCTAAACTGATATCATAATAAGACTTACTATAGTATTTGTATACTAAATTAGACATCCATCTTATATAAACTGTATGTTCATCTGAAAATCTATTTCTTGGATATAAGAATGGGAATCTTATACACAAATATATTGCATTAAAAATTTTAGATAAGGATTTCATGTTTTTAAAATTTATTAGAGTGGGTAATCGGAATCGAACCGACATCCTCAGTTTGGAGGACTGACGCACTAACCGTTGTGCTATACCCACAAACCATTAATATTTATTCTAACATCATTTCTCTAACTCTTTGTTGATACACAGAAATAATATAAGAAATTTCTCCTCTATGAGGACTATGTCCCCAACGAGTAGCTTTATCTAATTTAAAGATAATATTTTGCTTTGCCTTTTCACTCCAATTCAAAAATACTTTTCTCTGAATTTCTGTTCGAATAGAATAAGCACAAGCTTCTAATTTCTTTAAATCATTATTACATACTGATAACCAAAGTTTTCTTTCCTTTGTCATTTAGAATTGAGTTTTACTTTTTGCAAAGCGATTTCTTGACAATCTTGAATAAATGTTGCAATTTTATCCTTATATTCCCATTCCCAAATATAATCTAAACGATCTATTTTAAAGAACAAGTAAGCCATTATTTCCTCACTCCATGCTTTAAATGCAACATATTGAGAAAGTTTTTGAACAGATTCTGCACATTTTCTTAGTTTACGTAATTCATTTTCATACATAGACCTGTACAGCTTTTCAATTTTGTTCATTTTAGTATTTTTATTTTAAGGATTATATAGATTATTCCAGTTATCATCAATGACTCAAATAAATATCCAAGAGAAATTAAACTACCTAAAGCTGCTAATACCCAAACTAATACAGCTGTAGTTAAATGACGAATATCATCAATTCCATTCTTAAATATTATACCTGCACCAATAAAACCAACACCAGAAGCGATTTGTGCAGCAACTCTAGACGGATCTCCACCTATTTTAATTGAAATATATGTAAAAACAAAAGAACCTAACATAATTAATATACAGGTTCTAATTCCAATTATTTTAGATTTAAATTGCCGTTCATACCCAATAAGAGCTCCACAAACTAAAACTGCAATTAAGCCTGCAATAAAGGTTAACATATTAAATCCTTATATTTTTTATAGAACAATATCCTAAAAAGATAAAACTGTAAAGTGTAAAGAAAATATTTACAATAGGAAACAACATAAAAAATATAAAAAGACTGTCTCCATCTTTATCTTTAAAGTAATTAACGTACTCTAAAAAGATATATTCAATGGTGACAGATTTGTTATGTGAAACTTTATACGCATAAACAAGTAATATTGTATTTATTATTATAGGTAACAAATAGAATACAAATATACAAAGTAAAACTTTTAAAACTATCATATTATCTTATCCTTACGTTAAAAAGAAGCCTAATCATTAACCGCCAAAAAAGAACAATTAATACTATGAAATTAATAAATGGAATCCAAGCAAGTGGTACAATAGAGAAATCCCATAATTCATAATAGTAATTATACATATCCCCAAGTGTTGTTCCTTTTGCATTATCTTTTACCCAAAAATAATATAAAATTAGATGTAAAACAATTAAAGGGATAATGTACGTAGCAAGAATTACAATTAACCAGTCTATTATCATTTTAGCAGCATTTTATGTTTTCGATATATACTTGTTGTTCCTCTCCTGTTGGACCAATCATTAAATTAAACTTTGTTGTTGCACATGAGCATAGCAACATTAATATCAAAGTTAGGATTATTTTGATTATAGTTTTCATTTTCAAAGCCAAAATCATTAAGTTTTTCAACCATTTTTCTAAAAATTGTAATATCAGTTATTTTTGACTCGAGAATTTCAAAGGTTTCTGTATCAAAAATACCATATACACGCATATAATCGTCCTGATCCTTTGCTCGACAATAAAATAATATTGCAGTCTCATCGTGATTATAGTCAACTGGACTTACAATTATTTTCACTTGTAATCCTAATTAAATTAATACAATTTCTAATACCTTATCTAAAGTATCTATATCAATATCAGGATAAGCTGTTAATATTTCCTCTCTAACCTGTTGTTCCCATCGACTATCGATAAGATCAGATCATCCATTTTGTTCTAAAAGTAACAAAATATCCTTTACTTTACTTTCCATCCAATAGTATTTATAAAAACTTGTGTAACTAAATCAAGATTCATCATGATTTGTTCATGTACATCTAATTTAATTTCTCTTTTAGTTACAGGCCATCCTTTAACAATCATTTCATATTCACATCGAGACCAGAATTGATATAAAGATTTACTTCTAACAAATTCTTTAATATCATCAAAAGACTTAAATTTAGATTTATCTTTTTCTTCTTTCCATTCTCTTACAAAATATGGAATAACATTATATTCTTCTATTGTTTGTGTATTAAAATTCCATATAAGTACGTTAAATATATTTCTCATAACTTTAAAATTTTGTGTAGCGAGTCTCGGATTTGAACCGAGGTCTAGAGCTTATGAAACTCTCGAGGTAACCATCTTCTCCAACTCGCTTAGAGGTAGAAGCAGGACTCAAACCTGCGATCGTGGTGTTGCAGACCACTGCCTTATCAACTTGGCTATTCTACCAATCGTATTCTATAGATATTATTCATATCATATTGTATAGTTAATTCGTCTACAATCCTTTTTGCTTCCATAAGACCCATAGTCATCTTATGATCAAGATTTTTAATAAAAATTCTATCTTTTATTTCTTTAACTTTCATTAATTTCTCATTTGGAGGAAATTTTAAAAGAATAAAAAATAGGCTTCTTGCAAGATAGTTTATTACTACATGTGGAGTAGATACATCTCCCTCACTATATAATGTAATAGTTTTAACTAAAAAATTTGAAGGTATAATCATAATTTTCAACTTAAGGGATGCATATAGGATTCGAACCTATGACTTCTGGCACTCCCTGCCAGAGCTCTACCACTGAGCTAATACATCCACTAATAAAAATAAGTACTAAGCATATCTATTATTAAGATTTACAGGCAGTGCACGTGTTACCAAACTTAATAAGGAAGACGATAGTGTGGAACTGAAACGAGTCGAACATTTACCTCTGGATTTTCAGTCCAGCGAGCGCACCTAGCACACCGCAGTTCCAAAAATCCTAGTATTTCTACTAGGATTAGATTCATAGTGAGACTTTTCAGCCCAGAAAATTTTTTAACGTCTGGTTTATAAACTCTTAATAGATTACAGTACTCTCTATATAGAATCCTAGTCTATAGAAGATTGTGGACACATGTGGGATTCGAACCCCTCTATTTCTGTGCAAAGGGAATGTGCTCGCCATTACACTACATGGCCCAAAATACTTAAAGTTTAATATGAAATTGCTTTATTTTATTATATATTTTACAACGCTGTATATAAACTTTTTCAACTTTAACTGGGCGACTTTGATAATCATCTTCAAACACTCTTTTTAATCTTTCTTCAACTGTCTTCCCAATTATGAACATGAGATTTAGCTTTTAACTATTCTTTTATAATCTTTAACATAATTTAGAAAATTATTTTAAATAAAATCCAGAATCTGGAAGCATAGAAGTATTTATTTTATTTATGCTAATTTCTTCTCCACTGAGTATTTTTGAAGATCCAGACTTAAGTTTAGCAATAAAATAATTAGATTTATTTGTTAAAACGCTTAGTAAATCTATTTTCCCACATTTAAGTTGTTCTAAATCCTGATTTTCAATTTTTACAAATAAGTAATCTTGTCCATTAGACTGTAGAACACCAATATATTTAATATTATTCTTATCTTTTGCTAAAATAATTTGTGGAATATCATAGAAACCTAAAATTTCGATTAATTCTAACTGTAACATAATATAAATTTTTAGAGCGATGTAGCAGGTTCAAACTGCCATCCCCAGTTTGGAAGACTGAAATAATAACTATTATACTAACAACCTTATTTAAATAAATAAATTCGATAGTCTAATTTAATATAACGTACTCTAATATCATCTTTTCGTTCGAAAGGAGTACATGAAATATCGCCACAATGTACCTGACCATCTATTCTATTATACTCACGAAATATACAAGATTTACCTTTAATAACACTTATATAACATGAGGATTCTCCTTGTTTACCTAGAATAACTTGATGTAACCGATACTTATAGCCAAATAATTCTATTATTTGAGAAACTCTATGTTGTATGAACATAAACTCTATAATCTACTTTAATATACCTAACTCTGAGATTATCTGCTCTATTTATACATTTAAAATCACTACAAGCTTTTCCTGTAAAAGCACATGGCTTTCCAACAGAAGATTCATAACAAAATCTTTTTATAGGTGTTCCTTCAGGTACACATTGAATAATTAAAGTTTTATATCTAATTATTTTCCAATATTTTAATACAATAGGTCCTTGCATATAATTTAAGCTTAACTGCGGAAGATGAGGGACTCGAACCCCCACGCCGTTTTAAGCGACCTACACTTTTCAAGAGTGCTGCCATTAGTCCAACTTGGCTTAATCTTCCTTGTTTTAACACAAAAAGTTAATAAATTTGTAACAAATTATTTGTTATTAAGTTTAATATTAGCGGGAGCAGTAGGAATTGAACCCACGTTACCAAAATTAACAGTTTTGTGCTTAAACCACTCAGCCATACTCCCTTATATTTTACATTCTATCATAAGAAGCTTCTAAAAATACACGATAAGAAACTCTCCAAAAATAATATTTAAGACAACTTTTATTAAAAGCAGGTAAAAACAAAATACAATAATTAGTTGATTTATAACATTGATTATTACTACAATAATTTCGTTGTAGAGATTTAACTGCTTGTATACAACACTTTATTTCAGGAAAATATTTAATCTGCATAGATCCTATACTTAATCATATTATAACGTCTATTACTACATCCTCCAAATTTCTCATTAAAAATCTCACATCCATTTGAATTATGATGATATTCAAATCCATAACATTTTTTATTAGGAGTAATATGACATAAATAACCTCTTCTTATAGATTGTATATACTTATTTTCAAAACGTTTTATCATTTGTGATTCTGACTTAAAAATTGTGTGAGCCTACAGGGACTCGAACCCTGACAACTACATTAAAAGTGTAGGATACTAACCGATTATATTATAAGCTCTTCCCAAGGATTATACTCCTCTTTATAATCAACTGTTTACAAAAATTCTATGTAAAAGTTTAATATGTATAAAATTTTTATGCTCATCATTCATTAAAGCTGTACAATTTAAGCTTGCACGTTCTTCAAAATCAAGATTTGCTTTAACAAAACATACATGTTCTGTTTTATCTCCTAGACAAGAATATCCACATCTTTTTTGTTTACAAGGATATTCCTCTTCAAGACTAACAGTCACTGTTTGTAAACATCTTTTTGGTCCAAATTTCCAAATCTTATATTCTTTCATAATTTTCGTTTTTAGTACCTACAGAAGGACTTGAACCTTCAACCGCTTCCTTATCAGAGAAGTACGCTAACCAATTGCGCCATGTAGGTATTTAGTAGAAGTTATTATTACTTTAACTCTACTATATCGTAAGTATTCTTCTATCTCTCTAGGAAGCTGGATCTACCTAATGTTGAGAGAAATACTTCTTAATTCTTATAGCTTGGGGTTTATAAGATAAGGTCTAACCATTTGTCCAGATTTGTATGTTTGAAGAATACTTTTAGGTGTCCGAGGAGATTCGAACTCCCGATCTCAAGTGCCACAAACTTGCGCTTTAACCAACTAAGCTACGGACAACATATAGATTAGTGTTCCCACGGATGTTTCTTATCGAAAAATCCAGTTTCTTTAATATAACTACCTATAAATAGGCCAATTACTATAGGAACATAAAATCCCGCAAATACTATGTACCATTTATCTCCAACAGTCCATGGTTCTCCATCATCTGTTCCAATAACAATAAATGCACAAAGTAACCAATAAATCAATATCCAAAATATCATTAGAATCCAATTTTACGTCTAGTCTTGTGTTCATAAGACTGAGCATCAAGATTATAAATATCTGCAAGAGTCATACCCTTACTTGCTTCAGGTTTGCCTAATTCTTTAAGTATTCTATTAGTCTTTTCTAAAGAGAGTTCGTCAAACTTATATTTTGCAGCAAGTCGACCTTTTCGCATCAATGCTTTGTCAATACTTGTATCAGGACTATTAAATGTAGCAATAAACTTAATATTTAAAATATCTGAATAAATACCATCAGTCATATTAAGAATATTACTAATGCCGTTTGTAAATACATTTTCAGAACGATCTTTAAGAAGCTGTTCACAATCCTCAAGAATAATTACTGAATTCTTATGATCAAGAATAAAGTTTAAGAATACAGGATCAGATAAGCTATTCATCATAGAGTTATTAATAATAATAAATTGTTTATTAAAATTATTAACTAAATGACGAATCATATAAGTTTTACCAGTACCTTGGGTTCCATGAAGAATAACTAAACCAGACTTTGGACTGTTTAAGAAGTCAGAGATATCTTTATAAACAGGTTTGAAATCATCGTTATAGTGTTTATCAAGATCAACATTAACATCTCTAATCTTACATTCAGTTAAACCATAATCCTGACCATCAAAAGTAACTAAGTTAACCTTTGTTGTAGAAACTACTTTTTCTGAACATTCTTCAAATAAAGATTTAATATCCTCTATAAAGTTACCTATAAGTGCTTTATCGCAAAAATAGATTAACATTCTAGAAGAATAATAGCTTAATGCACATTTATATTCTTCACAAATTCCACTGAATTGTAAAGCAGTAGGTTGACTTACATAAAACGGGCGATCTAATTCTTCAAGTACTTCTTCAGAAACTTCAGGTTTAACTCCGATTACATTATCCTCCCATATACAAAAGTTAGAGAATTTTTCTTTAAATTTCTTTAAGAACTTATTTTCATTTAACTTCTTTTGTTCAAGATTACAGATTACTGATATACAATTTGGATATTGTTTATATTTATCTACTAACCAAAGTGTTGGAAGAAAGTTTCCAGAATTTTTGTTTACATGATCTAGTGTTATCATCTTATACATATTAGTTATTAGTAGAGAGTGAGAGAGTCGAACTCTCGATCTCCTGAATGTAAATCAGGTGCTGTGAACCACTTGGCTAACTCTCTATTTACTATTTACATAAATTCTGTATTTAATTTGAGTCTGTATTATATAATTACTATACTCTGAATAATTCTCACAAATAAAACAACACACTATTTTTGCTGGGTTATCTCCTCGAGATCGACATATGCAATAATTGCCAAATTGATCAGGAGCTAAACAAGACTCACTATCTGAAGGAGTAGTTTGAATTATATAACCATTAATAAATTGAATACAGAATGGATTAGGGTTATCAATAAAAGATTCCATAAATATAATTAATTATTAGTCGAGTATGATTGTAACGCTCAATCCCCTAGAAATCCCAAATTTCTCGTGCTACTTCCACACCCCATACTCGAAAACTATCCTTTATTCAAGGATAGCAGTTAATTTTGCAAGAACACTTTCATTCTTTTTACAGATTGCTTCAAGTGCTTCTTTCTCAGTTTGAGCAGCTTTGATTTCCTCTTCTTTAGCAGCAATACCAGCTTTTGCCTGAGTATTAACTGTATTAAGTCCATCAATTGCTGTTTTAAAAGCATTTAAAACGCTGTCTACTTTCTTCGACAGATCTACAGATGTTGTACCTTTTGAATTAAACATGTTTAATAATTTTAAAAGTTAATATTGTGAGAGAGTATTTACATACCCCCCCCCAATAATAGAGGCCCCTAACGGTTACGATCCGTTCTCTTCAGGTTACAAAACTGATATTTTTCCAAATAAACTAAGGGGCCATTAAAATAAAGTTCTTAATCGTGCTTACAGCAAACGTCTTTACACACGAATAACAAGCTCTCCCAAATAGGGTATATTTGCAGCTAATAATTAAGAACTTCGCGGTCTTAACGAGAATCGAACTCGTGTCTCCAGCGTGACAAGCTGGAAGGATAACCACTACCCTATAAGACCATTATTTATAAAGTTATTCTATATTTAATACGTATATATACTCTACTTGGACAAGGATAAAAAGAACAATCTGAACTATATTGAAAACAACAAGGCAATCGCTTCTCAGAGAAACAACTATTCCCTTCCTTACATATTTGTATATATTTCTTCTCACTAAGAAAATAAATCTTTTTTAATTCAAACATTAAAAAATCTTGAATAATTAATTTTCTAATAGAAGTCTATAATTGCGAATAATTAAATTTCTGAAAAAGGTTGGACCTCATACCCAGTTTTGAGTATTTGTAAGATAAACTACATCTTTAGGTTCAGACTTTAAAGTATGAACTTGATCTGCATATTTTAGCATTTCGTTATTTACAAAAGGATGTACTATTCTATTATCTCTCAAAATTTCTTTACTTGCAATTATTATTTTATCTCCTTTTAATAATTGATGCTTAGCAAAACATTTTATATATCTCATATATTTAAAGTTAATCCCACCACTCTAACATGTGATTATATCTAATTTTATTATATAAATAAAGTGCTTTTCGTTGTCTTAATATGTCTTTCATAAGATTTTGGCTCCGCCCTTTAAAAGCAATATTTTTAAACCGAAATCTAGAAGCATTGCTTATATTTACATATTTAGTAAGCTTAAATTTCATAGAATCTAATGCATCATCGTATTCTATAGCAGAATCTTCTTCTTGAATAATATCAATAAGTTTAATACATATAGATATCCAACGAATATTACTAGTATGATCTACATGAGATACATCTTTAAAAGATTTAAGCATTAACTGTAACTTAAACTTTTCTAAATCAAGAAGATATCCATAATCAAATTGATAATCCGTTGTTAATATTTTTCTATAAATATAGAGATTTCTAAAGAAATTCTTAATTTTATACCACCACTCTTTCATATATTTAAAATTTAGTTGATCCGCCCCGAATCGAACGGGGATTCTAAGATCCAAAATCTTATGTAATAAACCCTTATACTACGGATCAATCAGTCTGATTTCATCAGAAAAGTGTACAAATATAAGGACAAAAATTAATATATCCAAATATTTATACACTTATTTTTAAAAAATTATTACAATAAAATTCTATAGTTACGAATAATTAGCTTATGAACAAAAAGACTTGAGTATGTATACCAGTTATGTTTAATTTCAAAGCGTAAGTCTTTTTCACTACTCCAACCCATAATACTAGAAACTGTCAAGAATTTATTACAGTCTTCAGTCATTGCTGGAATAAATTTGGGACCTATAGGAACATTTAAACCTGTAAGTTCTTCAACGGCGTTTTTATCATACCAGTCTTTAGATTTTACTAATACTTTATCATTTTTCTTTAATTGATTTCAGTATTCTTCATTAGAATGCAATTTTTTCATCATAATAATCAATATTATGCTCAGAATTGATTTCTACTTTTTCACTACCGACGTAGACAACAAATGTAGTTCCTTCTTCTATAGCTTTGTTATAAATTTCAGAAAGTTCCTTTTTGTTCTTAATACTACAGATATGATTATCTTCAGTATCATAGACTTCGTAGTCTATAGAAAATACTCCAAAGAGATCGCTTCCTATAAAACCCCCAAGAAATTCTTCAGCTTCATAGAAAACAGTTTCTGCAGAACTTTCTTCCTCATCAGTTTCTGCAAGAGCGGCTCGCATTGTTTCCGTATTATGTTCCTTTCGAGATATGTGAACAATACACTTATCTAATTCAGGGAATTTCACCGTTACAATATAAAACTCCTCCTTTTCTTCTTCATTAATATTTTTAAAGAACTTCTGTTCTATTTCAAAATCTGCAGGGTTTTCGATAAGAGGATTTTCATCATCGTGCATCCAAGTAAGTCCTTGTTCAGAATGAAGTTTGTTAATTACTGCCGTTACCTGTTCCTGAGTTTTACAGTGAATTACGTCAAAATACTGTACTATCATAGTTGTTTTAAGATAATTTACATTTTATTTATTCTTTGGTTTCGATATCTATCTACTTACAACACCACCACGTGAAGGTAGAATAAAGGTGTCATAGGAGAGCATATGCTCTCCATAGCACTTAGTCTTGCATTTCAATAAGTTCATCTACTTTCTTCTCAACGCGATCAATACCAGTAATTTCGCGAATCGATTCAGCAAATTTAACTTCAGGAGTTTCAGTCATATCTTTCTTCTGAGCAAGACCTACTTGACGCAGATAAGATTCAACTGCTACTTTGATATACTGAGGTAATACAACCTTAGTATCATCCATAAAGATCATATCACTCTTTACAGATTCTACAATCTCAGCCATGAATGCAGGCGCAATATTCGAATCTCGAATCTGCTTACATACTGCAGAGAAATCTCCCTGAAGAGTATAATCTCCTACAAAAGAACGCTCAATGAACTCTTTAGCAGTAGCTTCATCTAAAGCACCTAAAGAGATAACTTTGCCAATACGCTTGCCACGCAGAAAAGTCGGCTCAATAAGCTCAAGATGATTAGTAGTAAACAGAGTAATTACATTCATACCCTTAGTATCACCACCATCAAGAGTATTAAGAATATCCTGCATAGCAGCATCTCGTTTACCACGAGTTACCTGATCGATATCCTCAACAAAGATAACAACTCCATGCCCAGTTCCGTCGATTACTTTACAAAGACGAATAGTCTCAGCAAGTAATGTAGGATCTTTCAGATATACACTTACCCAATTATTCTGAATAGCTTCCTGAATAAGCTTAAAAGCCAAAAGGGTCTTACCCGTCCCATAAGGGCCTTCAAATAACGCGCCATACTTCAGAGGAATTCCTCGTTCAGTACATTTTTCAGGATACTTGATACGAGATTTAAGAGGACGTAATCCGAGAGCAGTATCTTCAGAAAGAACCATCATTTCACGGTCAATATTTGACAGATCCATGATAAGAGGATTGTTAAGATCAGAGATCTCTAATGCCTGACTCTTATAAATAGAATCAGTTGCAAGAAGTTCTTTTGTCCGATCGATAATGTCATCCATCAGAGTTGTAAATCTGAACTGACACTTACCTTTGATATAGAGATGGTGATCGTTACCATTGTAAGAGATAGAAATAACACTTCCTTCTCCTAAATCCGCAAGTTCAATATCTCCATACGGAACTTTAACACGACGTCCATCAGCAAGGATAACTTCAATCGTATTAACAGTATCATCACCTCCTGAAGGGTTATCGTTTTTAGCTGCTGACACAATTCCAAAAACTTCTTGGATTGCACGATTCAGCTGATAAACTCCATCATTCATAAAACACAAGATCTTATGATTGAATGTACCCATACGCTTCGACTGCTTAATCTCGTTTTCAACAAAATTTAAAGCATCTGAATAACGCATGCGAGGATCAGACATTACCTGAATAAATTTCTCTTTTTGCTCCTGCTCATACTTAGAAACAGTACTTCGCATTACGCTTTTAACTCCTACAGGATTTCCCATTTTTAATTTTATTTATATTTTTTATTACAGTTTGACAATATTCTTTAGTTGTAGTTAAACAACCAAATGTAACAAAATGTTCTTCTTTTGTTATAGTAAGAGATTTTTCCTCAATTTTTTCTCTTGAGAAAGGACTATCATATAATCTTTTTAATAAAGAATATTTTACAGCAGTGTTCTTACAGAAAATTGTATCTTTTTCTTCAATGTAGATTACAGGATATCCTTCAACTTCTCCTACAATATGTTCTTTAAGATCCATATTTTTATTAGAAGTCTACATAATAATCGACTAAATCATCCATAAAGTAGGATGCAGGACGATTGGTTATTTCTGCCAATATTTTATACTGTTCAGGAGTATAGTCAGTTACTCCTAAGATTTGTCTAGCTTGTTCAGGAGTGATGTCTAAGCTAGTAGATTTAGTGTGATTTTCGAAAATTATAAGTTTATAATGCATAGTGTGTAAAAAATTAAACGTCCGTATCTTGAATGACAAGAGTTTATCATTGCTTTTTATCTCCATATCTTAAATATGTGTAAACTACTAAAAATATAACGATAATAGTTAGACATAGAAATGAAGATATGAATACTATATTTGTTAATGAAAATTCAAATAATATACTAATAATATAACTGATGTAACTTACAAAGACATAACATATTATCAGTCTATGATAGATACAAAACTTAAATGTTAGTGAGAGTATAAGTAATCCAATTGCAATTAAAAGATCAGTAATTGAACTGACCAACTCAATCAACAAAGAACTAACTACAAAATATTTAGCTAGTAATAATATTAAAATTTTAACTGCAAGAAGTACAGGAGCTAACCTAATAAAAATTATGCTAAGTTTTCTTAACATTATAATATGATGTTAAGTAATAAAATTACTACAAATAACATAACAAAATATGTAATTAGAGTAAATATCCGTGAAAGACATCCATATTTTGTACAAATGTCATAAGAAGTTAACTTATCCATATACGGTATTTTACATAACAAGTAATATCTGTCGATTCTATATATCTTCCACAAATAAGATTTAATTTTTTAGATTCTTTAGAAGTAAAATTACATTTAACAAGATGAGATATTAGATCCTTAGAAATCTTCCAACTTAAACTAGAACTTCGAGCCAAAATAATAGTTCCTCTTCATCTATACCTAATATCAAGCATATCTTGTTTTTTTGCATACCGTAATCCACGTGCATATTTAATCTGTACTATTTTATCCATATACGATAATTTACATAAACATAAATATCTCGTTCAACAAGAACTCGTCCATATTTAAGATGTGTTTTTTCTATATGAGCTTCTAAAACATAAGACCAGTCTTGAACTTTCCAAGATAAATATTTATTACTTCCAACTATAAGCAAATTTGGATCTTTACTATCGCTATAACTTCCAATAACCTCACAAATTCTAGAGTTCAGACTCTGTTGAACACATGATATAATTTGAACTATTTTAACCATATGCGATGTTTTACGATATGGTAATCATCACTTTCAACAAGTACTCTTCCATATCTTAAAGGACTACTTTCTATATCTGTAAATTCCTTATATTCAGAAAGCCACTCATCAAATTCCCAAGACAAAAATTTATTACTTCCAACTATAAGTTTACTTGGTGCAAAAGGATTATTGTAAGTTCCCACGACCTCACAAATTCTAAATAACAATCGTTCATCATGGAAAGAATCTATAATTTGAACTATCTTACCCATATTCTATAAACTATTTGTTTACATACAGAATCATCAACTACTACATGACCATGCGGATAACTTACAGAATAAGCAATAAAATGATTTCTATGCATAGGCATCCATTTTTTTAATTCCCAATATAAAGGTGTAGTACTTCCTAATACTTTGGAAAATTTATTCCTATGAACACCAAGATATACTCCAATTTGTAAAGCTATCTTATACCGTTGTATATCCAAATTTGAATGATACTGAAATATATCTAATTTATTACTCATAAACTTCAATTTTAAAAATACTCAGCCACCTAAGTAGCTGAGTATTAATGAATTAGTGGAGCTGACGCGAATCGAACGCGTGTCTCCTAATTCTCCTAATATCAACTTATTACGTGTGTTAGTTTTGTTTTAATTGGAACTACCCAATAGGGGTACCCAAAGGTGACCCATCCACCAGCTCATTTTTAAGGAACGAAGCCAAACCTTGAAAGGAAGTGTTGTTCTCGCCAGTTTAAGAGTGACGAACCTCCCATTGATTTACGCAGCCATTAAAGCTACTCCTTCAATGTCGCCAAACAGCGCCGTCTCAACCTTGTTGATAATGCGCGAAAAAATGTTATTTGCGTTTATTGTTTGAATCTGTTTTACGAGTATGAATCAAACTCGACACGATTGATATTACTTGACATTAGGATCAAATACCTAGCAGCCCCGAGCAGGGAGGACTTAACCATCACCTCCCTAGTAGGATTCTTTTTTAAACTTGTGGAACTCCAAGCTTGTAGTCTAGAGTATCCCTACTCTAATTATAACGGAGATTAGTGTGAAAACACTAACCGCGGCTATTATCTCACGACGGAGACTACATAGCATGTTCTTTATTTCTGCGGAACCTAACATGAAAAAACCGACCGAATCGCCCCGTATTCTCGATAGGCTCAAGATCCTTGTTTAATGTCCTAGGAAAGACGATAGGGATACTTCAGATACGCGTGAAGTTACCTAAACATCGCGGAGGACTATTCTTTATAGGACTTCAATAGTCAACTTACCAAACTTTTTAGATTAGTTTTAACTCACTCAGTCTTAAGTATCACTGAGTTACATACCCTTACATAAGTCGAAGGAAAACTACCCATTTTCTATACCGCAGGAGTCAGCAGGTATATAAAGAAATAGTCATAGGACTAAATCCTAACAGAGGCAAAAGTAAAAACAATGACCATGACGAAATACTTCTCAAAGCTAAAAACAAAGTCAATTATATTTATATTTGAAGTATTTCACAAGTTTGTACAATACTAATAATGCTTAGCATACATGTGCTTTACTAGAGCAAGTGTTTGTCTATATTTGTATTATACGCACAATGCGGATAATACACAATATATTATTGTAGGATTTAGTCCTATGTAAAAGACAGAGTATACTGATGAAAATACAGTATAGCATCTATCTACCTATTAGAGAGAACTTAAGAAATCATAAGTATCTTTCAGTTCATTCGGAATTATAATCCGAAGTTTACCAATTTTACTTATTTCCTCGTTTTTCCAGGTTGTAAACTGCTTATTCAAGAGTTCTATCTCGTTTGAATATTGTTTGAATTTAACTGCAGTTTCAGTATCAAGTTTTGCAGTTTCTTCTGCAACACGTTGATCAATAGAACCCTTAATAGCGTTGAGGCTTGCTTCAACAGCACGATGCTGTTTTTGTAACTCAAAGTAGAGTTCTTCAACTTCCTCTTGTTTTACAGATGCAACATGACGATAAACTTTATCATCTTCTACTAACGCAGGATTTGATATTGCATCAAACAGTTTTTCACGTGCTTCATGAATGGCTCCACGAGGATGGATCTGCTTACCAATAATAGCTGCTTCCGCACCAAGAGTGTAATAACGATTACGCTCTTTGATGTCTAACTCTCCTAAGATATCTTCAAAAGAAGGATACTTAGGATTAGTAGGATATTCAGGAAGAGTAATATTTTCCTGCTCGCACCAATCCTTAAAAGAAAGCTCTTTTACAGCACGATGCTCAGCTTCTTTTGCCTTGATTGCCTCTCGCATATATGCAATAAATGCGTTAATTTCAGCAATTTTTCTGATTTCTTCCTTTAAAGAAAGTACTTCTGCGGAATTTAATCCTTGCGAGAGAGTGATGCGGTTGTCTGCACTTAATGTTTCTACAGTCGTAGTAATAAACCGAATATTATCAAGACGGCTATGAGCAGATGCAACATATTCTTTACCTATATTGCAGAGATGATTTGCAGAAGTAGCAGTAATACCATCTGCTGCAAAAAAGA